AACAAGCGGTTCCTCAGGAACAAGCGGAACAAGCGGTTCTTCAGGAACAAGCGGAACAAGCGGTTCATCTGGAACAAGCGGAACAAGCGGTTCATCTGGAACAAGCGGAACAAGCGGTTCTTCAGGAACAAACGGAACGAGCGGTTCATCAGGAACGAGCGGTTCATCTGGAACAAGCGGAACAAGCGGTTCATCTGGAACAAGCGGTTCATCTGGAACAAGCGGAACAAGCGGTTCATCAGGAACAAGCGGTTCATCTGGAACAAGCGGTTCATCTGGAACAAACGGTATTGCATCAAACGGTTACTATGGATCTTTCTATGATCTGACAGACCAGCCGGTTTTGGTAGTAAACACACCACAGGTTGTTGAGATAGCTAACACAACAATCAGTAACGGTATATCACTAAATTCACAAAATAGAATTGTAATCGCTAATGCAGGTGTTTATGATATGCGCGTAACCTTGCAGATCACAAACGCAGATAACGCAGAAGCAGAAGTACAAGCTTGGTTGAGGTTTAATGGCACAGATTATCCAAACAGTGGACATTCTATGACCATTCAACCAAGAAAGAGCAGTGGTCAACCAAACCAAGGCGTACTTACTTTCGGGTTTACCGGCCAATCAGCTGCAGCTAACGACTATATTGAAATTTACTGGCAGAGTGATAACGCTAATACACAATTAGAATACATTGCTGGTTCTGGAATTCCAGACGCAGGTTCAGTCTATGTTAATATCCACAACGTAGCTGAGGTTGTAACTGGTGCGGACGGAACTTCGGGTTCATCTGGTATTAGCGGTACATCTGGTTCTTCAGGAACATCTGGAGCAGGAGGTTCTGGTGGACCAACATACTTAACTTATCATGCGGTTGACTATAATACTCCTCTTTCAACTACTAACATACAAGAGAAGTTTATTCAGATTCCATCTGCATACTTTAATGTTAAAGAATTGACTGGGCTTGAAGTTTCATATGGAGCTTCAGACGGAGGTGCTCCTTTTGATTTTAACGTTTTCTCTGAGGCCAACTACACCGCGACGCTGATACATTCATATCAACACCCGCCTCAACAGCAATATACAACGGCTCTCACTACAGCTGCAAATATTGGAGGTTCGATCCTCTATATAGAATTAGTTGGAGTTGAAGGAGAGCCACCACAAGGTTACACTGTAACTTTGGTATTTGAGGACATAGCTGGTGGATAATTAATAACTAGTAGATAGACTCTAAACATGCCACAGGAGGCCATCAGGCGACTTCTGTGGCATTTTCTTTTGCCCAGAGATATATCATATACCTTTAACGTTTACGTTGCCCAGAACTAAACTTTTGCCGGCGCGGAAAAGCACTAAAAATCATCAGGATAGATAATAAAACAGAATACTAAAGCAGCATGCAAAGAATAGAGAAGTACGTAGACTTTATCAACGAAGCAGAAGAGAAAGAAGTAGAACTGAAATTTAATAATTCAGGCTACACTAAATACCTAACCTTCTTCAAGAAGAACACAGATCTTTTTAAAGCTCACCGCAGCGGTCAGATCAGCTCAGCAGATACAGTCGATCACAGCAAACAGACTAAAAAGTTATCCGATAAAGGCATGAAGGTAGACTTTCCTTATGGTTACTGTTATCCTTGTAGCCAGTTTGTCTTCTATGCACTTGGTGGTTACGACTCAGACTGGGATCTAAAATTGATCAAGAAGATTAACTTCGACTATAAAGGCACTAAAGGCACAACTACTCACTGGTTCGTACAGCACAAGACTAACGGTCGAATCATCGACATTACAAAAGAGCAGTTTGATCAGATTCCTGGCTTTAAGATTGAAGACCTATACCCAGACGCAAGAAGAGCTAATCTAGGCTTTCCATACTACACAACTAAGAATGGTAAGAAAGAGTTTGGCCATACGGTACCTTGTATGCAAGTGCTTAAGCTCTATGATGCTTGGCGTGAAGAGAAAGGTCAGATTGCAGGCCTCGAGAAATACTGGAAGGCTGCAAACTACGCTTCAGAACGCAGAGAGAAGACTAACGAGATGTATCTAGCTGAAGAGTTAGAGCAAATACCACTCAACGAGCAACACTGCTTTATAGTTTAAAAATACAGATTCGGACTATAAAGTATGAAGCAGCTCTCTGTTATAATCACAATACTAGCGATTCTATTTAGCTTAAACAGAGAGCAAGAACAACCAGCACTATCCAGTCCAAACTACACACCAATACAGCTAGAGGCACTGCACGAAGAATACATTAGAGATTCTATTCATCCTAGTCTACCACACAGACAGTGGCAGATCATTATTCAAGAGACACTACTCTGGCCTACAGTCTACGGAGTTACCTATCAGCCAGCAGAGAGAACTATACTGATCTTGATTAACGTTACTACACCACACCCAAGACTGACGATCCAGCATGAGCTGATTCACGCTAAACAAATGGTTAGAGGAGAGCTTGTCCAGCAAGGCCAGCAGTGGTACTGGCACGGCGAACCCATTGACTGGAATTCAGAGTACTCTTCAAGGCCTTGGGAAGTGCAGGCCAGAACTCAGGCCGAACGCTGGCTCAGCCTACATTCCTTACCTTAATCTCACACCAGATGCCCCTATCCGGCGGCGCGCCCACAATAGATAATATAAATAAATTATCCAGCTATGAAATGGTTACTCTATTCACTCTTCTACTTCTGCTCAATCTTCTCGGCCGCGGCGCAACAAGACACAATAAACCCAACAGATACAACAAACAGAACAATACCAATAGAGAAGGAAAGGTATAACGTAGAACTAGCAATCAACGTATCACAATACAACTCATTATCAGTTAGTATAGAAAAGGAATTCCAGTACAATAAATTCTTCTTTGGTCCACGTATAGAAATCTTAAACCCGTTCAAACAACTTACCTATACAGTTAAAGAGAAAGGCAAAGACACTACATACACAACAGACTGGCAAGTAAGAGTTAGATTAGCACAGATAGAATACCAAGCTACTGATAGAATTAGAATAGGTATTGCACCCTTCTGGATGTTAGGCCCAGTACCAAGAAGAGGGTACTATCAAACACCAACCAGTCTCTATGCCACCTTCTGGTTAGATCAGCCCAAGACACTACAGCTTGAATGTTTATTCCAAACTACCAGTCAGGCCCCAGTCCAGCTCTCAGTACGTAAAACCTTATAGGAAGGCTAAGCCCAGATTGTAAGCCCGTAAGGCCTCCAACACACACGCACACGTAAGGGCAATATATAGCGCTCGTTCAAAAGGCTCTATAAGTTAAGAAGGCCCGGTCAAACAAGGGCATGCACACGCACACACCACACACTGCTCCAGGGCCCCTAGCAAACAAAAAAAGGGACCCAGGCCATCACACCCAGGTCCCACGTAATTAAAAGTATGCCGGCGTATTTCACGAGCCCTACCGGCGGGCCATAATCTTTATTCTGATACAGCCTCAACAGCCTCAGCAGTCTCAGCCTCAGAGGGCAGACTACCGAAGAGCTTATCGAATGCGTCTTCTTCAGTCTTGAGCTTCTCACGCTCTTCGAGAATGAGCTGCTCGTTAAGTAGATCACGAGTGTAACGCTGCTCGTCGAAGTGTACGCCGTTCTCGAAACTGAAGTACATCTTCTGGCCAACCTGACCCAGTCTGTTCTTACTGAATTCCATATAGCGTTCGGCACTGTTCTCGCCACCTTTCCAGTCCAGGTGCATCATGGCCGTCGTCATGTGCTTGAGCTTGTTACTTCCCACGAAGGTACCACCTTTAGATAACTGGAGTATGGTGATAAAGGTCGTGTACTTCTTGAGTTTATTCTGACCCTTATTCTGTGCGATCATCAGGTCCAAGAACCACTTCTCAGTCTTACCGCGAGTAAGGCCGCATTCCTCTTTGACCGTGTCGTTAACCTCAGTATAAGAGTCGGTTAAGACTAGGTCCCAGCCTTGTTTTAAGGTCTGTTCGATCACTGCCTGTGGGTTAGCGTCTACATAGTCACTTAAGAAGAGAATAGGCAGTTGGCCCCAGTGTGGGAAACGCTTAAGGTATCTGGCCATGTCTAGTTGGTTCATCTCGGCAGAGATGAAGAGTACCTTCTTGGCCGGATTAGACTGCTGTACCTTGTAGAGCAGTTCAAGTAGCACGGTGGTCTTACCGACGCCCGGTGCACCTGCTGCCATAATATTAGAGCCCGGCATGAAACCACCGTCGTTCGACATAAACTTATCGACCGGCGTACCAGTTGCCATGGGCTTAAAGAGGTCTTCACTGAAACTGAGGTCATCCAGCTTGGTAAGCTTTACCTTAACCGGAGCCTTAGCAGTGTCAACAGACTTATAGAAACCTTCGTAGTCCTTACGGCCACTGAATGTACCCTTGGCCGTTACAGACAAGAGCTTGCCGTCAGCCATATAAGCTTCTATCTTGCTGAACTTAGCATGATCAGGCTTGATCGTAACGGTTTCTGATGAGTTAGTTGAGGTGGCAATGATGTTATCGCCCGCTTGTGATAGTGTGTAAAATCCTTTTGTCATGTGATGTATGCTTTTAATTACAGTGTAAATATAAACAAAATAGTTGAGAGTAAAAAACTTTTTGGCAACTATTTTGCAAATTATTTGATCTTCTCGAAACTAAGGGCTGCCAGGCAAATAGTCAACATAGTGCTCATGAATGCACAAGCCATCTCGTTAAGTGGATCTGCGAAGTGAACTACTTCTTGAGCAGTACCGTTGAAAATAGAAAAGGTAACCAATAGGGCAGTGATGGCGCCGATGAGGTTTAAGATGTTGATGGATGTTTTAACTTTCATGTGTATTAGCTTTTAATTACAGTACTAATATAAACAAAATATTTGACATAGAAAAACTTTTTGGCAATTATTTTGCAAAAAAAAGACTGACCGTGAGGTCAGTCTTTGTATTAGGTTGGTTGGGTTGGTTGGTTGGGTTAGCCTAGTTCAACCAAAGGCCAACTTGTGCCTTCTGATCAATCTCGTTAGTTTTCCATGGGTTAGCAACTTGTGAACCAAGATCCCACTTCTTGCCAAGCATTGAACCAGCATCAACCATTAGTTGCGTAGACTCCTTGTCGCCCATATTAAATGCAAGACGCTCTGGTGCGTGAGTGGCAATGTGTGTTAGACCGTTCGTTAAACTCCAGATAGACTGGTTCGAACGAGCGTTCTTTAGTTGGTCAGAATCGAAGTTATCAATCTCAATACCACCAGTACGGTAAGCTGACATGTTCTCGTTAAGAGGAACCCAGTTATCAGCTGCATCACCTACATAGCGCTTAGCCATGGTATGTGCTCTCTTTAATTCGTACATACTTGCACTAGTCTCGTTAGCTCGTTTAATCAAGCTCTGGAAGCCTTGAGGCTGGAAGCCATTCTTACGTAGTTCCGCCATATGCTGGAAGAACTTCTCCATGCTAGGCTGAGTAAGATCAGCCAACTGGTAAGACTCTGCTGCTAAAGGTGTTGTTAGACCATTAGTACACCACATACGATTTACGTAAGGCATAACTTCAATTCCTTTACCAGGAGAGTTACGTAGTGTAAGACCGGCGTTGAAAACCTCATCATTAAGACCAGCTACTGAGAATTCAGCTTTTGGGTTAAATGCGTTAATGGTTACAAGACCTTTATTGGGATCGACGCCCCAGTTAGAGACTTCGAAGCCGTGTTGATCGATGATCTGATCAGCTAGGCCGATAAAACGTTCGTTTGATACTAGATCAGTTGCGCGCTTAGTAAAACCAACAACCTTCTTAGTAGTAGGAGAGACAATCATAGTGATCTCATTCATCTGACTGGCCATCGCATTCTTCATCTGGTTAATGAACTTGGCTTTAACTTCTGCATCGAAGAGCTTTTCGAACTTCTTAGCAAAGGCTTGTGACATACCTACCATACTGATAAGCTGCTTGAAGGCTTCTTTGGTCATCTCTAGACGGTGACCATTATAAGCTACTGTAGTATCGTTTACAATCTCAAGCTCACGAACCGCAATAGTCTTACGGAGTGCTTGAGCGTTAAGGGTTTCAGCTTTTCGGCTTTGGATTACTGTATTTGATAATGTTTGTACTTGTGGCATAACTTACGATTTATTTAAATATTATATGTGATTTTATTAGACTGTTTCAAGGCTGTGCATGCAAGATAAGAAATCCTCTTCAGTGCCCAACACGGTTGGCTCTTGCCACTGAATCTCGTGGGATATGTATTCGAACTTTTCCGCAATTGTGCTCTGGCGTTCTACCAGCTGAGCGAAGATCTGCTCAACGTTAGGTGCATACATTAGTATGTCTACATCCATCTCAATTGAGAAGGTGTGACCACCTTTTGGCTTCCAGTGTGGAGTGGCTCCGAAACCTTCTGGGCCAACGTTATAATTCTCGTGATACTGTGTGTGGACTAGGACTGTGCTTTTCATATGATGTGTATGTTTTTAATTACAGTGTAAATATAAACAAAAAGATTGACATAGAAAAACTTTTTGGCAACTATTTTGTCTTTTTTTGCCATTTTTTTGACATTTTGGCCACCGGAGGGCCTCAGGGACGTCCGCGGACCATTCTGGACGTCCCAGAGTGGCAGAATCGGACTATGCGCGCATAATTTAGTATGCTAGCTTGGCCTAGAATGCCACTAGTTGGCCACGCGGTTGTCCTAGTGGCCGCCGCACAGTCGCGCGCAGACCAAAAAAAAATAAATGCATAGCAGAGTATACCCTCTGCGCTCCCAAAAAAAGAGGAAGCGAACCCCTGTGGAGCCGCTAAGCTCCGAGGACCATTCTCAGACCCTCAGCTTGCCCAGGATTAGAAGGCTGGTTGCTTAAACTTAGCCTCCCAGTGTTTACAGATAGCAGTGAACTTGTCAACCGCTTCATGGGCTCTAAAGGTTTTTGCTTTTAACAACTCTTTGGTTGCAGTTTCACGAATGTAGACAGTGTCGTTTGCCAATTCGAAGGTGTAGATGCCAATTTGCTTTTTCATGTGTGTTATCTTTTAATTACAGTACTAATATAAACAAAAAAAGTGACACTAGAAAATCTAGTGCCACAAAGTTATTAACAATTTAGCCGATATGGGCATTAAACTCTCGAGCTTCAGCAGCCCAAATGCGTTTGATACTTGCAACCTCTCGGGTTAACCATGCCATGTTCTCGGCAGTTAAGTGACCGTAACGAGCAATTTGACGCTCAGTAAAGTGTTCCACAGATTCGTGGTTATCACAGGCCATGTGGTAAGCGATCTTGTTTAAATACCCGTTCTCGTAGTTTCTTTTTTGATTTGTCATAATGTGTTTAAGTTTTAATTACAGTACAAATATAAACAAAAAGATTGACACTAGAAAACTTTTTGGCAACTTTTTTGCAGATTTGTTGTGAAACACCGATTAAAAAGCCACTATAATATAACGAGGTGTGTAAACATGTCCACGATGCGCCCATAGTAACGCGCGCTCCAGAGCATCAATCTCCACATAGGGTAGTAGCATAGTCAGCTAGTAGGCAAAATAATTGCAAAATAGTTGCCACAGGATTTTCATATGTCAATCTTTTTGTTTATATTAGTACTGTAATTAAAAGTTAATCATTATGAAAGAGATCATCAACGTAACCGGCATCCACACAGTAGACTACTTAAAGGACTATTCAGCCGGCAAATTCAGATTTATCACGAAAACACGTGCTGGCTTCTTCACAGTATCAGATGCATTTGACTTCGATAACCCAAGATACATGGAATTCCCAGAAGGCTTATTAAGAGCATATAAGAAAGGCGCTCTACAGACCGTGGAATTCTGCCCAGAAGGCGGCGACTACTACCTAACCGTTTTCGCGCGTGTCGGCAAGAAGATTAAACTAATCGACAAGGCGATCCTAGCAAGCTTAACAGTAGGCACAATCAACAGCATGTGGTACAACACCGAGCTCTACAGCCAACAGCAGTACAAGGCAGTTAACAGTAAGACCTGGGCAAGCATGGCCTACGTAATGAACGATCCAGAGAGCCAACCAGTGGCCGCCTAAGCAACCGGCGCGCCCAAGGCCAATATAACTAACATCCACACTTAAATAAACGCTTATATGGCAAAAGAGAAGAAGACACTTACAGTAGCTCAGTTAAAAGAGAGAGCCAATCAGCTCTTAGCAGCACCAGTCAACGATAGAATCACTAAAGACTTCAAGGCCGGTATAGCCAGTATGCTTGAATGGAGCCTAATGCAGGCTAACGCCTATAAAGGCTACAGGTATCTAGACAACGAGAACTCGGAATTCGACACCTTAGGCTACTGGGAGCGCCACTACCAGTAAGCCGAATTAGCCTGAGAGTGAAACAAAGGCCCAGGGCTTGCATAGGACCTTGAGCAGCGAGAGAGGAGGAGAAGGGTTAGCCTGGAGACTCTGGGACTCTCAAAGTTTAGGGGATCCTGGGGCGAGTTCGCCGGATTACCCACAGGAAAGAACAGTAGGTAATAATAGGCATGCCTCAAAAAAAGAGTCACCAAAGCGCGCGCATTATGACGGGCCCCGGAAAGGCCACCAGGCCCCGCGAGCAACTTAGAGTACTTAAGAGTATACCCCGGAGAGATTTACACAGAGAGAACATGTCACCCAAGCCCAAAAAATTGGGGCCCCGGGAGAGAGGCCTTCATGCCCCGCGCAGAGAAATTACCAAATAGAGTATTCCAGACTGAGCCCAGAAGGGCCGACTCGAGTTGCCCAGCCTGCAACTCGCAGTAGCCGAGCGCGCACGGGTCCTCAAAGTACTCAGAGTACTCAGTAACTTCAGAGTCCTCAGTATTCTCAGAGTAATCTACACCATCTGCCTTGCAGTAGCCTTAGAATGCTCTGGGGGTCAGAGTCCCACCGTGGAACCCAGAAGGGCCAGTAAAAAAATTGTAGGGGCCTAGAAAGGCGGGCGCGGGCGTTCTGGTTCAGTCAGAGTTCTCTCAGGACTCTCTGTATTACAGAACACCATCTATACTCTTCAGCTTCCTCAAAGGCTTGAAGACAACATTCAATGTCTTCTCTAGAGCCTAAGAGTAACCAGTCAATAAACTCCTTCTCAGTACTGAAGGTCTGAATAAAGTTTGTGGGTTCTATCAGGTTTAAGTATGCACTCTCTAATTCTCTTCTCATCTTAGAGTCTTTTATTAAAAAAGTCCACTATGTTTCTAAGAGGACCGAGACGGATCCAAGTCGGCCCGCGTTGGTACTCTCCATGTACTCAGAGTATTCAGAGGCCAGTTTAGGGCCATGAGTGCCTGTTGCCTTATTGGTATTGGTACAAAAATTTCCGTTTATGGCGCGCAGAATTAAGAGGGATAGATAGAATATAGAAGAGACTTGGTTGTAAAATTTCCAAATAATTTTAAATTCCCCCTAGACCTTTAAGACTTAGAGACAATGTTGAAACAAGACGCGTTTTCTAAATATAACCATAAACTAAGTAAAGATGAGCAAATCTAAAACAAGGGGCAGCAAGAACAGGGAAGCGAAAAGCCTGCTCTGCATGAATTCAAATCCAGACGAGAGCAAGTGGGGCCAATATGCGCCGCCGGGTGGTTGCGACGAGATAGTCCACAATGTAGACGAGAACACAGTTAAAGTCTTGTGCTGGAAATGCACGAGTCGTTCTGCCGGAGGTGTACCGGTACAATCAGCAGATTTAATTAACAAATATAAATGAAAAAAAGAGCTATCAACGCATCACTTCGTAAAGAGAGCCAGACCTTTGGTGGTTGGTTGAAATACGAGGTTGAGATTCAAAATCCAGACGGGACTACAGAAATGATCCCGGCTTATGGTAAAGACCTACAAGACGCTCTGTCAAGAGTGGTTCACGACGAGAAAGTGGTGAAATTAGAGCAGAGAGCAAAACGTATACCTGACGTAGTCTGGGTTGCTTTATGGTTTGGCTATATCTTAGGCTGGACACTCTTAACTTATGAAGTTTCATCAGAAAAGTTTGAAGGCATATTCTTTATTAGTGGTCTTGCACTTGTGAGTGCGGCGACGATTTGTGCCAAAACTTGGTTTAGAAGACGTAACATATCAAAATAACAATGAAGAAGCATAAAGTAAAAGTTTTAGAAGAGGCTGATGAAGTCTCATGGTCAACAACACATGTAGGAGTAATCGAAGTTGACGGCACTCGAGTAGAATACAGATACTTTGAAAGTAACAAGTCTTCAGAGTTCTATGTTTGGAACGAGGAAGCAGAGAGTTGGGATGAATACGCATTCTACGGTGACGAAGAAGATGCAGAAAGCCCAGAAGCAGTTGCATTTAATCTGTGCACAATGAACTCACCGACTGATATGGGAGTTGAAGGTGAAGAATACGAGTACGAAATTGACGAAAGCTTTTTTTAATGGAAACGACAACTAAAAAGTTCGATAACATATCAAAATAACAATGAGAAATATAGCAGCAGCATTAATCTATCTAGGCTTCTTTGGCCTAATCGGATTCGCAGTCTGGATGACTGGCACACTTACGCCTCTTTGGGCATTAATCTTAGCTCCGGCAATTAACACTTCAAGTAAAGATGGAAACGACAACTAAAAAGTTCGACGAATGGCTATAAGAAGTTTTAGAGAGATCGGTGAGGGATTGACCGATAAGGTATGGCGACACAGATATGATAGATTCTATCCACTCTTTCTAGAAAGACTTAGAGGCAAAGAGTTCAACATGCTTGAGATTGGCATAGACCAGATGGGCTCTTTCAAACTCTGGGATGAATACTTTCCGAAAGCTAAAATGTGGGGTGTTGATATTCTACCCAAAGAGTCTACGAACGAGAAGCTAACAATTATCCAGGCAGATCAAAGCATACCAGATGGTATTGATAAGATCAGTCAGCTTAGCCCTAAAGATTGTGAGTTTATTATTGACGACGGTAGTCATGTTGCTGAACACCAGATTAAGACATTCCACAAGCTCTTTCAAGAGAATCTAAAACCAGGTGGAGTCTATATTATAGAAGATATTGAATGTACTTGGTGGCGCGACGATGTTGAGATCTACGGTTTTGAAGTAGGAGCACTCAACATCGTTGAACATTTTAAAGGCCTGGTCAACGGAATTAACCAAGAAATAAATGGAGTTAAAAACACTTTAGGTATTGAGACTATAACATTTGCGTACAATAGCATCATCATTACCAAAAGTAGAGAAGAAGACTTAAACTTATACACTAGAAACTATAAATTTGCTGACAAGCTAAAATAATGGAGAACCAACTGGACAGAGACTACCAATCCTTAATGGCTAAAATTATCAGAAAGGGCACAAAGAAAGAAGATCGAACCGGCACAGGTACTCGATCTCTTTTCGCTACAGAGATCAGACATGACATGAGAACTGGCTTCCCTCTACTCACTACCAAGAAAATGGCATTTAAGACTATGGTAGTTGAATTACTGTGGTTCTTGCAAGGTCGAACTGATCTAAGGTACTTATTAGAGAACGGCTGTCACATTTGGACAGGAGATGCTTATAAAGTCTATGATAAAGATTTTGATGCCGAGTACCCACCGTTTTCAGCACCATACCCTCCTCGACTAACAATGGAAGAGTTTGAGCAGAAGATCATGGAAGATGATGAGTTCAATGAGATGTATGGAGACTTAGGTCCTATCTATGGTAAGCAGTGGAGAGATTTAGAAATTCAAACTTTAATTCCAATGAATCTAAAAGTTGGTGGCGAGGTTCAATATACAAATGGGACAAAAAGAATTGACCAAATCCAAAATCTAATCAACGACCTTAAAACAAACCCAGACAGTAGACGGTTAATGGTCAACGCTTGGAATGTAGGTGAATTAGACCAAATGGTTCTTCCACCTTGCCACTATGGATTCCAAGTCTACACCACAGAAATGTCAGAGGACGAGAGAAGACTAAGATTGTGTGAAGGTCTAGGCAAAGATATTACATTTGCTGATAAGATCTACACTAAAGAGCTGGATGAGTTCAACTTTCCAAAACGTAAGATCTCTCTGATCTGGAACCAACGTTCAGCTGATTATTTCTTAGGCGTACCTTTCAACATTGCAAGTTACGGACTCTTGTTAACTATCTTTGGTAAAATGACCAATATGATTCCAGACCAACTGATCGGTCGTTTAGGAGATACTCATCTCTACTCTAATCATATGGATGCTGCGAGCAAGCAGATCCCAAGAGAGCCTTTTGATTTACCGAGTATTGTTATTAGCAAAGATGTAGACTATTGGAGACAAGATTTAGACTCAATTGTAAATGGTCTGACTAAAGATGATTTTCATTTAATAAATTATGAGTCACATGATAGAATTAAAGCACCATTAAGCAATTAAGATTATGAGAGTAATATATTATGTTATTAGAAGAGTAAGAGCCTTATTTGTAAAGGAGCCTAGCGGAAGGTTAACTTGGACTGTTCAAGACTTTGAACTTGCTAGAAGATGGGCACTTAGTCAACCAGATCCGAAAGATGAAATGAGTTCTCTTTGGGCAAGAATTTATTCACCTCGAAAGGATAGCGTAGACATCCTTGATGAGATTAACACAACAGTAGGATGCAAGTAGAACTAATAGAAATAGAACCACACGTAAAGGAGATTGTAGTCAACAACAAATCAATTGGTGAATTGATCAGAGACGTTGATGGTTACTTTTACTACTGGCCTAACCCGAGTTTAAAGGGTAGCTGGAACTCAAATGCACTAAAACTTATTGCTGACAAATTAGATGAAATAAATAAGGAGTATGAAGCTATTTAAACACCCAATTAGAGAAACGATTAAGAACTATGTTCTACGTTGGAATGCATTTAAGACATATCTAACTAAACCAGAAGGTGATCGAGGTATGATTAGACCAGCTGGCTATGAGAAAGTATTCTACGATGACTTTTCTGATAAGATAGACAAGAATAAATGGAGGTTAAGTCAGCCTTGGGGTAATTTCCACTCAAAATATTTACACCAACATTATGATACCGAAGGTAAAGAGACTTACGTTTCTCGAGATAACAAGTTAGTTCTTGAGATGAGCCATCGAGGATTAGATGTTGTTAAAGCAGATCTGCCAGATTGGAGAAAGAACGATGAGATGCCAGATCAATTTACTATCCCTTACGCAGTTGGGTTAGTAACTACTAAAGAGAGCTGGCAATACGGTTGGTTTGAGGCTGAGATTATGTTACCGAAAGCTGTTTCACTTTGGCCAGCATTCTGGTTAACTGGTGAACACACTTGGCCGCCTGAAATCGACATATTTGAAGCTTACAGTAAAAATGGCTCAGACTATAGAGACCGATTCTTGTTTATAAATAGACCTTTTGTTAAGATTCAACCCAATCTACATTACGGTGTAGTTGAAGAGGGAACAAAAGCAATGTACGGAGCTTATGATGTGCCAGTTTGGAATGCTACGAGTAGATTTGTACATTATGCATGCTGGTGGGAGAAAGACTTTATCAGAATATATTATGATGGTAACATGGTATTTGAATGTACTGACCCAGAAGTCTTAAAATGGTATAACGGCGAGAAGCGAGAACAATTCATCATCATAAATAACGGCGTTCACAATACTGGAATTAAGCCAAACGAGAATGTAATGTTAGTACGTAATGTTACAGTCTACCAGAAGACATAATATGTTATTACAATATTATAGTGATCTTTTAATGTTACCTTAATGTAAACAAATTATTATCTTAATGTATAAATATATGGTAAGTACAAGCTTGCCGTAAATCAAAAACATTAAGATATGAAAAAGTTATTACTATTATTCGGCTTAGTGTTGGCGTTTAACTTTAGTTCTTTTGCACAGAATGAATTAACATTTGAAAATCCAACACTAAAGGTAGAAAACAAAGTCTACCACCTGGAAGGATTTGATTCATTTGATAGACCTATCCTAAAATACGAAGAGTTTAGAGAGGATGGTGTTCTACACCAGAATGGCACATATGTAGATGGTAAACCAGACGGAATGTGGTATATGTATGATGCTGAAGGCAATGTATGTTTAAAGATGCTCTTTTCAAATGGTTCTAAAGTTGAACTTACACAATTCACTACTGGCGGAATGGTTATTATATGTTATGTAGATAACCGCCCGTACCGACACACACAAATTGCATATCTAGACTAAGTTTTAATAAACAAAAGTGAAAGGTCCTAATATAACATTAGGACCTTTTTAATTTTAAAGACAATGGAACTAACGATTAAGAGACTTAACCTTGAGCATGTAACCTGGAGCCTGGACAACGGCAACAGCAGAAACACAGATGACCTGAGATTCGGTCAGTTTATTCATAACAAATATAACGTTGAATGCGTTGACGTATTCTACGTTGAGAGTGCGCAAGATGCTTACGAACAATTACTCACCAACTTAACTATAAACGATGAAGGAGCATAATAAGACAGATGATGCCTGGCAAATCTTAAGGATCCAAGGTGAGTTCACTAAAGGCTTCGACATTTTTAATGAACTGGGACCATGTATCTCGGTCTTCGGTAGCGCAAGAACTAAGACTGGAACCAAGTGGTATGAAGAGGCCAAAGAATTCGGTAAGCTGATCGCATGTGAAGGTTTCGGTGTAATTACCGGTGGAGGACCTGGTATTATGCAAGCTGCCAACCATGGAGCTAAAGAAGTTGCAGGTCATTCAATCGGGATCGGTATTGAGTTACCATTCGAAGCTGGCATGAACAAGTATGTAACAACGGGCATCGAGTGTCGTTACTTCTTTACTAGAAAGGTAATGTTCTTAAAGTACTCTCAAGGCTTTGTTGTATTCCCAGGTGGATTAGGCACTCTTGACGAACTCTTCGAAGCTTTAACCCTAGCTCAGACCGGCCATACTCCTAAGTTTCCGATTATCTTAGTCGGTAAAGATTATTGGAGCGGCCTTGTTGACTGGCTACAAGAGACAATTGCAGCACAAGGCAGAATGAGCCAATCCGACTTTGATCTATTTAGAATTGTAGATACTGCAGAAGAGGCTAGAGACAAGATCATGGAATACCATAACAAATACAGAAACGAAGAAGATCAATCTAATTTTTAAGATGAAGAAAAACAAACAATTCTTATACGACTATCTAAATGCTTTTGCGCCGGTTGCGCAAGAGACTGAAGGCCAACAGATCTGGACAGACTATATTAAGCCTTACGTTAACTTCTTAAAGCAAGATGCTTATGGCACTTCATACGGTATATTAACACATAAGGCTAAGTCTGGAGACCCTATCAAGACACATACTCATAAGGTGGTTATTGAAGCTCACTGTGATGAGATTGCGTGGATTATTACACACATTGAAGACAGTGGTATGATTCGAGTTAAACGCCACGGTGGCAGTGATAATATGATTGCACCTTCGAAGACTGTAATGATTCACACACATAATGGAACAAAAGTCAGAGGTCTTTTCGGCTGGCCGGCAATTCACACTAGAGATTCATATACTGAAATGGGCTACGACCAACACGAACTCTGGGTAGACACTGGTCTTAAAGATAAAAAGGCAGTTACGAAAGCTGGCGTTGAAGTTGGTAACCTCATCACGTTTGATACGCAATTAGAAGAGATTGGAGACTACTACGTGGGCAGATCATTAGACAATAAGATTGGTGGTTATATCATCGCAGAAGTGCTTAGAACAATCGTAGACGAAGGTATTAATCTACCTTATGATCTTTATGTCGTTAACTCAGTACAAGAAGAGGTTGGCCTCTACGGCGCTAAGAAGATTGCTAAAGAGTTACAGGCAGATCTAGCACTAGTACATGATGTTTGCCACAATACGAACACACCGAAGATTGAAAAGGCTAAAGATGGTGATAATAAAGGTGGTGAAGGACCTTGTCTAGAATATACAGCTCAGAATCACAGAGAGATTAACCATATGTTAAGAGAGGTAGCGTTAGATAATAAGATACCGATACAATTAACAGTTGGCTCGTATGGTAACGACACAATGGCCTTTTTTATGGAGAATACACCAACTGCAATCTTAGCAACTCCACTTAAGTATATGCACACCACTGTGGAAATGGCACACAAGAAAGACGTTAAGAACTGTATTAAGCTCTTTGTTGAATTCTTAAAGAGACTTACGCCTGAAAAGATAAATGAAATAAATAAAGTGTAAGCAGCTTACAATGATAGACAAAATTTACGTAATACATCTAGAACCAAACAACCATGTTGATGACGTCTTAGGTAGACTTAATCGACTAGGCGTACCAGAAGGCACACAGTACGAGATTGTACAAGCATATGATGGTAGGTATGGAGATCTACCTGAAGGCTACAGCACATACTCAGATTGGGCTATAGAAGACTCTGATAATAAATGGTATAATAGACCTGTAAAACCAGGTGAGGCTGGTTGTATGATTAGTCATATTATGGTCTGGGAAAAGATGATTGAAGACGGAGTTGAGACTGCGTTAGTCTTAGAAGAAGACTTCAATGCTTCAGGTTCTCTGTCAAACTTAGATCTTTCTGGTCTACCAGAATGGGAGTTCATGCCACTTGGCCGTAATGTATTTCACAAAGATGAAGAAGTTGTCCTTGATAACTTTGTAAAACCAAAAGAATACTACAACTCACATGCGTATCTGATCAAACTAAGTGCCGCTAAGAAATTAGTCAACGACAAGATCAAAGCTAATATAATACCATCTGACGAATATCTGATGGCGATGCAGATGAAGCATCCGCGTAAAGACGTTGCAAAAATGTTTAAACCTAAATTAAAGAGTTTTGCTACGAAAGATAATTATGTTGTTCAGAATAGACCGGCATCAGAATCTACAACAGAGCAAGTTCTGGATTATTTTGAAATCTTGGACGCTAGAGATTGGGCAGCTTGGACCAACAAGTATATTAATCCAATTATTGCGCATAGAGAATGGGATCTGATCTTAGATGATTTAGGAGACAACATCTACGAGTTTCCGCTCTTCACCGAGAAGTTCTGTACTGAAGTAATTGCATTGGCAGAGGCTAAGAATAACTGGACTGAGAATCGACATGAGTTCTATCCGACAAATGATGTCTTATTACAAGACATTGGTATGGGTAAGATCTACGATCAAGTTCTAAAAGATTTTGTCTATCCACTCTGCGTTCACATTTGGGATCTACATGGTGATGACTGGCTAAACATGGAAGCTGAAAGCTTCTTAGCAAGGTATACGCCAGATAGACAAGCACACCTTTCACTGCACCATGACTTTAGTCATGTAACTGTAGTTGTCAAACTAAATGACGAGTTTGATGGCGGTGGTACATGGTTCCCGAAATACAATAAACTATCTAATCCAGATCGAGTTGGTACGGCAACTCTGCATCCAGGTATGGTGACTCACCTGCACGGAGCAAGGCCAATTTATAATGGCCGCCGTTACATTACAGTTTCATTCATGAGAAAACCATAATATATGAATTTAGAAAGAGTACAAGACGAATTGGGCAAGAACGCTAGCCCGATACTACCGGAATGGGTAAAGAATTACTTAATCGACATTGATGGTACAATTACAGAAGATGTACCGAACGAAGAACCTGCGAGAATGGCAACATGCTTGCCTTATCCAGACGCAAGAGAGACCTTAAACAAATGGTATGATGAAGGTCATATCATTACCTTCTTTACCAGCAGAACTGAAGAACATAGAGTGGTAACTGAGGCTTGGTTAGAAAAACACGGCTTTAAGTACCATGGTCTACTAATGAATAAGCCAAGAGGCGGTAACTATCACTGGATTGACAACCATATTGTCAGAGGTACTCGCTACGTTGGTGTTTGGGACGATCTAGTAGAAGAAGAACGCAAAATCGAAGTCTTTCCTTCGTAGATATATAGTCTATGAAGAAGGTAAGTACTTATAACGATTTTATTGTAGAGGCAGTACAGGATGAGCTAAAGCAGATCACTTGTGCAGTCGCGCAATCTAATCATGACCATAGATATATCAATCTAGAAGGTTATCACGTGAAAGAGTACTTTAAGATCTTTACGAAAGATGACGATCCGAAATCGGTTTCAGGTCCAGTCTTGAACTACTGTAACATCCACACCGAAAGGCTAACGAAAACAGGCTACGACGAGAAGCTGATCTACAATAAGTATGACGCTAAGATGGGAGTAGCTTCTAAGAAGGAGTGGCACGAGTTACACGAGGATTCAGACTATGTACCGAAGACTGTTTCAGATCCGAAAGATCTAGATCAACTTAAGTTTCCGATCATTGCAAAGCCCGACAACAGATATTCTGGACTGGGCATTGTCAAGTTCGATAAACTTGAGGATTGTGAAGGGGCTGACCTAACTAAGTTTACAGTCTTTAACGAGAAGATCGATATTAAAGAAGAGCATAGAATCTTTGTTTGGCGTGGAGAACCTATCATGTGGGTGCAGAGAGTGGCTGCAAACGATGATACTAAGAACATGACTAAAGCAGCTGACGACAAGTTAAAGTTCAACTATGTCTTAAAGCAGAAGTCGGTACCTGAGAGCTGGCTTAGTGTTTTTAAAGAGTTCTATGACAAACACACCGATCTTGATATTTACACCATGGATGTGATGGTAGATCAAGATGATAAACCTTGGATCGTTGAAATGTCTAGCGAACCAGGAGTTCCATTTGGTGTAATGGGCTTGTATTACAAGAAGCTGTACGAAGACTACTACGGTAAGCCACTGAGTAAAGAAGCTGAGGCTAAAGTAGACGAGTATATAGATTTAGACATTAAAGAAACAATAAAATCAGACCCAAAGAGGTTTTCAATCGAAGAATAAGATGGCAGAAGCTAACATGAACTGTATAATCATAAACGTGTGGGTACACCACATGCAAATTGACGAAATGTTCGACTTCTTGAATGAGAGAATAGACGAGGCTCCGCCGTATTGGCTAAATGAGCAGAACTTGCCATACTCTATTTCCGGAGGCTATGTGTTAGTTTCACTACCATATGAATCTTATACACATCTAAGATCATATCGCGATTGGGAAGGTTGGGCATAAAACTAACATTATGAATAAAGAGAAGAAAAACTACCTATTAAACCATAAAGGTAAACGCTACAAAGCAAACACATTAATCGGCATCATCTGGCGCTGGTTAAGAAACAAGAATGATTAATCTCATATAATAAACGTCTAGTTCACACTAGGCGTTTTTTATTTAAAGGGATTTACATGTATACGTTAGACGAACTTAAGAAAATGGTCTTCATCGATATTGAGACCACCACACAGACCGAAACATTTCAAGAGCTTGCTGATCAGAATCCAAGGCTCGAAGACTATTGGAAAGAGAAGACTACTTACTTAAAAGAGCAAAACAGAACAGAGCTTGCTGAGATTAAGGACTATCACGAAATGTGGCCACGCATGGCAGGCCTCTTTCCAGAATGGGGTAAGATCGTCTGTATCTCAATTGGTCAGATTAAGTTTGACGAGACTGGCATGCCAACCTCTTTTAGTGCCAAATCATTCTACGGCGACGACGAGGCTCAGATCATGAAAGACTTTATGAAGACTGCTGGAGCTATTATGCAAAAATACCCAGATATGAAATGGGTTGGCCACAACGTAAAAGGCTTCGATCTACCTTATATCATTAAGAGAGCTTTAGTACACCGAGTACCGGTCATTCGTAGTTTTCATCTACATAAACAAAAACCATGGGAGAACTGCTTAATCGACACGCAAGAAGTTTGGAAGTTCGGTAATTGGTCTGGTTCGGCTCGCTTAGGCTTGATTGCAGAAGTACTTGATATTCCAACACCAAAAGATGATATGGCAGGCTATCAAGTTAACCAGTCTTACTGGGAAGGTGGTAACAATGAACGTATTAAAGACTACTGTGAGAAGGATATTGAAGCGACTGCAAATCTAATGCTACGTTTTGCTGGCATGGGGATTGTAGATGGCGCTCCTTTCTAACAAAGTGAAGTTAATCATATACATTGTTATAAAACGTTTTAAAATAAAAATATGAAAAATAAAATTGAAAAAATAAATACAAACATAAATAGTGTTATGTTTAAAGGGAATTATCATTTCTTGAATAATGACGACTTTAATAAATTATGTGAGAGGTTACTACATAAAAACTCTGATACTAACATTATAAAAATTGGATTAGATGTTTATATTAAATTTAATGGGGATTTGAGTGACTTAGGGAATGATATTGGTTTAAATATTGGTGAGTACATAGATGATGATAAATTGGGTTATGAAAAAGATGATTTAATTTCTGGTATTCATCATGGTATATCAATTATTGATGGAACACATGGGTAAATGTTTTATAACTGCAAAAAAGTTCATAAAAGTTTTCTAGTGTCAATCTTTTTGTTTATATTTGTACTGTAACTAAAGAGCAATATGACAAAACAAGAAGTAGTAACATTTATGCGAGACAACATTGAAGATGTCTCAGAGATATTAGAAAGCCGTGGTCTTGATGCTAATCTAAGTCGCGGTGAGAACAACCTTTACACTTACATCAATGGCGTTAAAGTTGAATGGCAGATTGGTGACGCAACAATGCGGCTCGGCTACAGCAATTCAACCGAAGATATTCAACATCTTGGTGCCTATGTTGCAGAATTATTCGAAGCTGATGCTGTAAACGTTCTAAAAAACTGGGTGGATATTAAGCCACCAACAGTTGATGCTTTCTTGTCACTTGTTGACTGGATGTTAGATATGGAGATTGAACTTGAAAAGCCGGCTAAAGGTAGAGGCTCAAGCTCAAATCAAAATGGAGTCATCTTCGAAGGCAGTAACTTTAGTAATGCACATGAAAGGATGACCACAGTCGGCCCGAGGTTCATGAACATAGTTTGTAAAGCAACTGACATGAAGTTAGAACAGATGGACGCTGAATGGCCGATAGAGGACGCTGGGCGAATAGACGGTGTAGAGATCGACGAGAATGGTAAACCAATCTCAATCTACGAGTGTCAGAGTGGAATTCAGAATGGAAACTTCTTAGACGACGAGCACCTTTCAAAGTCACTACTGAGATACCCGTTCGACACCGAGATTATACCAACTCTTAAGAAGATTGTAATCTTAGCCGGTGGTTATACTCCGGAGCACTTGAATATCATTAAGCACCAAGCTAAAATGTTTAATCAACGACAGAACCCAATTGAAGTAATCTTACTAAAGACTATTCGAAATGGAGATAAGATTGGCGTTGAGCCAGTTGACTTTTCTGCAAAATAATTGCCAAAAAGTTTTCCAGTGTCAGATTTTTTGTTTATATTTGTACTGTAATTAAAACTTAAACAAAGATGAACAAAGTATCGACATACGTCTACAAGAATGTACTTGGTGACTGCACCAACATGGGTCTTACCAGCAAACATGACAGGCTTGACCTTTATTACGATCAACTTGACAATGAGGTTATCGACAAACTAGCAGAAGATTCACTTATCTTAATTGAGCGAGTGCTTTGGGGCAAGAAACATTTACACGCAGTTCCGGTTGAGATCTATAAGAGAGGTCAACATTCAATGGCCGGCGGAAACTTTATATACACGTCAGATAGCCGTTTCCCATCAGATTCACCAATCAGCGTTCATGACAGAGTAGAAAATTAATAAACACTTAAATATATTATGGCAAATTTAGAAAAGAACAAGTACTATTTCCAAGGAGTACGTTTCGTACCTGGTTACAATGACTTCGACTTCGACGACTGTACTGTTGAAGCCACTGATGAAAAAGAAGCATGGGAATTGCTTGACAAGTACACTAAGATGTTTACTTGGAAGTCTGTAGGCCTAACACATATCAACGGCGTTAAAGTAGAGAGGGAAGCTGTATAAATGACAGGTTGTCACTGCTGCGCATAAAAATATGACAAAAGTGGTGACTTTTTAGTTTGGTATACTATTTGAACATATAGTGTTGTATGGGCGTTAACGCCCACTTAACTTTAACAAAATAAAACTTAAGTACAATGAGAAGAACAATTTTTGAAGACCTACTATGGAACGGATTCGAAGTCCTAGACAACTTCAACTTAAACTATGGTTCACCAAAGGTGACTAAGAAAGACTCTAACTTGCTGGTTGAGCTGGCTCTACCAGGCTACACGAAAGAAGATGTCTCGGTAGAAGTCGAAGGCCGCACGCTAACGATCGCAGCCGAAATTGCAAAAGAAGACACAACTTACTTTAAGACGTCTTTCAAGAAAGTCTACGAGCTACCGGATGAAGTTGACGCTGAGCAGATCGATGCTAAACTCGAGAACGGGCTTCTAGAACTCACAATGGGCAAATCAGAGAAAGTGACTAAGGTCAACATTCTCTAAAAAACTTTGATGCTGGGTCAAAAAAGTTGGCCCAGCATTTTTTTATGTCAATCTTTTTTATTATATTTACACTGCAATTAAAGATAAGACTAAGATTATGTTTAAAGTAAACGATTGGGTAATACCACAGGGCACAAAATCGATCGTTCAGATCGAGGCTATTGAAGCATATGATGATGTAACAGTAGCTTACACTTCGGACCGCTCAGCATATCCGATAAATAATCTAGAGGACATCCACGCAGTTTATCAACGAGAATTTAAAACAGAGCAATAATATGGAAGACGATTTTAACTTTGAAGATTTTATGGAAGAGAGCAACGGTGCTTTCGAAGCCAAACTAGAGGAATACCGAGAACGCATGATGCTCGAGGCTATTGAACAGAACTACAAACAGCTTGAGAAGAATGGTCTTGGTGAATGGCATCTACGTAATATGGAGAACGATGAGCTTGTCTCACTACAACAGACTCTCGATATTATGCTTAAGCACTTTGAAGAGGACGAAGACTTTGAAAAATGTATTGTCATTAAAAAAGAGTTAGACAAAGTAACAGACACAGTCAAGCTAGATATATAAACTGCGTATCACTTATATTTCACCGCAGTGGTGCGGGCCCCGGAAAGCCAGCTTTAGAGCTGGCTTTTTTCTTTGATATATAAAATAAAACTTACTAATCATGGCTTGTAAAAATTGTGAATGCGAAAACTGTACTTGTAACGAATCTTGTACTACAAATGGATGCCACTGTCAGTGTGATTGTGACTCTTGTAAAAACGGTTGCTGCTACGGATCATGAAATACATAAAACTATTTGAACAATTCGTTAATGAAGAGAACTATCAAAGTCCTTACATTAAAAATGAAAAAGTAACCGGTAAAGTATATCATGTTGCTGGAGAACCTATCAAGGCTCTTAATACCAGACCGATGTGGTTTGCCTTAGAGAAGGAACATTCAGACGATGGATGGTATGTTAATATGATAGAAAACGGAGGAGCCAATCAATATTCTGCGAAGATTATCGGAAAGATTTGTGATGTCTTTGAAGATAGAATCCAAAAACTATTTCAAGATAATGGATTAGATGCAGACGAGTGGGTGAATGAAATTGTTGGTAATCCATCTGCTGAAATTGTAATGGGACTAGACGGAACCAAGCTATTAATTAAAAACGGATTTGCCGGAGCTATCTATTCCGATTACGACCCTCGAGACTTTCAAGAAGATCTTGATGCTCTTATTATCTTTAATGCTAAGAAGAGTGTAAAATCATGGAAGCTTGAAAAATCACAATAACTATGAAACATATAAAACTATTTGAAGAATTTATTAATGAGGAAGTAATTTCAGGAGGAATATCTGGGAATATGTCATTAGAGGATATTGCTAAAAAACATGAAGTAGATCTAGACGAACTAGATACTGAGTATGAAAAAGGAATCTCAGTTGAGATGGAACATACTAATGATAAAAAAGTAGCGATGGAAATAGCAAGAGATCACCTTTTTGAGGATCCTAAATATTATACAAAACTCGCAACTATAGAAAACGATTAAAGATATGAAATACATAAAACTCTTTGAACAATTTGTTGCCGAAAAAATTAAAGCATCTGAAGCCTACGATACAATGGAAGGCGTTCAGACTGTGATTGACGGTAAAAGAGAACTTGCATTTATTTCAACAATGGATGCTCCGATTTATCGACCTAATAACGAGAGTGAACTAGAGGCAATGCAACATGGTCTAGATAATGGACTTAAAGCAATTGAAGTTAAAGGTAAACCTGATGGTAGGGCTTGGGTAATGTACAAGAACAACAAGAAGGCTGCTCAGAAACTTGCAGACTATGCAGAGAAGAAGGGTGGGTATTTAAGTGATGATACGCCAGAAGAGGCAAGATACGTTGGTGATCTGCTTGGCTACGACAAGAAGGACATCAATGCATTTATCAAGAGAGTCTATAAAGTAGATGAAACCGAAGCCAGAGCAGACCTTAAAGATGAAGACGATAGACTGATGAAGATCAGACATTTCCAAGGCTCAATCCAAGACCTTGACGACTGGCTTAGAAGCAGGATCGGTGAAACAAATCCACATAAGGATGTTATAATGATAAATGGGCCACAACAAGGCCAGAAAGATAAGTCATTACCATACCAAGACTTTCAAAACGGAGACTCAGATCTAATAAAGAATAGACATGGAAGAAAAGACAGCTAAAGATATAGCAGCTCAACTTAAACGCATTGCAGATGCTCTTGATAAACAAAATGTAATTGAAGAGAAGAAGCTTAAGCGTGACGAGAAAGTTAGTAAGCTACAGGAAAAGAAACTACGCAGCGATCTTCGTGAAGACATGCCGATTAACGAAGACAAGGTAATAAAAGTTAGACCAAACTTTAAAAGCCAGTGAGCTACTACGATACATTAGGTGTTAGCGAGAATGCAACACAGGATGAAATCAAGAAGGCTTATCGTAAACTAAGCAAGGAATATCACCCGGATATTAGTGGTGGCGATGATGTAAAATTTAAAGAGATCGCCGAAGCATACGGAGCTATTGGTGACGAAAATAAGCGAGCAAATTATGATAATCAACGAAGGCAACAAGACTTCTTTGCGCGGCATAACCAACAGGATCGTTACAGCATGTCCGACATGTTCGATCAGGTCTTTGGCAATGCGTTCAACAACCAACAGAGAAGACAAAAAGGACAAGACATTAGAGTCCAGATCCATGTTTCATTTGATGAAGCATTTCATGGCACAACTAAAACTTTTGACGTTAACGGGCAGAGCATCCGAATGACGTTTAAACCTGGTCTAAAAACAGGCCAGCGTTTCAGAATAGCCGGCAAAGGCTATCCACATCAACTTAACACAAGCCTACCGAACGGAGACCTTGTAGTCGAGATCCATGTTATCTCAGACAGTAGGTTTATTATGCAAGGCAACGACATCTGGCTAGAGAAAACCCTACCATGGTATGATATTATGTTAGGCTGTTCAATTCCACTAGAAACACCAGAAGGCTTGATCAGCCTAAAGATACCAAGAGGTACTTACCCAGAAAAGACATTAAGACTTAAAGAGAAAGGCTACCCAGTTTACGGCACAGAACAAAGGGGATCTCTCTTAGTAAAAATACATGCTTCTTACCCAGAATTAAACGAAGAGCAGTTAGAATATATAGAAAAGATAAAACAAAACAATGGATGATTCAGAAATGTTTATGAACTTTTACGATCCACATCGTGGCTCACCATTCTACGGAATGATGGCCAGTCTAATCTTTACACATAGAGATCAGTTCTATCAAGCACTTTATGAAGCCATTTCAAAACATCCAAGTTACGTTGTTCTTTCAGATCTAGAATCAGAGAAAAAGTTAAAAGTCTTAGATGGTATGATTCAATACTACGAGGCTAAAGAGTCCTACGAAAAATGTGCCACACTGTTAAACATTAAAAAAGAAATCGAAGAATATGTTGAAAATTGAAGTCGGTAAAGGTGGCATTGAAAAAGCCCTTAAGCTATATAAATCTAAAGTAATACGTACAAGACAGCTCAAAGAACTACGCGAGCGCCAACAACATGTTAAGCCATCTGCTAAGAAGAGAAAGCAGAAAATGAAGGCTAAGTATGTAGAAAGCAAGTTTAGATCGAATCAAGACTAAACTTATACCATAAAGATATACTACTATTTTTAATCTTAATTTCTAGTTAGGATGTATGCCAGCAAAAATATATATGATGTGCGGTACAATAAACGTACTCGCAGATCATATATGAAAAAAGAAGGCAATACGATAATGAGCGGATTTATTTCAAACTCGGACAAGGATAGTCTGATGAGAGCATCTTATTACCAACTCACACGTAACTTTACTAAGACGGTGAACCGCTTCATAGTATTCAAGGACGATGATAGGTTAATAGAGATACCTCATGGCATAAGTCAGAGGTCTAAATTTATAGATCTAATGGTTAGATACTTCGAGGAGATCGAAGAGTATGAAAAATGTGAACGACTAATGAAGCTAAAGGAGCTAGTCATAATGGCTGGGGATTAAACACAATAAATTGAATGACAAAACGAACCAACACAGGAGATAATAACGAACTGCTAAAGAGAGTACAATTAAGGCAGTCACAACAAAAATATTTAAACCAAATTGAAAACAATGAAATAACATTTTGCTACGGGCCAGCCGGAACTTCGAAAACGTTTACGGCTTGTTTCGCAGCACTTAAACTCTTAAAGGAGAAGAAGATCAAACAGATCATCTTATGTAAGCCAATCCAGGAAGCTGGTGAGAAGTTGGGCTTTCTACCAGGTGGTAAAGATGAGAAGGTAGATCCTTACATGAAATCTTACAAGTCTAACATCGAGAAGATTATTGGACATGAAGAGACTAAGATCTTATTCGACAAGAATATTATTAAGTTTGAACCTTTAGCATATATGCGAGGCGATACGTTTGACGACTCACTTATGATTCTCGACGAAGCCCAGAACGCAACCTTTAAGCAGCTAATGTTATTTGTAACTCGAATGGGAAGAGACTCAAAGGTTATTGTAACCGGAGACGTAAGTCAACATGACATTGCAGCATCTAGAGTTTCATTACCTAATTTCATCGAGTTAATCGGAAATGTAAAAGGTGTCGGCACTCACATCTTCAACGATAGAGATATAGTGAGAGCTAAGATTTTACAAGACATCGTGAAAAGGTATGACCAATGGAGACACAAGAACGAAAAATAACAATCGAAGACGCGGGCTATAATGATCTAGACAGAATCTGCCAGATCTATAGCTCCGCATTCGGCTTTACAGAACCAGCACCAGTTCAATGGTGGAAAATAATAAGTGACAATAGCATTACATATCGCGTCATTAAAGTTGACGGCGAAATTGCTGGAGTTGCTTCTCTAATTACAGTCAATAAAATTATCAGATCAGGTAATAGAATTGCCCTGATCGAAGACGTTGCTGTAGCTGAAGAATACCGAGGCTTAGGCTTAGGTAAAATGCTGATTGAAGATCTACTTAAACTTTCAGTAGAGAAGAATTGTTACAAGACAATCCTAAACTGTTCAGACGAGAACGTAGAGTTCTACGAAAAGTGTGGTATGTACAGAGCTGAGAACCAGATGCGATGGGATCGACCTAAGAAAGAGTCCTAAACAATTCTAGAGCTTCACATATAACTCTAAATAAGTTTATAAATGAAGCAGATCCTACTAAAATCAAGCCATATGAACGACCTCGACATAACAGAGGTTGGCCTCGACGAGGCTGGCAGAGGCGCACTTGCAGGCCCAGTTACCGTTGCTGCGTGTATTATGCCACATGGTTTTCAACATGAGTTGATTAAAGACTCAAAGTTACTTTCTGAAGGACAGAAGGTAGAAGCTCGTAGGCTAGTTCTGGACAACGCACTTGCATATTCAATAGTTCATATTCCAGTAGAGGAAATCGAGTCCACAAACATACTGAAAGCGACTCTGAACGGTATGAAGCAATGCCTTGATAAAATAGCCGAAGAAAACGAGTTCCAGTTCATTCTGGTTGATGGGGATCAGTTCCATGGGTACAATGGTATACCTTTCGGAACCATCGTTGGCGGAGACAACATATACGTTAGTATTGCAGCAGCTTCGATTCTAGCAAAGACCGAACGTGATAATTACATGCGAGATTTGAGCCAGATGGAGGAGTATGCAGCATTTGGCTGGGGTAGTAATAAAGGCTACGGTACCAAACAACACAGAGACGCAATCGTTAACGAGGGCGCTACACCAATGCACAGACATTCATTCATCAGTCACATGTTGACTAAAACAACTAATCTGTTTTGAATCTGCTCTTAGGCTTCCTGCTCTTCTTCTTAGGCCAGGGCTTGATTTGGGTACAGACGAATGGTCAATTTGTATGGCCATGGTTTAAGAAGAACCCATGGCTAGTTTCTTTTGCTTTTGGTGGTATTATCAGTTACATCTTAATTCAGGCAACCCGACTAGTAGTTGAACATTTCGATGGAATGCTTTGGCCTGGCCGTTTTATTGGCTTTGCCAGTGGAATCCTGATCTTTACAGTAATGACATATATTTTCATGGGTGAAGGTATAACTGCAAAAACAGGAGTTTCTCTCGCACTATCGGTTGGCCTAATCGCTATTCAATTATTTTGGAAATGAAACTAAAAGACTTAGACAAGATAGAATTTAAGAAGCCACCAACAGTCGCAGTTTACCGTAAGACTAAAACAGGCAAAAAACACTACATGTTAGTCACTCTTAAAAGTGTTGACATTGTGAATAATGCTCGAGCTCAGAAGCCCCTGATCGATCACAAATATGAGATTATAGATCTAGGTGTTGGTGAAGGTTTCATTGGGCGCTGGATGGACAAACATAAGATTAAGACATTTGACTTTGTTGAGTAAATCTGCAAAATAATTGCAAAAAAGTTTTCTAGTGTCAATCTTTTTTATTATATTAGTACTGTAATTAAAAACATACATAAATGAACAAACTATTAGAAATTATCGGACTCTTCTTTATCGGGTTAACTGCTATCTCTTTAATAGCATTGCTAATGGCATTTCCAACCATGTGGTTGTGGAATACATGTCTAGAACCTGCAGTCGATGGAGTCAACTCAATCGGCTTCTGGCAAGCACTTGGATTGAACTTCTTATTCTCAATCCTATTTAAGTCAAACGTAAAAAGCAACAGCAAGAATGGATAAGAAAGTAGTTTACATAGACATGGATGGCGTTCTCGTCGATCTAGTCGGTGCAGTCTACGAAAAATATATCCATGCACTCGGTGAAGACGGTTTTGACGTTGGCGCGATTATCGACCAAGATGTAGAACCATTCTACAAAGCAGCGCCAATGCCAGGTGCGGTAGAAGCATTCAAGCAACTCAGTAACGACCCAAGATTTGACGTTTACATCTTATCAACAGCACCTTGGGCTAATCCAGAGTCTCTAACTGCAAAACGAGTTTGGGCAGAGCAACACCTTGGTAATGAGGTTAACCGAAGACTTATTTTCACACACAACAAGAACTTAATGATCGGTGACTATCTGATCGACGACCGACCAAACAATGGTGCTGCAGAGTTCAAAGGTCAAGTAATTAAGTTTGGCTCGGAAGAATGCCCAGACTGGAAAACAGTATTGCAAATCTTAAACTAGAAACAATGGACGCTAGAGTTAGAGCTATTTACGACAAATGCACTGATGTAATATCATCATGTAAGAATGAAAGTCAAATGAATGCTGCAGCTAACTACAAAGAGCTTGCGATCAAACGCATTCGAGAACTGAGTAACATCCAGGCAATAGAGACTATAGTGGACAATATTAACTTTCACTATCGGATTAAGAGTAGACATTTATAACAATGAATAAAAACAATTTAATCAAATAATCATAATCAAATAATCATGAAACAGTTAGTATGTGGTTTTATAGGGTTCGTTACATTTTTAACGGCCTGTGTTTTGTTTTCTTCTTGTGAGAAAACGTGTATGCAATGGAGTTGTAATACTCATAAAGTAGATAAGAATGGTGAACAAATTTGGGTTCGAACATCAGCATCCAATGGCCACATCTACGGAGAAAAGAATTGCATTTGTATTGATGAAGTAAACAGATATACCGGTAAATAAAGATGAAAAAGTTATTAGTAATAGCGGCAATGTTTGTTGGAGCAACTGCATTCGCACAAGAAGTCCATATTCCAAACGCATTCACCCCTGATGGTGATATGATGAATGATTATTGGAAACCTATATTTGATGATACATTGACGGTTTCAGATTACCTGTTAGAAGTTTATACACGTAATGGTCAACTTATATTTGAAACAAGAGATACCAATCAATATTGGGATGGCACATGGTGGGGTTCTAATGTTAGTGAATCAACGTTCGTATATCGATTGGTAATGCGTGTTGAATCCAACGATATTAATAAAGTTGGATTTGTAGAAGTTTTGAGATAAGTACTCAAAAATAATTGCAAAAAAGATGGCCTGAGATTTTTTAGTCTCGGGCTTTTTTATTATATTTACACTGTAAAACAAAACAAGATGAAACAACAAACAGTAATATTCGATTTGGACGGTACTTTGGCCTTGATCGATAAGAGACGTGTTTTGGCAGCTAAGCCAAATGGTAAAATTAACTGGAAGACTTTCTTTGCACCAGAGAATATCTCTTTGGATGAGCCAAACTTGCCAGTGATTGCAAGCTTTAAAGCAATGAAGGCTGCTGGCTTTCGGGTTGGTATCTTTAGTGGTCGAGACTCTATTAGTCGTCAACAGACTGAAGATTGGTTAGCACAGCACGGCATTCAACCAGACTTCTTGTTCATGAGAATGCAGGGTTCTTTCACGCCAGATGACGTGTTGAAGAAAGAGTGGTTAGATCAAGAAATGGCAGCAGGCCACGAGATCATGTGTGTCTTTGATGACCGAGATAAAGTAGTAAAAATGTGGAGAGAGAATGGTATCAGCTGTTTTCAAGTAGCTCCAGGTAACTTTTAAAAATATAAACAAAAATTTAAAATATGAAACCAGAAGCAGGAAGTATTTATAGAATACCATCACATGGTATCGTAATCATTAATGGAGTTAGAACCGTTAAAACCACTTCAGAGGAATATGAAGTAGTAGACTGGATTTCATTTACTATGAGAAATTCAAGAGGTACTATACGAATGAAGAATTGGTATATGAGTGTAGATTGTGGTTGTACTTATAATGATACTTACGGAGATAATAGCAATCCAACTGAATCAGATTGTAGAGTTTGTAATGGTAGTGGTTTACAACAAATTGTAGAATCTGGTTTTGAAAAATCTACATTTTTAGCATATAGCTGTAAAGACTATATTGTGAAAACTTTAACTAAACCATTTAATTTTTAAGATTATGAAGATATTATATTTACTTAGAGGTTTACCAGGATGTGGTAAATCATCATTAGCAAAATCATTAATGAATGCACAGACAGGTCATGTAGAGGCCGATATGTTCTTTATGAAAAATGGAGAATACAACTTCGATGCTTCTAAATTAAAGGAAGCACATGAATGGTGTCAAAAACAGACAGATGTTTATATGCAACCTTACGGCTATAATACAGTTATCGTTTCTAACACATTCACACAAGAATGGGAAATGAAACCTTACTATGAATTGGCTGAAAAGTATGACTTTGCAGTATTCTCACTAATTGTTGAGAACCGTCACGGTGGAATCAATGAGCATGGAGTTCCTGATGAGACTTTAGAAAAAATGGAAAACAGATTTCAAGTAAAACTTAGATAAAATGGAACGAATTAAATTCAACATCAACCACGATGTTAAAGTAAAAGTAACCGAATATGGTTATGAAGTATGGTTAGCTCATGAGAATAAGTTTGTACATTTTTCAGGTACCATTAAACCGGTTACTATTGAAGAATTAAAGACAAGGCAAGATGAAGACGGTTATACTGAATTTCAAATGTGGGATATGATGTCAATCTTTGGACCTAAAATGCAAATGGGTTTTAAGAATCCAATTGATACTAACATTATCCTTTTACCAGAAAATTAACAAAATAAATCTAATAAATAGGACATGCAACTTAAAACATTTACAGAATTCCAAATGGTCAACGAGGCACAGAGCTCACTTAGGCTCAATGTGCCTTCAGATATTATAGACCTACATAAACTATTCCAAAAGAATGGTAAGGAGCTCTATATTGTTGGCGGTGCTGTCAGAGATGCAATCATGGGTAAAAAGCCTAAGGATTTTGACCTTGCAACTGATGCCTTTCCAGAAGAGGTGGTTAACATGGTCCAAGGGGCTGGTTACTCTACGATTGGAGAGGTTGGGCAGCAGTTTGGTGTTGTGATTGTGCAAATACCTTCAGATAAGAATGGAGTTGAGATTGCCACGTTTAGAGAGGACCTTTCAGGAGGTCGCAGACCAGATGCTGTAAAATACTCAACCATCGACAAGGATGTTCTTAGACGAGACTTAACAATCAACGCTCTCTTTTACGATATTGGTAGAGGCGAGATTGTTGACCTGGTTGGAGGATTAAAAGACATCCAGGACCAGAAGATTCGAACTGTTGGCGCTGCTGCTGATCGATTTGCTGAAGATCCATTAAGAAAGCTGAGAGCACTCAGATTTGCAGGCAGGACTGGTTCTAAACTAGAGAAGGAGACGGCAGATGCTATCTTGACCGACAATAGCCTGGAAGGTGTTAGCCCTGAAAGGATTCGTGATGAGTTTAAGAAGTCAATTGAATCTGCAAAGAAGCCAGTCGACTACTTAAATATGGTTAGTCACTTTAGTCTATGGGATATTATGTTTCCAAATCTTGTAATTTCAACCAATTTTGTCAATACTAACACTTGGCCTATTCAATTGACTCACCTGTTTGATATGAACTCAAACGATATGATTAAGAAGGAGATGAATAGGATGACTTTTACGTCAGACGAGGTTAATGCTGTGGTCTTTCTAAAGAACCTGAGGGACCTTAAGCCTGAAAATGTGTTTGACCTTTACAAGCAGTGGGTGACCACCAAGGTTGACAAGGATGTAATTACACAGTTTGCGAAGATAAATAGATTAGATCTGAAGCAAATTAAGGCCTTCTTAAAGTACAAACCAACAACCGATGGTAATTGGGTAATGCGAGAGTTTGGCGTTAAGGGACCACAAATTGCGCAAAAGATTAAAGAAATAGAGGCTGAAAAATACAAAAAAACAATATGAAACACGTAAAACTAATTAAAGTATGATTGTTTTAGACTTAATAGAAGAGCTAAATAAAGCTAAAGACGGTGTATCTAGCCTGGTTCGCTTAATAGGCAAACATAAAAAGGCTAGAGTTACTAATTCACCTTTACCTTATATAAGGTCTAGAGTGTACACAGAACCAGAACACTTTAATACGTTAAAGCTTAATATAGGTGATTTTGTTTCTATTGCACAAGAATGCAAATTTCTACTAAGTGGAAACCATAACATGAATAGAGTAACTACATATTTGCCAGGTTTTAATCTATGCCAACCTAGAGAAGGTAACATTTTATCTAACGGTGAGATTACTATTGGTAACGATGTTTGGATTGGACAGAATGTAACTGTACTAAGTGGTGTTACAATAGGCCACGGTGCTGTAATAGGTGCGAATGCAACGGTAACTAAAGATGTTGAGCCTTATACAATTGTAGGTGGGTTTCCAGCTAAAGAGATTAGAAAAAGATTTGATAAAGAAACAATTAATAAATTACTTGAAAGTAAATGGTGGGAATTAGACCTTAATGCATTAGAAGATAGATTTGAACTTATTTTCTCAGAGGATATTGAGGGCTTTTTACAATCATTAAAACAATTATAAACCATATGAAAAAGTTAAACCAAGAAAGAATCCCAGTAATCACTGATATTCTAAATGACATTAACGCAAAGAAGGGAGTTGAGATTGGTGTTTTTAAAGGCCAATTTACTAAACAACTATTAGAGATCTCGGCCGTATACAATAGATATGATGATAGAGTTATTAAATTAAAGTCTGCTAAGGCACCTAAATAATTATGAAACACGTAAAATCTTTTGAGCTATTTGAAAAAGCAACCAAGGCAGAATACAACTCTAAAATTAAGGACCTTAAAGATAAGATAGGAGACCTTGCCAACAAGTATGATGATCTTAGTGTTAAAAATAGAGATGAAGAAGATGCATACAAGCAAGAGATTAACGCCTTAACTTTACAAAAGATTCAGTTTCAAAAAGAAATAGCTAAAATCGATATAAATATCAACAAAATAAAAAGAACAATACTGTGAAGAAAGTAGGACTATACGAACAATTCGTAAACGAAGAGTTTATCTTCGATAAAATTAACAACGAGCCGCTTTTCAATCAACATGAAAAGATGTCAGCAAGTGACTTCTTAAAGAGAATTAAGAACTCACCAGAGGCAAAACAAGCTCTTAAATCTAACCTAAACTTTGGTAAAGGTATTAAGGCTGTTAAATTCTTAAAGAAAGCACTACCAGTTAGACTTGAGGTTTCAGTCTATAGATCAGAATGGAACTATGGAGGTAACCTAGTCCTAAGTATTGGTGTTGTTGGTATGGGCACAACTACTTACAAAGATGCTCCTCTTTCATATACTTCAGGTGATAGTACACGAGGTCCAGGATATTCTGTAGGCCACTACTTCGAAGGATTACCAAATCCAAACGGTGGAAAACCAATTGAGAAATATGTAACATACGGTACATATAAAGCAATTTCAAAGCACGATGAAATGCTAGAAGATATTGTAAAAATATTTGCCGAATATGAGAAGAAACATGGTGCTCCGTTTAATCCAAGAGAGGCTAAGAAGATTGCTAAGAATAGAGCTGCAATTGAAAAGCAATTCAATACTTTAAGTGATAAAGTTAGCAAGGACTACTATGCAATGAAGGACATAGCCAGAAAGCTGGGTATTGATACAAGACAACCTACTCTAGTTATGAAACACGGAGAGGTTCGTATGAAAATAGATGAGCCTAGACAGTATAGACATCCAGATGAGTATGGTAGTGATGCAACAATGAGCAAAGAATACACTAAGTTCGAGAAGTTACAGTCAAAAATTATCGACGCACTTCAGAAATTTACAGATAAACATGGCTTAGAATTAAGCGTTGCTGCAGACTGGAGTTACTAGCGAATATGACAAATTGTTAATAACTTTTTGCAAAATAATTGGCCTGACATTTTTTTATGTCAGGCTTTTTTATTATATTAGTACTGTAATTAAAAGCAACAACATGAGATATTTAGTAAGATACTGGAACGGACAAGAAATCATCAACGACCTTAGAACCAACAACATTTCACAAGCAATCGCCAGAGAGATTGAATTGCGCAAAGAGCTCGGTAAAGATAACGTATGGATGGCTGATGCTGTTCAAGAAATAATGGTAGGATAATGGAAATCACAAAGAAATCACAATTGACCGGCAAGGTTCACACGATGGACCTTAATGTTACTCAAGAACAGCTTGATCGCTGGCAAAGAGGTACATTAATTCAAAAGGCAATTCCACAGTTGCGCCCTGACGAGCGTGAGTTCTTAATCAGCGGTATAACCCCGCAGGAATGGGAAGAAACATTCGGAGCATATGAAGATAACTAAAGACATATTAGACAGATATGTAGCGGAAGGTTGGCTGATCTCACAGACTCACCCAACTCTGCCATTAACTATTTACAACTACTCTCAAGCAACTCAGTATGATGCACATTGGGACGAGGTTACTCTTCAGTGCCGTGGACTTGTAGTAGATGATATGGGTACTATTGTTGCTCGTCCATTCAAGAAGTTCTTTAACATCGAGGAGAACAAGCACACTGCAACAAATGAATTTGAGATCTACGAGAAGATGGATGGTTCATTAGGCATCATGTTCTACTACAACGGTGAATGGGTCTTTGCATCACGTGGTTCTTTTACCTCTGAGCAGGCCTTAAAGTTTAAGGAGATCTTCACAAGCAAGTATATGACCTCTCACCTTACAGTGACTAATACTTACATGTTTGAGATTATTTACCCTGAAAACCGGATCGTTGTAAACTATGGTGACATGGAGGATGTAGTTATGTTAGGTGAGATTCATACTGCTTCTGGTGAAGAGTTGGGTATGGATTACTGGCAGAACAGCATTTTTAACATCGTTAAGAGGTATGACTTTAAGGACTACAATGAGATTCAAAAGCTGAACTGGGATAACAAAGAGGGTTTTATCGTTAGGTTCTCTAATGGAGATCGTTGTAAGATCAAGTTTGCTGACTATGTGAAATTACACCGAGTCTTGACTAACTGTTCTTCTTACGATGTCTGGGAAAACTTAAAGACTTTTGGTAAGTTACCTGAAGAGATGTTGAAAGATGTTCCGGATGAGTTCTACGATTGGGTTAACCAACTGGAAGTGCGCTTGAAAGAAGAGTATGATTTTGTTTTCAATCAGCATATGGCACATCTTTCCAGCACTCTTAGATATGGACTTGATCGTAAAGAATTTGCACTGAGAGTTCAAGAGTTAAATGGAGTCAATCATGGACTTATTTTTGCTATGTATAACACTAAAGAAGATAAAGTGAAACAATTAATCTGGAAGATGATAAAACCGGCTTACGAGAAGCCTTTTAATGAAAAAACTTCATAAAAAGTTTTACCGATTCAAATATTATGTTTATATTTGTTCTATAATTAAAAGTTAAACCATTAAAAAATAAAAATTATGACTAAAGTAGAATTAGATTACAGTAAAGTACACGACATTGAAGTAGATGGAATTGATACAAGAGACTATCCAGATTTCTGCGATGCTTATATCGCTAGTGCAACTATTGAAAACGAGGACGGTACCTTTCGAGATGCCACTGAGGATGAAGTAGAGGAAATGAATGAAGATTCAGATTTCGTTTACACAGCGGTAGAAAATTACTTATATTAATAAACTTATACTAATATAGAAATGCAAACAATACTCAATATTTTAACAGCAACGTTAACATTATTTGCGGTTATCGACATGGTCGGTAACGTGCCGCTGATTATTAAGCTCAGAAAGACACATGGCGAAATAGAGTCATTTAAGGGCACTTATATTGCAGCATGTATTATGATAGGCACTCTCTTTGTAGGTACATATGTCTTTCAACTCTTGGGCATCGAAACGTTTCACTTCGGCCTTGCAGGTTCATTCTTAATCCTCTACTTTGGCGTTAAGATGGTACTTGGTATTGATGATAACGGGCAGCAGAAAAAAGAGGCCATGAAGGCTACTATATTTCCAGTTGCGTTTCCGTTAATAGCCGGGCCGGGTACTCTGTCGACGATTATGTCACTGACAAGTGAGTTTACTAAACTTGAGATTGTAGTTGCAATTGTCTTAAACTCTGTTGTGATCTATCTCGTTCTCAAGAGTGCGGATTGGATTAAAAACAAAGTTGGCACAACTGGCATTATCATCGTCGAACGTGTCTTCGGTATTATCCTGATTGCAATAGGCATGAAGATCCTGTTACAGAACCTGCTACTAAGCATTCAATATGCTTCTAGCGTAATAAACACAATATGAGAGAATTTACATGTTGGCGCAGATGGAAGAGTTTAAGATACGAACATGGACTAGCATAAGCTAACAATAAGTTATAAATTGAAGGCCAAACATTTGTTTGGCCTTTTTTTGTGCTCTAGTTGAAACTTTTTGGTAGTATCATAATATATACTACTGAACTTTAAACTTATCGATATGAAACTAGTAGACGCACTTCGTCAAGAGGACTGTTTGACTGAAAATGGCATGGCAACCAACAGTAGCTCTTTAAGCGCAGTTGTAGACCTATTCTTTAATATAGGTGCTATGCGCGGTCAAGACAAAGATCGTTTAATCGCAACTTTCTCAAAGGCATTTTACCAAGATCCGACTCGAGCAATGAAAATCTTGTTCTGGGCTCGTGATGTTCGCGGTGGAGCTGGAGAGCGTCAAATCTTCCGTGATATTATGGGCTACTTGTTGGAGTCTCATCCAGAAGCCTTGAAGATAAACCTCAACCTAATTCCAGAATTCGGACGTTGGGATGACCTTCTAGTCCTTGAGGACACTAAATTACAAGCGGATGCTTTTAACCTAATTCAAAAGGCTCTTCTTGAAGATCAAAATGGACTGTGTGCAAAGTGGATGCCACGTAAAGGAGTTACTGCAGCTAAGTTACGTAATCATATGGGCTTAACGCCAAAGCTTTACCGTAAGGTTCTGGTTAGTCTAACTAACGTAGTTGAGCAGCTAATGTGTGCTAAGAAGTGGGAAGACATTGACTTCTCTAAACTGCCTTCAGTTGCAGGTGCTCGTTATCAAAAAGCGTTCTGGAAGAATGCTAAGGATCAATACGAGGCCTACATTGGTAAACTGCAAAAAGGTGAGGCTAAGATCAATGCTGGTGCAGTTTATCCTTACGATATTACTAAGTCTCTGCACAGAGGAAACGCTGACGTTGCGACCGAGCAGTGGAAAGCACTACCAAACTGGATGGAAGGAGCCAACGAAATGATCTTGCCAATGGTAGACGTTTCAGGTTCAATGAATACTCCAGCTGGCGGTAATCCAAACGTAACTTGTATGGATGTTGCAGTTTCATTAGGTCTCTATATTTCTGAAAAGAATGTGGGTCCTTTTAAAGATGCGTTCTTAACTTTCAGCGGTAAGCCAGAATTACAGATCTTGACTGGAAGCTTGAAAGACAGATTCCAACAGTTAAGCCGATCAGAGTGGGCAATGAACACTAACCTTGAAGCAGCCTTTAAGCAAGTCCTAGACCAGGCTGTAAAGCACAGCGTCTCACAAGACCAAATGCCTGATAAGATCTTGATCCTATCAGATATGGAGTTTGACGAAGCAACTTCAACTAGAGGTTACTGGGGCAGAAATGACAATACTGCTGAATGGAACCCAACTGCTCAACAAATGATTGAGAAAATGTACAATGACGCTGGTTATAAAATGCCAAAGATCGTATACTGGAACATTCAGTCTAGAAATGGTCAGTCTCCAGTTAGATTTGACAAGCAAGGTACTGCGCTGATCAGTGGATTCTCACCAGCAATTATGACTTCGGTTATAGCAGCTGAAGAGTTTACGCCAGCTAGTATCATGGATGAAACAATCATGGGCGAAAGGTATAAAAACATTAAAGCGTAAACATGGCAACAATAGACGTAGAGTTCTTTAATATATAAACAAAATAAGGTTTCTTACAGCAAACTACAATACTTACAAGCAAATATCAAGTTAAAGTTCAAGAAACCTGTTAAAGGATCGGTACAGCAAACAGTACCTTATATACTATGACAGAGTTAGCGAAGCAATTTCGGTTGTATTGAGCTAACAAGACCCGGAAAGCAGTGCCCTGGTTGAAAACTACAAGCACGCCATCAACTTCTCACTGTTGACGAAGAAGCACCAGACCAGCTGAAGTATAGTAGGCCGTCGAAGCAGAAGTCTAAGATGTAAAAAGAGATATAGCTGCCGAGCTGAATAATACGAACACGATCCTGTTATAACTTTAAAGCCAGACTTCGGTCTGGCTTTTTTAGGATATATATGTTATGGCAGGAGATAGTCTTAAATTTAGATCAGAGAATAGCGTGTTGAGTAAGATTAACGGCACGCCTGATCCTACAGTATCTCAAGATCTCACAAGTACAACATCCGATGCGAGTAATAACGGTAGCTCTAAGATTACCGACAATCAGAGCGAACTCTCTGCAAAAGAGGGCCAAGGTTTAAATAAGGTCAATAACGCTGAAGATCCAGCTAAAGGCTCAGACGGTTTAAGCGTAAATGACATGAAAAATAAGTCTAGCGCTAAATCCTCAGAAAAATCAGACTTAGCTCCTATTAATGAAACGAAAGTGGATGCAAAGAGTGATGCTGATGGTAATATAGTTTCAAATATTTATAACTCTGGTAAATCTTATGTTAGCGACTGGTTAAAGACTAGAAAAGAAGAAGCTATTAATAAGCTAAGAGAATATGCCATTGAAAGTGTTAGTAATATAACAAACCCTAAAAGTGATGACGGGCCTGATTCTAATGAAAATACACGTTCTACGCCTAAGTCAAGTATGGGCAGAGTACCGGCTTTAGATGCTCAACGACCATCACCTGAAATACCGAACACAACAGGCCAAAAGGAAATACCAAGTCCTAAGATGCCGCCTCGAACTCCGGCAAATGCAATGCCAAAGATGAACATGCCGAAGGTATCTGTTCCTAAGATGAGATTTAGATAATTTAGATTGAACAAGATAGATCTTGGGCCCCATTGGGGCCCTTTTTTTTGCAAAAAAGTTGCAAAAAAGTTTTCTAGTGTCAATCTTTTTGTTTATATTTACACTGTAATTAAAACAAAGCAATTATGACACCATTTTGGAACGATAACGGAACAATGCAATTCTTCGAGGTTGGACAATTCGACTGGCAAAAGGATAACAAGGCGTTTGTACAAGAAGCAAGTATGCTTGGCATTGGAACTCCAGCAACGACCCTGATAATTAAGAACCCTAAGACTGGTAATCTCAAGAGTTTTAAGATGTGTGGTATCGATCGCGATGCTGAAGAAATCTACGGCTGGCGATATAAAACTAACGATGGTCTCAAAGCGCTTATTATTAACGACTAAAATTATGAACATGGAATATACATTTAACGCAAACGAAGTCCACTGTAATGGTGTTGGTGGATATGGTTACCAAGCAGCTCTAAAATCAAAAGATCTAATCGAGTCTACCATCTTAAAGGTCCGCTTAGATCTTGGTCTTAATGAAATCTGGAGTAGAATTATTGCAGCAGACCCTAACGGTGACTATCACCAAGGCAGTCGCTTTAACCATCTTGATAATATAGTTTCTCGACTAACAACAGGTCTTGGCAATTGGGCCTGGAATAAGTTTGAGAACGAAGAGCTTGTTGAGATGAATATTAAGCACATTCTTGAAACTATCACTAAAGAAGATGCTATAACTATCGTGGTCGACGCGCATCGTGATTGCGCTGGTGCAGACCACTGGTACACATTCGAAAAAGACTGGGGCTAAGATGCAACACATTATTTACTACTTACTTGGAGGAATCCTGTTCAACTTTATCTACGACTTGCTTGTAGATAAGTTGGGCAATAAGGCTCTACGCTTTACAATGAAAGAGCGGATTGCAGTCGGTCTAATCTGGCCAATCTATACTATTATGTTTATACGAAACCTTTTCATACACCTCTTTAAAAATAACCAAGATGACTAATTTAGGCTACTGCTGTATCAATATTGAACTACGCAAAGACAAGATCACTACCAATCGTGGTATGATTAAACGCACCTTTCAAGAAAAGGGCATTGCATACGCATCAGAACTAACCTTAAACAACATCCGAGATCTAATTGAGATCATCAAGTGGAACCATAAGAACGGCATTACGCTTTACCGTATGTCCAGCGACATCTTTCCATGGATGAGTGAATACGAACTCAAAGACTTACCAGACTATAAGAAGATCTCAATCCTACTCAACGGTGTGGGTCATCTGGCAAAGAAATACGGTCAACGCCTGACCTTTCACCCTGGTCATTTCAACGTGCTTGCTAGCACAAATCAGGCTGTAGTTGACAAGACTATTAGAGAATTAGACCAACATGCTGAGATCATGGATCTTATGGGTTTACCAGAGACTCATTACGCTGCAATCAACATTCATGTTAATACAACTCAAGGTGGCAAGCAAGAATGTCTGGCTAGATTCAGACAGAACTTTAAATTGCTTAAACCGACTACACAAGCACGTCTTGTTGTAGAGAACGACGACAAGCGGTCTCAGTACGCAGTAGAGGACCTCTATGACGGTCTTTACACTCACCTTAATATACCAATCACTTTTGACTATCATCATCACTGGTGCCATCCAGGCCATTTAGATCAAGAAGCAGCGCTCCGACTTGCTAGTAAGACTTGGCACAGATCAATCAAACAACTTTGCCATTACTCTTCAGCTAAATGCGTTTACGAAGATGAAAGTGTAATGAACCGCGCACATGCCGATTACATCTATGATCCGATTGACGACTACGGCCTAGACCTTGACATTGAGATAGAAGCCAAGGCTAAAGAGAAGGCAGTGCAACGTTATCTGAAACAATACACATTAGAACTCGTATAAGCATTAAAATATTTATGAAAAACATTTTATCTAAATTGGCTAGTGGTTTTAGAGCATTCCTTAGAATCTGCTCTAAATACCAAATGTCTATTCAGTCAACTATCTTTTGGATTGTTGCTATCATGAACATTGGTTCTGATAGATTTTGGTTATTTGCTATTCCAGCTATTATTTTTAGCGGACTAGGAGAGATTATTGGAGAACTACGTAAATCAAATACAGAGCAAAATGGCAAATCTTAAATTACAAGCACTTAAAGCGCGCTATCAAGCTAGAAAGCTTGAAGCATTAGCTGAACTAGAAAACTATATGTCAAATTCGGCTGGGATCGGGGAGCACCCGCACATTGTTGACGAAATGGACAAATTGGTATCTGCAATCGCAGATGCAGATGGTTGCATGCAGGTTCTAGATGAGGTATTCACATCGTCACCTGAAGGCAACACCCAGACAAATGCCGTGAATAGTTGATTAGGCCTTAGTTTAGCTTTAGCAGAGGAGTCACGTTGTGGCTCCTCTTTTTTATGATATATAAACCATGAGGCATATAGAGACTTATAATGATTTTATCAACGAAGGCAGAAGCAAGTACGATGGCTTAGCCAATAAACTCGTGAGCCAAAACTTTAAGAAGTGGATTAAAGACTGGAAGAGTGGCAAGAAGCTATCGACCTTTATGCTAAGCGTTGAAGAGCGTGGACTAATCTTTGATCTTACTTCAACGATCTACTTTGGTGACGTTGAAGGTCAGCAGATAAAAGGCTTTGAAGTCTTAGATTCAACTGGCGCTGACGGTAGAGATGAGTATTACGATGATGAAGGCGATCTAGTGGATCAGGATCCTTATATCTTAATTGACTTTGCAATCAACGATGAGTGGCTGCCTGGCGAATGGCAAACGGTCTATATGCACCTTGCCGACGTAATGCGCCACGAGATGGAACATATTACCCAAGACGGTAAAAGTGTCGGAAACTACAGAATGGGCAAACCAGATGAAGATGACTCTGAAATGCGAGCCTTGATTAAAATGGGCTTCTTACCAAAGTATCATTACTTGATGCTACCAAAAGAAGTAGATGCTAATCTACAAGGCTTAAGGTATGAGGCTAAGAAACGTAAAGAGTCGATTGCAGATGCTATTAACAGATATTTAGACGTTCAACAAGAACAAGATGTGATAGATAATGAAACAAGAGCTGAAGTTTTAGACCTTTGGCGCAGAAGAGCACAAAAAATAGGTGGCATTGGTAAATTCTAATGAAGATCAATACAACATATAATGATTTCTTAAACGAGAAGAAGAACAAGAAGAATTCAATTAAGTCTAAGGTCAAGAAGATTGACAAGAAGATTAAGAAGACTGTTGGCAAACAAGAAGATTTAGTTAAAACAGCCAAAGAGCTTGCTGATTCTCCGGAACCTTCTGATAAGATGAAGGCTTCACTAGCTAAGGTGCAACTACGTCAGTCTTCAGCAAAGGCACAAGAATTGGTTATGCGCAAAGAGGCTGAAATCTTAAAGAATAAAATTAAGGCTGCTAAGAAAAAAGAAAGAGCAACCAACGAAGATATGAAATTTGTAAAGCTCTTTGAAGAATTTGTTACCGAGAAGAAGCCGAAAGGCGCACCGGACTTTCATCACTCAGATGCACCGGATGCTGAAGGTCGCTTCAGAGATCTTTCTATTAAGGATCTAGCTGCTTGGCTAATTAAGACTCGCAAGAAGGATGTTAAGAAGATTAGTGGTTCATTAACTCAACAATACGTCTTTAATCGCAACGACGATCCAGACTACGCTGAGAAGATGCAGAAGACTCGCAAAGAGGTTTATAAGCAACTTGGTAGAGAAGATCTAATTGACAAGATGGATGAGTCTTTAAATGAGTCAAATTATTATCCAGGTTTTGATGGTGTTAAGATTACCGGCTACGTTGAAGGCGATAAGGCTAAGTTAAACCACATTGAAGTTAAAGCTGCACAAAGAGGTGGTGGAATTGGCTCAAAGGCGGTTGCTGACTTTGAAAGATGGGCTAAAGAACAAGGTGCTAAATATGTAGAGATTGATGCATATAAGAAATCAATCAAGTTTTGGGAGAAGATGGGCTATGAACTAGAGAAAGAGTTTCCAGTGATGTATGGACATAAACAAGATTACAAAACTGGAATAAAAGAACTATGAAATTTATAAAGACATTTGAGGATTGGAATAATGTATCGCCAGAACTAAAGGCTCACATCGATGAGGACCTTGACTTAACCAATTCATTCTTTAGACTGGGCAGTGAGGCCTATGCTAAACTTTTTGAAGAGGTAAAAGAGTACTGGGATAAAGGCAACATCATTCTTAAAGGTCCAAGCGGTTGGATGGCTAAAAACCTTGAAGTTGGTAAGCCAGCAGTCTATAAAGAACGTGGCGGTAAGGCCAAGAAGGTTAAACTGGATTCACCAGAACGTGGTGGCAATAAGAAGTTTATTGTCTATCGTAACACTGGTCGAACTGATGAAGACGGTAATATTCTAGCTAAGAAGATTGAATGGGGAGACCCGAAACTTGCAGTTAAGAATGATGACCCTGGGGCAGCGGCTTCATTCTGGGCAAGACATAAATGTGACACTAAAGCTAAACAAGATCCTAATAAAGCCGGCTTCTGGGCTTGTTATGGGCCAACACTTTTTGGCAAACAACTAGGGCTTAAATCAGATCAACCATGGTAACGCACGAAGAAATGATAGAGATGATTGAAGACCAGCGTAAACCCTTTACTGAAGAGCGCTACGATGGTTATATCATGCGTCATTTTGATTCAAGCTACCCGGAACACTTATTCAAATGGCACTGGGATGAAGAGGACCGAACAATAGAGGTTCTTGAAGACAATGACTGGCGCTTTCAGTATGACAATGAAATGCCAATTCCAATGCTAACAGGTGTGGATATTAATATCCCAGCTGGAACTATCCACAGAGTAATCAAAGGCACAGCTGTGTTAAGCGTAAAAATATTATTTGATTAGCAAGATATATAAAACCTAAGCACAAAAATAAAACTAAAGAAAATGGCTAGAAAAATTTTATCATTTGAGGAGTACTCAAAGAAAGTAAACGCACCAGACGTTAGTGAAGAAGAAACTGACGAGGTGGCAACTGAAGACAGAGCTGAAGAGATCGAGGACGATGGCATAGAGACGGCTAACGAAGAAGATGAAGACGAGTCTGAAGAACTAGAAGGCGAAGAGTCTGATGAGGACGAGGATGAAGACGAGGATGAAGACGACGACGATGATGAGGACGAGGATGAAGACGAGGATGAGGATGAAGACTCTGAAGAGGAGTCTGAAGAAGTTAAGTTAGCATCTGAAATGTTAAAAGAAGTCTACGAATCTGCGTGTAACGAAGCTAAAGCATATGAAGGTGATGATTACCAAGAACATACCGTAGAATCTTACATGAAAGAGATGGCAGCTCTTAATGCTGGCATGATGGCTGAAATGTATGAGTCTGCGTGTGAAGGTGTTAAAGAAGGTGAAATGACTGTTGAAATGTACGAAGCATCATGTAACGAGATGAAAGAAGCCTATGCTAAGAAGATGGATGAAATGATGGAAGCGTGGTCGGCTGATGCACCTGCTACTGAAGACTAAACTAAATAAAAATAAATTAAGAATGGCTAAAATATTTTACGTAACAGAAAGAACGCCAGATTATGCTCAGGTGAATTTCTTTAAGACAGAAAAAGAGGCTTTGGAATATGGTATCTCTGAATTACCACAATTCGACATGTATGACGAACCAACGAACGATGAAGAGGCTGATGGTGAAGAATGGTACCAAGGAGACTCTCTAACATTTAAAAAAGGAATCTTATTTTCATTTGAAGGTGGCGAGGTCTACGTTCAAGCAATGGAAGAAGACGCAGCTAGAGAATATGTTGAAGAGCTTGGTGAAGAAGGTGGAGCTATTTTCTTTGATGGCTTTAGCAGAGGAATGTATGGTTATCTAGGCACAGCAGCTGACGGTAAAGGTTTCAAATGGGACTGGGATGGCTACGATCTTAATGAGTCAAAAAATGAAATACATAAAATGAAATACACAAAAACATTTGAATCATTTGTAAATGGTTCTACAAAAGAGCTTAACGAAAAAGTAAACGCATCAGGTTACATTAAAGCTGGTAAATTAGGTTATAACGATCAATTCCTAGGAAGACAATCACTTTCTAAAACATTATCATTAGATTTAGGTTTTGATAAAAAGAACGAATTTGGTGGTGGAGATTGGATTGGATTCGATCACGTATCAATGTACGCTTCTGGTAAAAAGGGTGGAACTATAATAGATGACGCACTAACCGGTAAATATACATATGATGAGTTAAAGGCAGCAGCTGCTAAACACTTTGGCATTAGCGAATCAGGTAGTTAACGAAGGTCTTACTAAAAAAGATCTTAAAGATGTTTAAAAGCGTGGATATGGCGCAACATTAGATGACGGTGTTATTGAAAAGCCTGAGTACTAAGAACTACATACTATAAACTTTATAAAGGTCATGCATATAATGCATGACCTTTTTTATTTAAAGAAATATGCCAAGAATCGCAATTGAAAAAATATACATGCAGACAGCATACCAGTTTGCAAAGCTAAGCTATGCTAAAAGACGCAAGGTTGGCTGTGTAATTGTTAAGAACCAACAATTAATCTCATTTGGCTATAATGGTATGCCGTATGGTTTTGATAACCAATGCGAGGATGACCATACTTTATACTATGAGGATCCAGAAGGTACTTTAGATCTAATCGAAAAAGGATATGAATGTAGTGATGGCTGCTGTACTAAAGAAGATGCTGTAACCAAGCGTGAGGTTCTACACGCAGAATCAAATGCTATTATGAAGGTTGCTAAGTCAACTATGAATTGCGATGGTGCTGAACTTTATACTACAACTTGCCCGTGTTTTGATTGTGCAAAATTGATTATTCAAGCCGGTATCTCAAAAGTCTACTACTCAGAAGACTATCGTGATATGAGTGGTGTAGAACTACTAAAGAAAGCTAATATTGACGTTGAAGAAGTTATCTGTTGGAACGACCTATAAAAGACATAATAGACCATGCACTAGAAACTAAAGTTTTTGGTGAGGACTTCTCTTTCAGGAGAGGTCAGCGTGAAGTGATTGAGCAGATTGTGACTGCTTATCAAGAAGATCCAGAATCTACAGTGGTGATTGATGCACCAACTGGAACTGGTAAGTCACTCATTGCTATGTGGAGCTCATATATCCTAAAGGAGATGGGCAAGCGTGGCTATCTAGTGACTTCAGATCTAGCACTACAAGACCAGTATGAGAAAGACTTTAAGCGCCTTAGCCTAAACTGGCCAAGTATTCGAGGTGTTGATAACTATGAGTGCTTTGTCAACAGCTTACCATTTAGTCTGGGTGACTGTAAGATGAAAGGCATGAGCTATGAACAAGCTGAACAACTCTCTTGTTATGGTCACTGTGGCTACCTACAAAACAGAAGGCGTGCGATTGAACAACCAGTTGCTCTCTTAAACTACAGCTTCTGGCTAATCCAACGTAACTACGTTCAGGCTAGAATGGATGAACAAGAGCGTGATGCTCCGTTCAAGAAGCGTGACTTTGTCTTCTTTGATGAGGCACATAAAGTAGATGAGATTGTACAGAACCATTTTAGCGCACGTATCGACGAGTCTATTATTGACCGAGTAGTTTACCTTAACCGGTTTATTAGTCGCCATAATATACCAGCTGAAACACAAACCAAGAATAGATTACAGGCAGTTGTACATGATCTAATGACAACTAAAGGTCGCGAGCCACTCTTTAAAGCTATTCAAGAGTTTAGAGGTATTGCTATTACATACAGAGCTGCACAAGATATTGCTAAGAAGACCGCCAAGAAGAGGTTTGGTCAGAAAACAATACCAAGTGATTGGGCATCCGCATTCACCGCTTTCGACCGCCTGAAAGACGTCTACTGTAAGTTTGATGACTACAGTGACTTAATCAAAGATGTTGGCTTAGAAGCCATGGTAATTGACCAGCGAGAAGATGAGGCTAGATTCACATGTGTAGAAGAGTCTAAGATGATTCAAAAGTACTTACACGAACAAGCTGGCTTTAAAGTTTTCATGTCAGCTACAATTGGTGACCCAAGAGCATATGCAAGAATCATGGGCATTAAAGGCGCTCGCTTTATTCGTATGGACAATTCATTTAGCTTTGAAAAGTCACCAATAATTTTTGTCAACCGACATAAGCTAACCTATAGAGAGCGTGAAGCCTCACTGCCAAAGGTGGTTAAGATCCTGGATCAGATTATAAAGAAACATAAAGGCCAGCGTGGTATTATTCACTCGGGCTCATATCAGTTTACAAACTATATCAAACAGCATTCAATGCATACCTTTAGGCTAATGGACTATGAAGGTTCAAAGGAGAAGGCTGAGATGCTTGAACTCTTTGAGCAGAAAGAAGACTCTATTATCATGGGCCCTTCACTCTTAGAAGGCCTTGACCTTAAGGATGGTATGAGCAGATTCCAGATCTTTTTTAAAGTACCTTATCCTAGCTTAGCAGATCCACTGATTAAAGCTAAGCTCAACATATCAAACGACTGGTACAACTGGAAGACTGGTGTTTCAATTCAACAGGGTGTTGGCCGAAGCGTAAGAAGCGTAGATGACTGGGCAATTACATACGTGATTGACGCTAGTTTTATGAGTCTGATAAATAAACCAGACTTCTTCCCGCCTTCATTTAAAGAACGTATTAAGATAGTAAAATAATATAATTATGGGATTTAACAAATTATGGGTGCCGGCAATCGAGGACCTAGAAGAGAGTAAGTGTAAGATGGGTGAACATGAGTTCGGTATGCATTGGCATAAGAGGCTGATGAAGACTGATGCAATCATTGGAGATAGCTCGTCTGTTGAGATGATTAAACAATTTGCAGAAAAGGCATATAATGTTCAGAAAGATAATCAAAAAGATAAAGAATAGTATGTCTACACAAGTTAAAGACAAGCAACAAGAAATCTGGTACGTTTGGGCTAAATCCGAACGTGTTGGTGATATTGTACAGCCTGCTGAAGTACAAGATGATGCTAAATGGCTTAAGTTTACAGATGGTACTCAGATCAACAAGAGTATCGTTAAAGAATTCTTAATGTCGGCTAAATCTGAGCAAGAGGCTAAGGTTTATTCACTAGACTTAAACCCAATTGGCTCGAGTGTTAATAGCGCTGCTAAACCTGTTGCGGTAAAACAAGAGGCACCAAAGCAAGAGCGTAGAATTACAGACGGTAAGTCAGCACCAACTCCAGAAGTTAACGTAATGATGGAGATGTTGAAGAAGATCAGCAAGAAGAACAAGGCTGCAATGCTAGTTGAGGTTAATATCCCAGCAAAAGAGGTCTATGAAATGCTACAGGATCAAATGGACATGGAAGCAACAGAACTGAATGAACAGATAGGACTGCTTGTAGAAAGCCAGATAGATAACCTAAGAGAACAACTTAAAGAACAAATCGAAACTTTTATTTCTAATTATTATACAAATGAGCCAAGAAACAACAAACGAGCAAAATCAAACTCAAGCAACGCCACAGGCACAGATGCCTCTGAATAGACGTCAGAGAAGACTTATGATGAAGCAGAATGGAATGCTTAAGTATTTAAGCAAGCTAAGCTTTTTCCACCCGACAAGAGCTGCAATTAGACGGCAGAACATGGAGAATGGGCGTAAAATTCAGGAGGCTAGACTAGATGCTGCTGAAAAAGCTCAAGCCGAAAGACTTGAAGCTGCATTAGAAAGAATGAAAGAGACTTGGTCTAACATTGGCTACAACAAAGAAGAAATGACAATGCTAGAAGAAGCTTGGGCTTTGACTGCAATCAAAGACAGAGAAACTTACCGAGCTGATGTGAAGCGGTCTAGAAAATTGATGAAAGAGGCTGCAGCTTCATTGGCGGCTAGAAACAAAAAGTAAGATATGATTACAGTTAGCATTGAACCTGCTGATAACGGGGTCATCAAGTATGTAGTTGATGATAACGTTAACGGTGGCGGAGAAGAACATGTGTCTCGAGTTGTCTATGATTTAGACAACGACGAAGAAAGAATAAACCTAGTCAACCTGGTCCAAGACATTATCTTGGATCTAGGGCTAGAAACAGGAACTGAAATCGACAAGCATATGTTCAGTGCTAAAACTGAATGGGGTGCTAAATACAACCCGTCGATCAAAGAAACAAAGGAGAGAATCAAGCAGCTAGAAGCTGAAATTGATAGACTCTCTACGCAATTAAAGTAATGAATTTTAGGATAGAATGCGTTTGGTGTAAAACTAGAACGGAGTTTGATAAATTGTATAGGTCTAATGGTCATGACTTAGCAATATCTTATTCCGATATTTTTAATAGACTGATGAAGAGTGATCCGTATAACGAGGAGCCTTCTGATGTTATCATTACGCTTTATATCCGTAAAATGATTATGAGAGCACTCAACTCTAAAATAGAGAGTGAGTCTGATGACTTTTCTATAGCCTATATGTTTAACAACTTAGATCAAGATTCAGTCACCGGTGTTCATGATTTTATGTCTGGGCTCTTTGATTCTGAGATAGAGCTTAATCTAACTGTGATTAACAGATCTGATTACCCAAAGCAGGGCGTCTTAAGTAAATTTAACAATGTAAAATTCATTGACAATGATTAAGCACAAACTTTTTGCAAAAGGTGAAAAGATACATGCGCTAATCTCAACTACACAAAAACCAAACGTACTTTTCCCAGTCAGAGCTATCATTTATGACGTCAAGTTCGACGACATCAATCCACAGTATCAGATTAAAGTACTTAAGTTCTACGATCAAATCTACTTTTTAAAGCAGAATCTGTTTGGTGGCCGATTCATTAGAGACTTTGAAGGCCACGACACAAAGATCAACCTTAAACGTGAAAACTATTCTAAAGTAAAGATCTTAGAAGATGAGGTCTTTGGTGGCCAGAACTGGCAAAAATACATGATTGTTGTTGACTCTGTCTTTTGCACAAGGACTAGAGCAGAACAAGAAGAGCTCTTCAATAATATCCAATCCTTTCATATTGAGTTAAAACTGAAAGAACTCTATGAACTAGTTAATCGTACGGTCTATTCTAAAGGCCCATACTATTTCCATACTCGAGGTGAATACATTAAAGCACTAGAGAAGTTTTTAGGAGATAGATACCCTAAGCAAAAAGACTGGGTAGACGAATTGCTTTACCGCCCAGATACATCTGAGATGGACAACTCTGAGTGGGTTTAAGTAGAGCTGGATATATATAAAAAAAGAATAGTGATTTAATGGCTTACCAATATCTAGGGAAACTCGGACCTAAAATACAATTTGAAGTTATAGAGACTGGTGTGCAAGAGGAAACTTTTGCTTCTCCGCCATTTAAAGGCGCGGATGACCAGTGGTATCTTTTTCAAGAAACACCTGAAAATATATTATATGGTTATACTGAGCCAGAGCCAGAGCCAGAGCCAGTAACTCAGGGTAATACTACTGTTGAAGAAGAACCAACACCTACAGAATATACTAGTGTTTATGGTAAAACATTAGTCCAGAGTAGAAAGTATAAAGCACCGGAAGGTGATAGCAGAACTGAGGGTATTCATGAAGGTGAAGCTGTTAGATCACACTTTAATAAATGGACTCTTTTTAAGTACAAGAACATAAGTGGTTTAAGTGAAAACTCACAAGGTTCTGAAGTTTCTGACAAGTATAGCACGGTTGTTAACTCAACTTCACCATATATTGCACCTACTGCTAACAATATTGTACAATATTCTAATAATATTGATTCTTTAGCTTTTAAGTATAGCTTGACTGACTTTATACAATGTGAACACTATGGTCAAATTTCTAATAATTACATGGTGACTCTAAGACGTTTTGGTTATCCAATTGCTGATGACCTCATTGCGCCTAGGCAAATGGGGCCTGACGGCGAACCCATTGATGTTACTCAGCCGGATATAGCACGTGCGATTACTTGGTTGAGTCCTGCATTGGGTAACGATCTAAAAGAAATCCTTAAGTTTAACGTTGGTATACCATGGAAAGAAGAAGAATCTGCAGTTCAAACTATTCAGGCTGGTAAGAAGAATAGAGGTGCTGTTGGTGCAATGATTGATGGTAGCCCTATTTTCCAGGCTATTGAAAATGGTATAAACGGTTACAATGCAGATCAAACACAACGTGCAAACGCACAAGGTGGTGGATTTGACCCACTTAAGGAGACATATCCAAACACTGTTTATGGTCCTCTTAATGTAATTAAAAACATTATGGCTAGAGAGCAGGGTTTAAAATTTGAACAAGAGTTTAAATTAACTTTTCACTATGATTTACGTGGTTATGGTAACACAAGTCCTAAGGTTGCTTTTATGGACAGTATGGCAAACTTACTAGCGTTGACATACAATAATGCTCCTTTCTGGGGTGGTGCTGTTAGGTATACTGGTAGTGGTTCTCTTGGTAAACCATTTGGTGACTATGAACTACTAAGATCTGGTGATTATGAGGGCTTCTTAAAAGGCCTAGGTAGTCAACTGAGCAATGCTGTTTCTACAGGTTTTGCTGATATATCTAAAGCATTTGAAACAGGTAATCTTGGAGACTCTAAGATCTTAAATAACGTTATTGGTGGTGGTCTTATGAAATTATTTAATGGGCCACAGGGTGGCGCGATTGTTAACTCACTTTTAACCGGAGACCCTACTGGGCAGTGGCATTTAACTATCGGTAATCCACTGAACCCGATTATGATGGTTGGTAATCTTGCGTGTACTGATTCTAGCTTCTCATTTGAAGGGCCGTTTGGTTATGAAGATTTTCCTTCTAAACTAAAGGTTGAAATTACACTTAAACCTGCTAGAATGCGCGATAAGGGTGAGATTGAGAGTATGTTTAATGCTGGAAAAGGTAGAATGTATCTACAGCCAGAATATGGTGGAGACATAGACAATCTTGTAAATGTATCTGCATATGGAAATAAAGATAGACTAGCTCAAGGCTTTAGCGAAGACGCTATACAAAAATTGTCTGACATGTCAGCTGGATAATTATGAATTTAAAGACATTTATAAATAAAACATCTGATGGTATTAGGTATATCCTAACACAACCAACTATGATCTTTGCTAACAAGGAAAACATTACACTGCTTAATCCAGAGCATGTTGTTAATGCTGATCAAGCTGCAAGGCCAGATCTAATTGCATTGAAGTATTATGGAAATCAGAGTAAGCTTGATATGATCTTAAAATGGAACTCTATTTCAGATCCATTTTCAATTAACGAAGGTGATGTCTTAGAAATTCCACATGCAAACGCTCCCTTCTACAAGCTAGAAAGACCGAAAGAATTTGATGCTACAAATAATCCTGTTAAACTACAGTTTATTTCAGGTAAACGCTTGAGCAAAAAGGACCAGCGTAGACTTGATGCTTTAAAGAAGAAATATGGTAAAGATAATCTGTTGCCACCGAATGTAATACCGGTTGGTAAAAAGAATTATGAATATGTGGGCTCTCAGATTAGAATGGGTGCTCAAGCACAAACCGATGCTGTAGTTGATGCTATTAATAGAAATCTTGATGCAGATTCAGGTGATGAGATTAACACAGATCTTCTAGGAGATACAATTACAATTGGCGGTGAAAACACAGGCTCTCAATTTGAGAAGATTCCAGGTGGAGTATGGAGCTGGACTGGTGGCTCTTGGGTTGCTGTTAACCCGGATGTTGCACAAGAAGTTGCAGGCTCACTCTACGGTGAATATGGAGATCCGAACGGTTCTATACAAGGTAGCTTTGAAAGTCAGCTCTATTTTGATAAATTAAGAAATGGTGGCGATGGAAATGGCACTGGTGGCGGAAATGGCACTGGTGGCGGAAATGGCACTAGCGGCACTGGTGGCGGAAATGGCACTGGTGGCGGAAATGGCACTAGCGGTACTTCAGCAGACGAGTATGGAGATAACCAAAACGATGGCGGAAATGGCACTAGCGGCACTGGTGGCGGAAATGGCACTAGCGGCACTGGTAGTACAGCTCCATGTGGTCAATAATAAATTATGAATCTAGACAATAACATATTAGCGGTCGTTGAACCGGCAATTATGCCTACTGCAATTGAGATTGAGGGGCTAGGTGAGGCTGAAGAAGATGGTGGTGCAGATCGCCAGACTAAAGCTATTGGTGTTGATTTACCATTTGTGCTCCTAAATAATTATCAATTCATGCAGAAAGACATACAGAGTTTCTCATTAGATAACTCTGGATTTTTGCCTGAGATGAGGATCCGCTTAGTTGACAGAAAAAATACATTTGGTGTTGATTCATTTCCAAGAGATGGCGATGTGATTACAATATTGTTAACTAGTAAAAACTCTTCTACGTTTAAGAGTATTCACATGGATTTTGACATTACGAGCATTACTAGTAAACAGGCCAGTGAAGGTGATTTTAATGCAATTACCGTAGTTGGGACAGCTAAAGTACCAAGGCTTTACAGCGAAGAGTGTAGAAGTTTTGATGCTGCAGGTTCGTTAGATCATCTAGAAGAAGTTGCTAGAGATTTACAGCTAGGCTTAGCTACAAACATCGAAAACACTGACGATGCTCAAATTAGAATACAAGCATATACATCTACTCTAGATTTTATTAAAGAAACAGTAGACACCTCTTATATTTCAGACGACTCATTTCAAAGGTTTTATATAGATCAATACTATTATTTAACCTATGTTGATGTGAATAGGGTTTTTAATTCTCCTAATCCACCGATAGATGATTTACAGGCCTCTTTTGCATCAGCAATATACAGCACGGCAGAGGATAAAGAAACACCTGAAGAAAGTGATGATATTGAAGCACCTTTAATACTTACAAACCACAGAAACAGTAAAGGTACAAATATGTTTATCGGTGCTTTTAATCTAGTAAATAATGCTAATGATATAAGTACAGCATATGGTTATACTAGAGACGTTGTTATTTATGATGATAACTCAGAAGCCGGTGAAAGATTTCAAGAATTTACAATAGAAGCCTTGAACTCAGAGGAAATGATGGACTATGAAGAGCCTCTAAAAGGCAGGCGTAACGAGGATAGATATGACACTCATAAGAAGCATAAATATATTGGTAGACAGGATGTTGGAGAAGGTGATATTGGTAACGTACATCCAAGCTTAAATTTTGCTAAATTACACCAGGCGCAAAACTTAGCTGAGATAGAAAAGGTTAAACTTAAAGTCTCTCTAGAATCTTTTAACCCATCGATCTATAAGTACCAGAAGATTCCAATTCTTATTTACGAATACAATAAAGAGCGTGTTGCGGCAATGCTCAAGTACAATAAGTTTTTAGATGAACAAGGTTTTTCTGATAAGTTTTTGGATATAGATCCGGGTGTTGCTGAAGAAGATAATGAAGATTCTAAACCAGACCAGGTAGTTAACAGATTCTTAAGCGGTTTTTACGTAATTGAGAATATTAACTATAAATACAACATTGATAAAGGTGGAATAGTACAAGAGGTTACTCTTATTAGAAGAGAATGGCCAGGTGGTTTTACTAACTACGCAGAATAAGAATATATAGTACATGGCAGACTTTGGTAAGATAAACGAATTTAGAAAGACAACTCAATTAAGGAAGATCAATGAGGATCCGACTTACTTGAGCTTCTTCCTTTTGTTTGATACTTCTCGAGAAAATTCACCATTACTATCAGGTGTTGCCGAGGAATATTTAAGAAATGTAGTTAAAGATACTGAAAGAGCTGATCTATTAGCTCGTTTTGTTAAACTTTTAAAGAAGGTTAATACAGAACTGCCTTGGTTTTGGCAAAGCGTATCCGGACTTGAGAATACTAGAAAGTACAATAAGATGGAAGATCCATGGCGAGGTGCTGAGTCGCCATCGCTGGAAATTGAGTGTCTAGAGAATATTGAACTTACTGCTGCTACTCTGATTGATTTATACAAAAGAGCTGCATTTGATTTTAACAGATGGGTTGAAGTAATACCTAAGAATTTACGCCATTTTCAGTTGGACGTGTGGGTAACTGAAGTTAGAGGCTTTCAACAAACAACTGTCGCAGGACTTTTAAATTCAAAAAATAAAGATACTTCAAGGACTGAGATTAGAAATCCAGACGAAACTAACCCCGATAACGCTACTAACGCTGAGATGGCCGTTGACGCTAAACCTCTTTTTGTAACTAGATTAGGCCACTGTGAATTCGATATAGAATCTACTAGTGATATGTTTGCCAGTCTGAGTAAATCGCCAGAAATGGCAAAGTCTAAGATTATTATACACTGGAATACCGCTGAACAGCAGTCGCAAAGGTATGGTGCAAACTTAAACGCTAACCAAGAAAACAGTATAGCGTTCCAAAGAGATCCTGATCCTAGATTAGAGGCATATAATCCATTTGACCCTATTAACCCTATTGATAAGCTTAAAGATAGGGCAAAAGATCAATTAGATGGTGCTATTGCTGGTGTAACAAATATACTAGGTGGACTTCCAGGTGATAGAGGTGCTTTAGGTAATGCACATGGTTCTCTGTTAACAGGGCAACTTGGGCAACTCGCTAACTCTGTAGTTGAAGGTGCACTTGCGCGTCTTCTACTTGGTAATGTACACGGGATTAACGCAGGATCTACAATCCAAGATGCAATAAACGCAGCTAGTTTAAACGGTATAGCCAACGCAGCTGGACAATTATTTAATCAGTTTAACCAGCCTTCAGGTGGAAACGGTAACGATGTAATAACTCCAAAAAAGATCTATCCAGAAAATGCGATAGATAGTTCACAAGGACCAATTAACGAAAGAATATACGAGCCAGGAGTAGACAGTAGTCCAGATGGCAACTTAAACCAGAACGTACATGAATAACAATGAACTTTATAGAGATAATCTTAGAGATGCGCATTGGCTTGGTGAAGTTGTGGTTAACGAAGACCCACTTCTAAAAGGCAGGTGCCGTGTCAAAGTCTTTGGTAAATTTGATCAGTTAACAGACGATGCTATCCCATGGGCAACACCAATGAACAGAGATGCTGTAGGTTCACATCACGTACCTAGAGTTGGTGATATTGTTGCAGTTCGTTTTGATAATGGTAACATCTATCACCCAGAATACTGGTTTCAAGTAGATCAGAATGATGACCTTAAGACTGATGTTCTTGAGGCCTCAGACGCACCACAAGATGTTATAAGCCTAGTCTACGACGCTGAAAGAAATTTAAGGATATATCACTCACCGGAAGATGGTCTTGTGATTACGCGTGGCTCTGGAGCCAAAGAGAGGCCGATGATTCAGATCGACGAAGAGGGTTTTATTAAGATCTCAACTGATGCTAAGATGTTCTTAGACTGTGGTGACATTTTTATCTCAAATGAAGGTGAAGGTGGAGCAGATGAGACTGAACCTGCGGTGCGTGGTCAATCCTTACAAGACTGGTTACAAAAACTATTGGATGACTATAATACACACATCCACCCAACTGGAGTTGGTCCTAGCGGCCCACCAATGCCGCCAACACCAGTTACCGTTGGAGAACTTACAGCTACTCATATTAACTATCAACAAAAGAATAAGTAATGCCAGCACTATGGCCTAAATTCATAACAGACGTTAGTAGTTACATTGCAAACGGCGATGCAAATGCTGGTGGACCAGGAGTTCTGAAAGGTCAAGATAGACCAGGCGCTGAGATTAACGCTAACTTTAACGTTAAAACATATGTACCACTTGTAACACCAAGTGGCCGCAGGAATTTTGGTGAAGCCTTAGCTGGCTTCTATTTAGATGCACTTAAGACTGCACAAACTCCATTTGGTGCAACACACACTCAATCACCAGCAGCACAAATCTTTATTAAAGCCTACGGTGAAATCTTTGAGCAGATCTTTAGAAATGGTGAACCTTATTTAGTAGATCAAAAAGACGCAGACGGCAATGTTACAGAACAGGGCAAAGAATCTCTTGAGCCTTATGATGAAATGTCAACTGAGATTCCAGACCCACCGACTGAAGAAGAACTAGAAGCCGAACGCGAGAAGAAGTTCTGTCAGTTCTTAGAAGAAGAAGGGTCAAGGCTCTACACTTTCTCTTATTTCGAGTTTCACTGTATTGAGCCCAGCGACACACGGGCTCAGATTGAAGATATGTTTGCGAACAGGCTCTTACAACAGTTTGAGAAAATAAGCAGTCCAAACGAACGCTGGAGTTTCTTTGAATGGGTTTCATCTTTAGGTAAAATAGAATACCTAGGCTATAACTTTAGCGGGGTTAATTTAGGCAGTGGCTTTAGTGCACCTTATATTAACGTACATAACAATGTTAAAACAGGAATTGCAGCTGCTGGTTATAACTGGCAAACGTTGATTGATAACGTTTCAAACAAAGTAAGAAATGCTATTATGGCGGCACATCCTGTTGATATTTCTAGCTGGTATAGTGCTTTTGCTAATGTTGTAAATATCGATACTATCGACTCTGCAATTAAAAGACCTGCTGTTAATCCAATTCAAAAACCATGGCCCTTTGGAAATGATAGGCCAGAAAAGGAATTGAACCCAAAACGTATCCAAGTTTCTTATAATAGAGAATCTCCTAGTGAAAGGCCTAAAATATTGACAGATGCTGTTGTTGCCTTCTTTTCATGGAGACCAGATGTAAGAGTTTACTTACCATCTACCTTTACAGCTGGTAGTATTGATGCTTCTTCATTTACAGAGACATTAGCCGATGGTACACAAAGAATCCTAAGTAGATGGCAGAAAACACCGCTACATGTAGTATCAACATATGTGGTTACTGAATATAAAAATAACTGGGTTAGAACACCAGATCCACAGTTAAGGGCTTTTAACTCAAGTAGCACATTTGCAGACTTTAAAGCTCTTAGCGGTGGTACTCTATTTGAGTTTGTTAAATGGCAAGGTGAACAGGCTGAAAATAATGCTGCTGCTTGTGAAGAAGCGCCTGTAGATCTACCGTTTGACTACAGGTGCTATTCAGGTCTATCTATGGACAACGGTCTATTTAATACCGAGGATGGTACAGATCCATGGAAGCAACTTGCTTTAGCTACAATTGCTTATTGGTATAGTACATTAGTACAGCCTTTTAAGGTTTCGCCATCCGCTCTACCAGCTCTTATTCCAGCTCCACTTGGTGGTCTATACATTCCAATTTATTATGGTAGTGTAGATCGACTGGCAAATAACTTGAGAAGAGCTATGCACATGGGGCAGACTTTTTCACAAATACCGGCAACGCAGCCGCCGGCCATAGCTGTCGCTTCTGCACTTGCAGCTACATATGCTCTACATTTATTAGAGTTTAAATTACTCTACCTTGGTGGTATACCAACACCAATTGGTCCAGTGCCAATGCCAGGTTTTGTGCCCGTGGTTTTTTAAGAAAATTAAACGGATATATAATATGTTACACCTTTAATATAAAAATAAATGTCAAAAGAAAACAAAAGGACTAGAATCGGATCGGCAACCGATAGTCAAAAATTAGGTCAAACACCTGAACAAAACGTCGAATCAAACAACATTTCAGAGGAGCCAAAAAATGAGCATAGTGAATTCTATGATTCAGATGGTAATTTTATATGGGAAGCATATGAAGCTACTTGTGTTTCACACACAAGAAAACCTAACCCTCACATTAAAACACAAAAAGGTGACAAAGTTTACTCTCGAGAAGATTATGCTCAAGAGATGTACGACATGTTGCAGAACTCTGAAATCAACAGATCGATTAAATCTAGTGTTAAAATAGGTGAAATCCACGAGGGTATTGTTTATGCAGTAACCCAAGATACAATTACAGTTGACATTGGTTACAGAGAATTAATCTATGTGAAAGCCGATAAAGAACCACAGAGTGTCAAAGAACTTACACCAGGTGAAGAAACTGCAGTTTTAATTACTAACACTGATAATGCCTTTATCTCAGGTTCTGTTTCAGGCGGTATTAAACAGAAAGTCTTTATGGATCTTAGAGACGGTGTTGAATCAGGCAATACTGCTTGGGTAGGTCTTGTTAAGAACATGATTGAAAACGGTGGTTACATTGTTGAAGTACAAGGTATTGAATGTTTCATGCCAGGTTCACTTGCGGGTATCAACAAGCTTGCAGACTTTGAGTCTATTGTTGGTGAAGAACTCTATGTGGTACCAGTATCTTTCTCTGCGACTAGAGGCACAATAGTTGTTTCACACAGAAAATACTTACAGGCATTAATCCCACAGGAGATTGAGAATATTAAAGAGAATGCCGGTGAAGAAATCACAGGTAACGTAACAGGAACTGCTAAATACGGAGTCTTCGTTGAATTTAACAGATGTTTGACAGGTATGATTCACAAGAATGATCTAGACCCAGAAACATTCGAGAAGTTTAAGAAGCGTGAAATTATGCCGGCGGATGAAGTTACCTTTAAAGTAAAGGATGTTATCTCGAACACTAAGATTACTCTAACACAGATCGATAATGTACAAACTAGCCCATGGGATGATATTACTACAAGGTATAAAATTCCAGCTGTTGTTAAGGCTCAAGTAAAAGCCAAGAAAGACTATGGCCTTTTTGTTACAATCGAGGATGGTGTTACTGGACTGCTACACGTCAGTGAACTAGGCGAAGATATAATGAAAGTCTTTAACCCAGGTGATGACATTACAGTCAAGATTACTCGAATTGAAGAGGAGACCCAGAAGGTCTTTCTTAAATTACCATAAGCTACATATTTGAGCCGGATATATATCCAAACAAGAATATATCGAGCTCGATGAATAAACTAAGTAGACAGTCTACAAGAGAGTCAATACTCAATGCCGCCTTAATGGGCATTGAATTTGAATTCTATTCAAAAAAGAACCTAGAAGAAACTCAAAAAATGCTTGAGGATCTTCTAGGTTTACCTATTAGTCTAGAAGAAAAGGCACACTCTGACTTTCAACCAACAGACAAACACTTTAAGATGGAGCCTGATATGTCAGGTGGTTCAGGCTTAATTGAGCTTGTGACTGGTGCGATGCCTTACCGTAATGCTAGAATTGTTATCATTAAGATGTTGGGTTGGATTAGAGAGCATGGTTATACAACAGATAGAGCTTCAATCCACTTAAACATGTCATTTGACAAGAAGTATCTTGAAGATCCGATGATGGTATCAAAGATGAACACTCTTAAGTTTATCTTGGCCTTTAATGAAAAGCAGGTCTATAAATTCTTTCCAAATAGAGAGAACTCGGTTTACGCAAAGTCGATTAAGTTTGTGATGCCAAAGCATGAAGCGGCACACTTTAGCGCCGAGCACGTTAATCCAATGAACTTTGTATTTCCGGACACTAAATACTATGGCGTTAACTTCTTAAAGAAAGAGAAGAACTACCTAGAGTTTAGGTATATTGGTGGTAAAGATTATGAAGAGAGACAAGACGATATTCTTTACATGGCTGATAGATTTATTCTACAGCTCTTTAAGGCATGTTCTCAGACTGAATTTACAGCTGAAGATAAAATTGAGCTTAAGTATATCTTGAATAAGAACTTGCCAATTCTTGAGGCTTTAAAAGACCACAGGAACTTAAATAAGCACTGGCCCAAGATTAACCTCTTAGTCGATCTGCAAGATGACTACCAGATTATTAAAGTACATTGGGATAGAATTAAGAGAAGAGTATTGGACTTAATTATCCATGGCTCTTTAGAAGAAGGTACTATCAACTACGACTCTGACTTTTCTTCAATTCAAGTTAAAGACGGTAAGATGTCGACTTGTTTCTTGGCTGAAAATTACGAGTTTATCACATCTGAAATTAGAGGTAATCTAATTAACTGTAATTTTTATGCGTGTAAGATAGAGGGTTCAGATCTACAGTACTGTAATTTTTATCAGTCAACTGAGGTTAAAGAGTCCAAAATACAGTCTTCATATGTACATGGAAGCTGTAGTGCTGTTAACTGTTACGTTTTCGGTAGGGATGGTATCTTTAAAGGCAGGATGGTCGGTGGTATATTTAGAGAGGGTAACGTTGGCCCGTATGCTAGATTTGACGATACGGAAATCGTAGTAAGTAAAAAAATAAATTCATAAAATGAGTGAAATTAGAAGTGGTAATGAAAATGGTTTAACAACCCCTAGAGATTTTAGTGACGATTGTTTAAACGAGTTTCTAGATGAGATCGGTGATGAGATTACTGGTGCTTGTATGGTACCAGTTAATCTGCCTAAAAAGGAGATCATCAACATTATCAAGAGAGCTAAGAAATGGTTCTACAAGAAATATGAGGACTCTGTAAAGGAGAACTATTATCATATCCCGAAAGAGATTTTTGAGACTGAATATTTTAAGAAGCACAGATGTTTGACTCTGCCAGATGCTGCGGCTGACGGTGCGGGTAAAGTTTATGCTGTTTACGGTGTATATGATCTTGCAAGTGGTTGGAATAACATGGGCGGATCTGATTTAAGATTCCAGTCTGGTGCTGACTTCTCAATCGATAAGATGTTATTTAGAAGAATGTATGATGGTTCAGGACCTGCACAAGCAGCTGAAGAGTTACAATACTATGTACTTAATGCTTCACTTGCCGATCTGTCAAGGCAGATTCTTGAGAATCCGATCTCTTTCCAGTACTCAAGATTAACTGGTGATTTAAAGTTCATGGGTGATACACCAAAAGGTGATATTATTCTAGAGGTTTATGAGACAATTCCAGACTGCGCTCTGTATGATGATGAGATCTTCTTTAGATATATTAGCGCAAAGATCAAACAATCACTTGGTGCCAAATTGGGTATCTTCAAATTTGCTTTACCTGGTAATGTAGACTTTGATTATGATGCAATTAAATCAATGGGTGATGATGAACTTTCTGCTATTGAAGAAGAAATCAAGGGTGATGAAGGTGTGGACTGGATGTTCCATAGCTAAAAGAGATACATATAAAGATGGAATTGTACATTAAATATATAGGAGATCCTAACTATGATCCAAATCAAGTTCATATTGAGAATGAAGTACAACAACTTATAACTCAAATTGAAACTACTCTTTTTACTGATAAAGGAGAAGTTTTAGGCGCTCCTGGTTTTGGCTGTAATTTAGAAGATTTGATATATTCATTACAGTACAATGAACAGCAATTGAAATCAACAATAGAAGGTCAGATAAACGCGTATTGTCCACTGGCTAAAAAATATAACGTGAAAACCGAAATTAGCTTTTTACGAGGTACTGTGAGAGATGTTGCTTATATTGACATCACAGTTGATAATAGTTATCTTGTGCAGGTTTACGTAAATTAAATAAATAAAACGGATGGCAGATCTTAAATTTTTAAATAAGCTTAGAGTAACAGGTGCTCAGATTAAACAGGATGCAAGAACATATATTTCTCGTATCTATAATCGTGCAGGTACCTTGTTCACTGAGGCCTCTCCTTTCGCACAGCTCTTAAATGTAATGAGTGAGATGAGTGAATTGATTATGTTCTACGTAGAAGATTCTTTAGTGGAACAGAATATTTACACGGCTCAACAGGCCGAGTCAATTTACGGTATGTCAAGACTAACTGGACATGATGCAACTAGAGGCTATGCTGCTTTTGGTGAAATTGAGTTTAGGTGGAAGCCGGGCGCTGATTTTGTTAAAATTGCAGGTACTGGTCTAACATTTGATGGTAGAGCTGTTATTAAGTTCGACTCAAATGGTCTAAAGTACACTGTTCAAACACCAAGAGAAAGATTTAGAGTTGAGAAGAGTAATAAGAATAAATTTACATGTGAAATTATACAAGGTGAATATGAATCACAAACTGTAACTGGGACTGGAGAGAATCTTCAGTCTTACAATATAAACGTTAGAGGATTAACTGACCATAACAAAATTACAGTCTACGTAAACGGCGAAGTATGGACTAAACATGTTTCACTCTATGACATGAACGCTAATGAAAAAGCTTATATGGTTAAGACTGGAATTAGCGGCGGATTAGACCTTTACTTTGGTAACGGTTCTTTCGGTATGCCACCGGCAAATGGTGCCACAATCGAGATTGAGTATATTAAACACGGTGGCTCTAAAGGTAATTTGCCTGATGGTTCAGATCTAACTGTAAAATGGGAAACGGAAGGTGAGGATTCAATTGGAGAACTACATGACCTAAATGAATTCTTTGATATAACAGTAACATCTTCTCCGAAGATGGGAGCAGATCGTGAATCAACTGATTTTACAAGGATTCTAACACCACTTGCAAGTAAGTCGTATGTGTTAGCCACTCCAGACAACTATGAGTACTTCTTATCTAAGTACAACCAGTTTTCATATATTGATGCTTACAACCGCACAGACGACCAGTATTTAGACGACGATAACGTAGTTTACATCTTTGCAATGCCAGACTTTAAGAGAAAGTTAACTGCAGGTATGGATTATTTCTCTCTACCGCAACAAGAGATGTTCTTTACACAAAGCGAATATGATGCAATGTATCAGGTGTTGCAAAACTCAGGCCAGATGATGATGGCTGCTGAAGTTAAATTCGTAGAACCAATTGTCAAGAAGTATAGTATGGATGTTGCAATCAGATACTTTGATGGCTTTAGTAAACAAGAGATTGCAAACGACGTAAGAGCAGCTATCTCAAATTATATGCTTAACATTACGAGAAGAGATAAGCTGCCTAAGTCAGACATTGTCTATATTCTTGAAGAGATTGAAGGTATTGATTCGGTTAACGTAAGATTCATTAGCCAGAAAGAAGAAGATGCACTTAGATTGGGTTACTATGAGACTGTAACTACAACTATTCAGCCACAAGAACCAGTTACTCTTGAAAATATCGGTAACGGTAAACAAAAATATGTATTCTTCCAGAAGATTGAGGAGTCTAATCTAGTTAGAATTAACCCAGGAGATTCTATCCCAGACTCAGTTAGAGGCTTAGATCAATGGGGTGATATTATAATGGGCAAAGATGAAGTTGCTATCTTTAGAGGTGGTTGGTTAGACCGCGATGACGATCTTGTCGATGATGATGTAAAATTAAATGAAGAGGCTGCACTAAGTATAAACTTTGATGAAGCTCCTGTGCCTAGAACAATTTACACTAGAGTGCAAGCTGGAAATAGAAAAGCGTTATAATGGAAGCACCCTTTAAAGACTTATTAAGGTATAAACGTAGAAAGATTTATGATGTTGCAAAGCACCGTAAAGACTCTAGACTTAATACTGGTTACGATTATAAGGACAATCTTTTTAATCTGATGACCTCGAAACACATTCGTAGAAATCAGATTATTAAAGAGTTTATGCTCTTTCTTAATGATTATTTTTATAATATTATTAAGGGCGTTAAGCACCTAAAAACGTTTAAAAATTACACAGTAGAAAAAGACGATACTAATGTACGATAAACTAAGATTTTTTAACGGATTTGACTATGACATGAACATGGTCAAAGATGCTGATGGTATCTGGCAAGGTAACGTCTATCTAGATGAAGTATCTGTTGGTCTCTACGAAACGGCTAACATTTTCTTATTAGAGGAGACTGGCTACTACTATGCGGGTCAGACTACATCTGCTACAATGCCAGGTTTGATTCAGCCGATTGAAAATTCAGTTGGTTCAAAACTAGTTTGTAAATGGATTGATGAAAAAGGAACGTCTAGTGATATTTTTATCTACGGTGCGGAAATGAAGAATGGCCAGCCCGTTATTACACACCATAAAGAGTTAACATTAGAGCCACAGCTACAGTCGGTTGCACCTTATAATGTTGTTGATGGTGTTAAGTATTATGAGAAGCTGGACTTTAAAAAATTGAGCAACCAGGCGCTGCAGTTAAATGTAGCTTTAAGATCTAATGCTGACGGACCACACAGGCGCGTCTTAGGTATTTATGATGTAGTTAATGGAATTGAGACACAAGTCGCTCAGATTGCATTCTATGGCGAAGTGGTTGCCGAAGACGAAAGACTTAGAACTTTACTACAAAATTTCGGCGCAACTCTAGATGAAGGAGACTTCCTACTCTTTAAAGAGCACGACATCTCGGAACAAAGCCCAGACTATAAACTCTTAAACAGAAAGCGTAAAGAGCTCTTACTAGAGCTACATAATATTAAACCCTTCGTTGGTACTTACAAGGCAATCTTAAATGCGATTGACTTCTTTGGTTATAGCAATATAACACTAAAAGAATACTGGATGAACGTTGACAAGAGCAAACCTTCTTTTGGTAAACTCTTTGCGATTCCTGTCCCTAATTCTTCGGTGCGCGGTGAGATGTTGCGTAAGAAGTTGACGGTACAGATCCCTTCAAGTACAATGAAGAAGACTAGTCGTTTTAGCCTAGTCTACAGATTAAACGAGCCGAACGGTGGTGTTGACCAGTGGGATATTCCAACCGTTGATGAGATATTTGAGTATACACCGGATGAAATCTTAATCAAGCTCTATGGTTTAAAGCAGAAATTACAGCGTGAATATCTGCCATTAAATACTAAGATTGTAGATATTACAGCAGAAGGTGACTACTTTACTCAGAGAAACTTAAATGTATGGAACGTTCAGAATGAGATTGGTTTTATAAGTGAGGGTCATGATATTAAATTTAAGGTTGCGCCAGAAGGTAGAACTCTCTTTATTGAGGATTTGGGTCTAGTGCTAGAGACAACTTTAGATAAGAATAGTGCTGACTATCAAACATACTTAGGTTTTACACCAGCTGATTTTGCAATAGCAACTACATCTCAACTACAAGAACTCGAAGATATTTACAATGAGTTCTACGAGTACTACATTGAAAGAGACTTAAGGACGTTTAACCAGGATATTCCAGTTGGCTGTCCGGTTATCTTAGACGGTAGTGAAACTTTTAGGGACACTTGGTTCGACGGTGGTTTTACATGGGACGATGCTATTGACCCGAACTCACAGCTCTTAGTAACTTGGGATAACTGGTGGAAACGCTGGGTTTATGAAGTTGAATGGCTTGTAACTGGACCTAATGGTTTTAGCTTTGAAGTTCGCGGTGATATTGACAACTATCTAACAATGCCAATTATAGTACCTTACGAAGGCAGCTATACGGTTGAGATGAGAGTTTATGACCTTTTTGGCCATCGATCACACTATAGAGAAAGAGATCTTTTTCAAGTTGAACTAAAAGACGTTGAACTCTATGGAGTCTATAAGTGGTTAGACCCAGTAAGATGGAATGATAAAGGCTTAACTTGGAATAAGTCAGGTGGCTATTGGGATAACGCTCAAGACAGTAGTGTAACTGTAGACCAGGCAATTGCAAGTCTATCCAATACGCTAGACAGGGCTAATTATTTACACGATGAAAGCCAAGGTATTAGGTTTTCAATGGTAAGAAGGTATAATGACACGTTAACTGAAACTGGTTTTTCAGAGACTACTGGGCCGTACCAATTTGATGAATCTAGGTTTAGATGGAGAGACACTGAACATCTTTCTTGGAATGCAACTAGGGTTGGTAGTGATTTGTCTGCATCTTTTAAAGTTTACGATATAGAGAATGGCGATGAAATTGCGATTGACTTTAAAGATCCAAATACTGAAGTTATTACAACAGGTTCACATGTGATTACAAGCAATACGGCAAGCTCGCCGGTTAACACAGCTCAATATGAAGCTGAATGGGAAGCAATTAGAGATGAATTAAATAACTCAACCAATCCAATCATTCAGAAGTTTAACTGGAACGCAGTTTTTCACGATACTAATGGTGACGGCTATGCTGATACATTTTTGTATATGCTGGCTGTAGGTAAAGAGTACTCTAAGAATTATGACTTTGAGAGTGTTACCGTAACGCCAAATGGCGCAAGTGCTATTTTAGCCGATGGAGAATTACACGTGGTTCACTATAATCCAGGTTTTGATGATACTAAGATTTTTAGAGAATATACTGAGGTTGAAAGATCAACTCACGTTACAATTGCAGCTGATGCTACTAACATGCCGGGTATTAAAAACCCAAAGTGGGGCATTGTAAACAGAAGCAACCCTGAAATAAATGATATATACTATGATAGTATGTGGTTAACCTACATATTCCAAGACCCAGGTACTTATGAGATTACACTTGAGGTTGAAGATACCAATGGTAACCACAACGTCGTCAAACGTAATATGATAAATGTAAAATAATAAACAAACAAAAATGGCAAACATTACACAAATCTTAGGAACAGATTCTATCTCATCTTCTAGGCCAGTTATTAATAGTAACTTCCAGCTGGTGAATGATGATATTGCTGATCTACAGGCACTTCTAGATCCTACAAATGCTACTATTCAGAATATTTCATCTGCAACAGTACAAAGCTTGACAGTACTTAACGGTACAACAAACATTGCTACATTTACAGCATCCGGTATTGATTTAGACGTTGATGTTGAATTTGCTGCAAGAACTACGATGGCCGGTGAAATTGTAAAGCCTGGTGTTGAAGGTAGCGCTGTAGTTCCAACTGCAACAACGTCTCCGGGCTCTTTAGCCGAGTCAGCTTATTTTGTAAATACGGCATTCTTGTTACCGGCAGGTATCGAGGGTCAAGAAGTAACCATTATCAACGTTAATACTAGTGCTGTTACAGTTGGTGTTCAAGCAGGATCAACTTTAGGAGCAACTTCTATTAGCTTAGATGGACAGAACTCAACAGTAACATTAAGATACATCGGTACAGTTTGGTATGTGATCTCATCACACGCTGCAACTATATCGTAAGCAATAAATTAAAAGAATATAAATGGCAACTCCGTTAGTTAGAATACCTCAACCAAGAGGCGGCACGATGTACGCTTTTGCGTCTTCTGCTAGAGATATGACTAGGGCGTTCAATAACCCTGACCTGAACTTTGAGTTCAGCCGTTATGCGTTATTGGATTTACCTGACTTTACACAATCCACAAATGGTGCAAATACAATTGACTTTAGTTTAAACCTGGTTAATGCATCTGGAAGTGCTTATTCTGCCGGCGCGCCAAACATTGATTTTGCACAGACTTTTCAGAATTATACATTAAATGCTGAAGAGCTCTTATTACAAGATGACGATTACGATCCAATAATTCTACAGTCAGATGCTGAAAAATTATTCTTTAAATGGTTAAGCAATCTAGGTGCGATTAGATTTAGAACTGCTGATTCAAACGAGGCTACAATCGGCGCTCTAACCGAAGAGAACAATTCAATTCAGACTGGTGCTGTTTATGATCGAGTAGTTAAGTACATTGGTACAATTGACGCTGAGAACGATATTGCATATAAAGGTAATGCATATCATGAAGTTTACATTAACGTGCCAACTTCAGTAGGTTCAACGCCAACTGTTCTTTTCCAGCCTAGACAATATAACACAACAGCAACCAAACTCTATGCTGATAATGTAATTGAAGGCAGATCGGGTCAAAACCACCCAGATCCAAACATCAACTTATTATCAGTTGTAGATACTTACGACGTAGGCACAGGTGAGGCCTATTACAATATTAATCCAAATGCAACCGATAGCGTACAAATTGTTTTTAACGATACCTCATATGCTCAGATTACAAATGTATCTGATGTTGAGAATTTATTAGACTTTGCTAAAACAGGCCAGCAGTTTACTTTCAATGCCATTTTGGTTTACTATGACTTATATAGCGCTTCTAATCCTTCACAAAGGGCGACTAACTTATATGGTATTCTAATCTTAGATGAAATTCAGTCCACTGGCGGAACTGGTTCTAAGATTCACGAGCAGATTAAATTTAAACCGAATGAAGTAACAGGACTTAACGGTAATGCCTTCTCTTTGAAGCTTAACCTTAAGTTTAACTCTTCTCTAGATAACGTTGGTGTTGAGACTTCAGTAAATGACTTTACTACATTCTCAATGGATCTGTTTATGGATACGACGACTGCTCTTGAGAATGCAACTGAGTTATTAATTGAAGCTAACAGAAGATATGGTTATCTAGCAGAGAGGCTGGATAGCGTAGAGAATCTAGTAGTTGGTAGTCAAGAGAATGATGAACTAGTTGCTAGAATAGCTGAGGTTGAAGAGCAGATGCAGAATGCATCTCTACAGCTACAAGACTCAGATTCTCTGTTACAACTTATTACTAAAGCACACGACCGTATCAATTCAATGATTGACGGTACTATCCCAACTGAGATCCAATATAATACTGACGTAATCTTTGCTGGTGCAGGTACAAGAATTGATAAGTCTAATCCTGAAAAGATTAAGATTATAAATGATGTAAACGGATACTCTATCACACCTGCATTTACATGGGATCAAGTTGGTACTCCGACCTTGATTACTACTAGCAGTCCGTTTGACGTTGGTGCATCAGGCCAAGGCGCTCAAGCTTTTGGTATTTATGCTAAATTAGCAAACTATACAAATAGGCTAAGTTTACAGAACTTATTAACCAATGACCCTAATGATGATCTAGATATATACATTGACGATGGTTCATTTGCATGGAAAGCTGGTCAATTATTTAAGATCTCTTTCGATACAATAAACATGGGTGGTAACTCAATTAACATATATACGGGCCGCGCTACTGGGTACGATAAGACAATTGCAACTCTACAGCCGGTACAGCTTATTAGTGATAAGCCATATATTGAGGTTGTGTGTATCGACCCTATAAACTACATTTTTGAAGTGGATATATTAAGATAAGATGAATACAAATAACTCAATTTCTAGCACGGTTAAGAAACTTCTCGAGATCAATACTAACTCGTTGAAGACCTTCGAACGTATAAACGAAGCGATTACAACACAAGAGAAGAACGTGCCACTTGAAATCTTAAACGGTGAAGGTGGGACAACAACTGTTTATGTGCCTTCTTTTGGCTACATGAAACGTGAACTTGAGCGTTTAGATACTAATCTTAAAGCCCTAAGCGGTCTTGGTAAAGGCAATACTAAAGTAAGGCTTTCAGATGGTACTTACCAAAATGTAATTACATCTAGACTTAAGAGCCCTGCAAACGATATTAGAACTTTTACAAAGCCGGATCAATTTAAGGTAAAGTCTAACTACTTTTTTGAAGACTTTTTGAACCCGCTTTTATCAGTTTCATTTAATGTTACAAATCAAATTCCAAGCGATACCGAGCGAGTTCTTGTAAAAAGAATTCTTTTTGACAATACTAGCCAGGCTGCTGTTGACTTCTTTAACGAGAACTTCTTAAACCAAGAAGAAATTGACCATGCACAGGCAATTAGAGATATTGCTAACAATAACATTTCATATCAAGTTGACGAAGAATTAAGAGACATGCCTTATCAGAGTGTTCTCTACTTTGGTTCTTTCGACGTTTTAGCAATAAATGACTCTAAGAGAACAGTAACTATTGACGGTCAGACTAAAAGAAAGGCAGTTAAAAGATACCGCCTAGACAAGCTAACATATACAGATTCTAACAAAGACGTTAAAGATACCGAGGTCTTAAAAGAAGGTGATGAACTTATCGTTAATACTGGTAAGATGACCACTAAATATAAGGCTACTAGAGTAGACAGTTCGACAAGAGAGGTTGAACTAGAGCTTGTAGAAGGCTTTGAGGCTATTAGGATTGGCGCTAACGCACTTAAAATTTATAAGAATACAAACATTCAGCTGAATGTAGAAATCAACGTAGGGTTCAACGAACGCGTCCTAGTGTTTGTTAAAGCAATTGACCCGGATTCTAAAATTCTAGCTGAGAACTGGTCACCTGGTGTTGGCTTTTATACTAATGACCTGAGTAGAGTTGATGAGGACGGAAACGTTATAACTCTTGCAAATTATTACAAAGAAGAAGTTGCTGACTTTGGTCAATTTATCAGAGCACTAAAAGAGGACTCAATACCACCTTCAACTGAGGGTATTACGCCAGATGCTCCAACAATTGACGCTGCAAACTTTAGTGTTGTACAAATTAACAGACACTTAACTGATAATGATGCTGCTAACAAGATTAAGCAGTTGTCAAGAGATAAAGTTGCAGTAGAGGAGGCAATCAAGAAATTAGACGATACAATCGTTAAGAAGAGATCTGAAATCGCGACTAAAAAATACACGTCGCAGATTGAGTCTGATAAAGACAGAAACCAGTTAGCGAGCTTAGTTGAGCAGCGAACTTCTGAAACTAGACTCTACGGTTCTATTGTAAACCAGGTTCAAAGCCTTTCTTCAGATACTAATGTTACTAACGTAACTCCTAAATTTAGAATTAGAGGTTTCTGGTCTATTCCAGCCGATAAAAAGGTTGCTTCAACCACAGATCAAAGAGTTGTACAATTTGTTATTCAGTACAGATACCTTTCAACTAGCGGTAAAGCACCTGAAGTTTCTCAGTTGACCTTTACCGAAGATGCTAGAGAGAAAACAGCAGTCTTCTCAAACTGGAATGAAGTTAAAACACCAGTTAGAGAAAGAGCTAAAGATCCAGTAAGTGGAAAGTTTGTATGGCAAGACTCTTTAATAGAGGACGGTCAGAAAGTTAACTTTAACCAGCTTGACATTCCTATTCAACAAGGTGAAATCGTTGAGTTTAGAATCAAGTCTGTTTCTGAAGCTGGCTTCCCAGCTAATCCAATCATGTCAGACTGGTCAGCTCCGATTACAATTGCGTTCCCAGATGCTGAGTTAGACACGACTGATCTACAAGATATTGTTGATCTAAACAAAACAGAGTTAACAAGTGTCAGACTAGCAGAAGAGCTAGACTCTAAAGGAGTTTACACACATGTTGGCGACTCATTTACTGCTAACGAGAGCTACTATGCGCACGTTGCAACTAATCTGGCTTCGGGCTTTTTATCACCTGAACAAAAGCCAATTTCAGTTTACGATAAACTGGCTGAACTACAGCAGAAAATTGAAGCGCTACAACAACAAATTGAAAATGCCAAAGGTGAACTTCTAGTTAAACTTATTGCTGAAGACGGTACAGTAACTATTATTAACAAGAATACTAATAATAAGATCTTTGCTGGCTATTACGTAGATGAGGTTGCTGAAATTTCAATTAAGAAAGGCCACATTGTAACTAAGACATTTAAACTCCTACTTGAGAATACTAAAGCAACTCAACTTGAATTAATTTCGAGAATTGCCGGTGAAAGAACAAAACCAGCTTACAGATCTTCTGCAAGTGGTTCTGTTGCAGGTATACATAGCTTTGGTAACGTAAGTAACGACCAGGGTACTAATGATGTTGATGATAAGATAGTATCAGACATTTATTACACAAGCAAAGGTAAATATGATCTTGCGCCTATTCTTTACCAAAACTTAACAGGTACCGAATTAACAAGATATGATCTATTACAACCAGCGCCATATCAGTCTGCTCAGAGAAGAGGTCAATTCATTTACTCAAGGTATATGGATATTGCTAACGTTGAGCCTCTGTATGCAGTGAATGCGGTGACAAACCAGCAAATTTCAAGCACTAACTTTAGATACTATGAACATACGTTAAGTTACGGTACGTTTGAGGGTAGTGATGCTAACTTCTTAACGCCTGATGGCGATGCTGATTCAACTAATTATATTTGGGCAGGTTCTTTCGGTAGATACTGGTCTTCATCACAGCAGACCCCACCACTGATTCAATTCCAAGAATGGGGCGGTTACGACCCGGAAGCAGTTGACTGTACTGCAATTACAAGTATTAATACCACTACATACAACAATGGTATCTTTATGCATAAGGACCATCCAGATATTGAAACTTTCTTTGGGTCAACATATCCACAGGCCAATTCAGATCCATCAGATTTAAAGGATAGCGAACAGGTGCAAGCGCTACAAGCTATTGTAGACAGTGGTATCTACACAATGCCGATTACAGCTAATATACCGAACGGTGCTCTAACCAGTACGCATTTAGGTTTAACAGGTTATGCTCTAAAACAATTAGGCTTTAGAGATACTAACAACATGATTACGGCTGACAGAAGAACGTTTAAAATGTCTTTCGATGCCAATGATCAGTATCTACTAGGAGGTCGCTCTTGTGGTGCTTTCTTATACATGTCGCCAATTAACTTATTCTCACTTTCAATTGATGGTGATAATGATCTTTCTAGAAAACACTTAAATCAGGGTGATGCTAATGCTATTGCAGTTGATATTGTATTCCAGTACAGAATGACTGATTACGCCGGTAACGATACTACGACCGATATTGGTAACATTGCAGGTTTAAGAGGTTCTAGTGTTTCTAACGTTACGTATTCTAAGAAAATTGGATTAGATATATTCGACGAAGGTGACGATCAATTCTCATTTGACTTAGAAGTATTTGCTAAATACTCAGCAAAAGGTAGCAATATTAACTCGATTAAGGCTGCTCAGCTAGTTGCAAATACGGCTGTTGGTAATGATGTTTCGGCTGCATCTCCAATCTCACCACTAGGCTTTACTCTTTACTCTAGTTAAACTTGTTTATCTCAAGTTTCAGTCTATGATATATAGATTGCAGAAGCTATATAAAAAAGAAGGCAATAGATGGCATTACAATCAATTAACTTATATTCTAAAACTGGAATAACTAATCCATGTACTGGTGGTGGTCAGGGTACATTAGGCGTTTTCTATTGGGATGACGATGATGGCTCCAGCGGTAGTCTAACACCGAACTCTTTAGACACTATTGTAAGTAATAGTAAGGAGATCTATAATGATAGCTTATTTCAAAGTTTAGCACAGGATGGTTGGTATGCTGAGTCTCTCTTTCCTGGTCAAAATCAAGTTGATGTGTATCAGTTTCAGAGTGGTAGCTGGGGGAGTTATACGCAATGTCAACCTTCTGCTACAGCTTCAATTACAGTTTATTATAAAGACCCTAATCAATTAGACCCTAGTGTAGGTCCTGATGACACTAATCCTTGTGACCCTAATGTCAGCGCATCCCAGGAAACAATCTACTATGACTCTACTGCCCAAGGTGGAGTAGGCTTTGGTTTAACTCTAGCACAGGCTATTCAGTACAACGTAGGCGTTTTTTATGATTTTAGTCTGAGTCAACAACTAGATGACGGTTGGTACGCTGACGATGATTTTCCAGATTCTGTAAATGATGTAAACGTTTATCTTTTTTTAGGAGGCGCTCATTATTCAAATCTAAATACTAACGGTTATATTATATGCCAATCAACGGGAGGGACCTCTACAACTAGTGGAACTAGTGGAACTAGTGGAACTAGTGGAAGTTCTGGGACTGCAGGTGCTTTTTCATTAAGAGTAACCGCAGCAGAAGCAGCGCCTTTTTTATGCCAAGATGTCACAGATGATGATCCCGATTCAACAATTCCTTTCTATACTATACACTATTGGACATCTAGTGGTCCTTTAACACTAGCTCAAGTAGCTGATGCAAATATACCTATTTTCTCAGATGAGAATAGTGCTGTTGACTACGGCCTTCGTGTTCAGAGTGGAGTTACACCAACGTACAGTGGTATTATTAAGTTTAGTGGTTACTTTAGAGAATTTAAGCAGAGAGGTATATTCTATTGGGAATTTAATGACTCTAATCCGGCGAATTCTAAGTGGAGGAGCGAGTTACAAGATGATTGTCCGCCTATTCCAGAACCACAAGCATGGCCTATAACACTTTACCATGATAACACTTTGTCTAATCCAGATAGTATTTCAGAATACTGCTGTAGCAATAATTCAACTTCAGCAGTGTGGTATTACTGGAGTGTAAATCCTTATCCAAATCTATTAACTTTAGCTAATGCTGGTATTTTACTCTACAATACTGCAAATGCAGCTGAAATTTCTTTATTTCCTGAACTTATCCCATTTGGTATATGGGGAGATGACACTGGCATTGGCACTGATAAACTGCTTAAATTTAGACCTAATGATGATCTTCAACCAACATGGTTCGGCCTAGACGATAGTGATACGGAGACAGAGAGCCCTAACATCACACAATATTTTAACTGTGGTTATTTTACTCAGCCTGCTGGTAGCCCGAATACCAACATACAGAGTACAAGTCCTTTTGCGAACAAAGTATTTTATGCTTTTCATTCATGTGATCCAACAGCGGGCGAACATATTTTACATGTAGTCGACGGGCAGCATTTTGCTAACGTTGACAACTTTATGAGTGACTTTATAGAAACTCTAGTAAGAACTAACCCTAAGTTGACAACTATTGAAACTGGCGTTATTGGCTGTCAAACTTACAAGCATAAAGTTATTGCAGAGAGCATCGAAGAAGCAGTGCAGCTTTTAAAAGCGGAAAAATTGAACGGTGTCAAATATTATGATGCTGTACAAGAGTCTGAGTTAAGTGATTTAGGTATTGGTGACTTTGTAACTCTTAGTATTTACGCAGACTGCTGTGATTGTATACAAAGATTAAACGATAGTAGGTATCAGTTTGGTGAAACTGGTGTTGTTCAACCAGCTGGCCTAGGGCCTAACTTTGCAGTAGAGAGAAATGCAAAGCTGGATAACGTTGCTAAACCTCTTTTAAGAACTAATCCTAAACTAACAACTAATGTTAAACTTGTTGTTAACTCAAGAGATGAACTATATCTTGATTCGATCAGTGCAACTGATGATTTAGCATCTGCTAATTACAAGAAGTTCCCGGTTAATCCAAGAGGATCGTATGCGTATGATCTGACTAGATTCTACACTAAGAATAAAACACCGCTTGAAATAGTTTACACAACTAAGAGGCGAGATTCTGACTTCTCTGTTTTCTCTGAGTATGAGAAACAGATCGAAGAAGATTACCATTACGGTACGGCAATGAACTACTCTAAGTTATATGACGAGGAGTTTAGAATGTTTGCTCCGATCTATGTTGATCTAAATATGCCTAAGAAGTTTGTAATCTACAGGATAAACGACCCTAAGGATAGTACTTCTTTTACAGATAGTGCTCTTGGCAACGAAGCTAGAATTAAAAAGTTAATTGAGAAATCTGAGATTGTTAAGGTTTTTGATCTGACTAAAAATAGTAATATCGGTAAGTATTTAAGAAATTACGTACAGGATCAAGCCTTTCCAAAGGCTCCGATTACATTCTCATTCGAAGAGAATGAAAAGACTACATATAATGGTATTGATTTAATTAAAGGTGGTTTTACTAAGAAGGCTGAGTATATGCATAACGATTTTATACTTAAAGATAAGCCTTTAGTAGCCGCTAATGATTTTGTTACAGATGGCTTTAGAAGAAACCATATTGCGGCTGCAAACATCATCAACATGGAATTCTTGTTCGATGACCCACATGCAAGTACTTATTCAGTTAACAGATATATTGGTCTTTACGTAGATGATATTGAGACTGGTTCTGGTCGAGTTTCTTCGATTAGAAATGGTAGTATTATCTTTAAGAACGTGAACTCTAACATGAGCTCTACGTTTGACTATGCGGCAATACCTTCTTATAAGATGTTAACTGAAATGCCAATTTTAGCATATGCTAGAACTGGCGAAAATTACTATAAGCTAGATAATACAAAGAGCTATGACCATAGTAGACTGGAGCTTAGAGTTCAGGACTCTAGAAATGAGATCCCAACACAGCTGGGTATACAGTACAAAGGTCAAACAATTGACATAAAGGCTAATCCTAACAGGGGGTTTGACTTTATCAAAGTTAAAGTTGTCGATATTCCAAACCACAACGATAAAATTGCACTGGCTACAGTAAAGAATGAGTCTTATAGATTTACTTTTGTTAAATTTGTAGCTAATGTTAACGTTCAGATTGATGATTCAGTTGGTAATACAATAACTTTTAACACTGGTGCTGATATTACTACAGCTCTTTCTAACGTACAAACCGCATATACAGCTCCATTTGCTGATGTTTACAACCTTGAAATTTTAGACAATGGCTTTATCTTAACCGAGAAGTTAGCCAATCTACTTAATCTAGCACCAGAAGTTACCACATCGAATGGTAACGTCTTTAATAGAAAGGAGATCTATACAAACGTTGAGATACCAAACAGATCTTATTATGCCGCAGATCCAAATACTGCAAGCCCGAATTACTTAACCAAAGGAACTTTCAGCGGACAATACTTTTCTGCTGCTGGTAATACTAGAGATGTCGCTATTGCTTTAACTAAGTTAATTAGAGAAAGAGGAGACTTTGATGCATTTAACATTGGTGATGAGATTTATATAAGTGTTAAGATACCGGGTTATAAAATTATGCAGCAAGCATTCTTAGTTAACAGGAATAATACACTACCGTTCTTGGAGTTTGATGCTATTAACGTAGACTCTGATAACGAATTAGAGCTAGGAGATTTAGCTATCGGTACTTCTGGCAACTGGGATGCGTATTTCTTTAAAGGTGGTAATTTAGAGAATAAGAGTATTTTAGTGACTAAAGAAACTGCTCCAATTATAAGTGTAGGTGAGTATTTACCAACTGCATATAAGGGGCGTTATAATAGAGTCGTAGATATTGTTCAAGATATTACAGACCCTGCCGGTGATTACTTAAAGGTTATATTATCTTTGGAGAACTCAGTTAAGGATGGTGAGGTTAGAGTTTTTGTAGATAGAGACTTAACGATGGGTCTATTCTCAGCATACTCAATTTACGATATGGACTTTGACTTCCACGATACAGCTAATTCTAATCTTAAAGAATTGAATCACGAGACAATAGACCAGATAGTTTATGAACCTTATAGTGGGGTTAGTCAAAATACTAGTCCAGGAGCAGGTGACCTAATAAAAACCGATGTTCTAGATGCAGCTTACGAAATTTCACCAGATTTATATTTTGCTAATCTACAGCCTATTCTTGGCAACGAAGATATTGATGATGTTGACTTAGAATCAATCGGAAGTGAGTACGATAGGCTTTCTGAAAATGAAATCAAAGAGTTTGCAATAGGGTCAAGAGTTGTGCCTAATATTAACAAGTGGGTTCTAAGAAATGGAAATACTGTAAGAGAAGAGCCTTATCACTTAAACGCTAATAGTGCTTTTGGTAGAACAAACTTTGCACCGGACCTTGAAGTTACAGAACGTGATATAAAAGCATTTACTCATGAATGGTTCTATATTGAAAACTTACCAGATTATTTAAGGTTCTGGCAGATTAACAATACTTTTAGTTACATTAACTTTATTAAAGGGTTTGATCTAACTAAAGACCTATTTAAGAGAGTTGACTACGACTACTTCGATATGTTCATGGTCGGCGAAGGTCACGAAATTGATCTTTATAATGATGATCCACTTGAACGAGATTCAAGTCTTTTCAATATTAACAGTTATGTAAAATCTAATCTACGTAAGAAATACACTATCATTGACAATGGTTCTTCTGAAACTTTTGCAAATACTATATTTAAGGGCTTAAATGTGACTCTTAAATCTAGAAAAGAGTTTGTTAATAGCGTAGCTTCAGAATTTGTAAAGAATACCGAGTTCAACGGTTATAAGTTTAGTATAATGGTTAAGGTTAACAATCAAGCTTCTAACAATTCAATTGATTTTGAGGTTATTCAGAATAAGAAGTTTAAATTTGTAATCTTCTATATTACGTTGAATACGGGTGATGTTTGGGCATCAGATCTAAACAGAAAGCTATTCTATGAACTTAAACACCAACTTAACTATAACACAGTTACTAATAAATACGTTTATGCTGATATAAACATTTCCGGCGCATTAGACTTAAAGGCTATTAATTTTAACGGTTTAAGTCCTTATCGAGTTTATGGTATTGACCATGCGGATGGATCAGTTTCTAATTTTGATTCTCAAATATCTAAGAATACTTCAGGTACTTATAATAATATTGTAATTGACTTAGGTGCTATTGGTGAATATCAAGTACAAGTCTTCTCAGTAGAATCTGATAGTGAACTTTTCATACAAGGTAGACCAACTAAAGTCGGAGGGTCTGTTAGCGACCCAGATTATTATTTAGATACAGTTGCTTTAAATATTGCTGATCTTAAGAACGCAACATATACTTATATTGGCGGTGGTTTTAACGCACAGCAATTGATACTTAATGAATTAACTGCCGGTAATGTCTCTAAAGTACTTAACAACAACGATGACAGAGTTACTTATACAACTATCGAGAGTGATGGAACTGTAAATAATAATAGGTTTACTATTAACTTTAATGATGGTAAAGAGTTTGTTAAGAAGGTAGATCTAACCACAGTTGAAGACGTTGATAAACCGAAGAGCTATAAATTATTAAGCACTGGTGTTACAGCAAAGTTGACTATAAGCGATCCGGTCGCTGCTAAAGAGAAGTATTATGATGATTATAATAAGTCTAAGAAAACAATAGGCTATAACATCGTAGCTACTAATCCATACTATGCATTCATGGTAAGACACTCAGGTGATTATACTATAGATCTAGAACCTGTAGTTACCTTTACGGACATTTATACACACTTTAAAACAAATAGAAAGCACTCTACTCTAGATTTACGTGAACAACTATTTGAGACGCCTCTATATAAACACAGTCTGACTAGTTCAGCTGAGATTAACGTTGCTAGATCTTACTATAATAAATTCAATAGATGTGGTGTTGCTTTTAACGTTGGTTTTATTAAAGACTCAAACGTGATGAAGGTGGTTCAAGGTGAAGCTATTGTGCCTCAGGCGTCAACACATGATTTAGGTTGGGGTAAAATTAAGAACCATTACTATCATAAGGTTAATGAGATTAATCCGAACGGTGTGTTGAAACTGACTAAAGGTGGAGACTTTTTACCTGTTTACCCGGTGATTGATGAGATAGCAATTGACTACAAAGATGTTAATGTCTTTAAGTCTTCTTGGGAAGATGGATATTACACAAGGTCTCTGGCAGGTGGTAATAAGGTTAACGTTGCGGGTACTTTTGATACTGCAGAAGAAAGATCTTATCTGGGTTCTACGGTCATGAAACTACAAGATGCTTATTTCTTAACAGAGTTTACAGTTCAGTTTGCAGGCTCGGAAGAAGAGCTAGACGATATTTTAAGAACTAATAATAATGAGAATGATGTTGTAATCTACGAAGACGATCAGACACTAATTGCTGACTTCTACATGAATGACGTGGTCTATCAAAAATTAAGTGATCTCGGTGCTTTAAATACGCTTTCTCAGTTTATTGACCCGGTAAAGTCAATTGGTGATAAGACTACGCTGAGTGATGATATGCAGGACTACGTAAACAAGAACTTGATTCAAGCGTTTACAATTGACCAGATTGACCTTTGGGTAAGTAGATTTAAAGGTGCTCAGTCTAATATATTAAGCACTTCAAGTCTTGAGGGTCTAGATGACGGCGGCTTTACTAGAGATCAGAGCTTTACTTATAGCTTACATGGTGATACACCGCTAAACTTCAGGTTGATATATAACAAAAGACTAGGCTATTCTTACAATATTAGACCTATGATAAAAATACAGTCCTAAAATGGCAATCAACATAAAAGAAATATTAACTAATGATAGCGATGTAATTAAAGTTGACAAGACTAATTACAACTTTGATCAGCTTGTTGCTAACGGCGGTGGACCGATCGGGATCAAGGGCCAGAAAGGCGAACTTGGAGGTGTCGGTACAACAGGAGCAAAGGGTGAAAATGGTGATGAAGGAGCAAAAGGAGCAAAAGGAGATACTGGCGCTGATGTTAACAACTGGGGTAGAATAAGCTACGACAGCGCTACAGACGCTGATATATTAAAACCGAAGAGAGGTGGTACTACTGATGAGCCTGTTTCTATTATTCTAGGCGATGAAGCCTATGTATACGGTGTAACAGATGGTATTGACAATCCAACTGCGTGGTTAAATATAGTTTTACCTGATAGTCCAAAATACAGTAATTATGCTAGTTTTTTAAACAGCACTTCTTCTGTTTTAAATCTTACAAGTTCAACCCAGTCAAGCGTTGATACTTACCAGATTAGCCATGGAACTTCTACAAATAGTGTAGACTTTAAGATAGACATTAAGAATAGTTTATACTTAAATGCACCTGATTTAGTGCAGATTACATCTAATACTGCGATTAAGCTTAATGCTGCTAACAACAATATTACATTAGGGCCAGATACTGGTACTTCTTCAGGTCTAATTGACTTAAGAGCAGATAGTGTTATTGCTAGAGGTAATTTGACAGTTGAAGGTACTACTACTGGTTATATTAAAGTGCCAAATGGTACTACGGCTAATAGACCAACCGGTGCTTATGGTATGATCCGCTACAATACTAATTTAGATGTTGGTCATAGCAGTGATAAAGGTAGTTTAGAGACTTTTGTTCAGCACCCAGAAGGAGATTACTGGAAGCCTTTGGGTAATATGGTAGACGCAGACGGCGATACTTTTATTACAGTAGACTATGCTGAAAACGATGGAACTGATAATGTGATTAGACTTAATGTTGGTTATCTTAGCGGTAGTTCTTACTTAACAGAAGTTGTTGGTACTTTTGGTGAAACTGTAAGTGATGGAACAACAGATATTGATAGAGTATTTAAGTATAACAACGTTATTTATGCAGCTGATGATATTTTAGTGGCAAATGATTCTGGTTTAAGGATTAAGGAAAATGGAGCAACACCGGGCGGTAGTCAAGTTGCTGCACAGAATAGCGGTGCTGCAGCTGCTAATAGAACTTTAGCAGATTACTTTTATAGAGAAAGTGCATTACAATATGACGTTGATGCATTTACTGACGGTACTCCATTTACTAATACGGTCACTGCTTCTACATCTAGCTACAGAAGAACAAATCAGGTTATAAAGGCTCTTGGTTGGGATCCGTCTGTTGGAAGTACTCTATCAAGCGCAAACGTAGCTATTATCATTGACCACAATAAAACAAAAATGTCTTATGTTAAAGTTGGGCATATGGTAACGGTTTGGGGAAGAATCGATTATTTCCCTTATTCAATAGCCAGTACTAACTTAAGTACAGAAACACCAGATATTAATTTTGATGGCACAAGCGGATCATCTGGTATTACTACACCTTCTAGAAGAGCTGCATTTGCAATAGGTAAACCAGCTACTTTCCCATATACTTCTGGTCTTACAGATACTAGAGTTGTATTCCCAATATCTGTTAGTTTAACAGCACAAGACGGTACAGCTGCTAGTGTTGGTTTTAGATATTTTGGAGTTATTGAACCAGGTATGAATGTGTTTACAATTATACAAGTAGATGATAGTACTGGTTTTATACCTGACGAAGCGTCAGAATCAGCCGATTCACACCACGCTAAGCATTTAGATATTGATGATTTAAAAGTAACATCAGCTACACCAGGTGAAGTTATTACATTAGAGTATAACTTTAGCATGCCTACTGATATAAACTCATATGATCTTAGTTCTAATTCTCTTGCTATTTACACTGAAGCTGAACTTACACAAAACCAAAACCAAAACCAAAACTAGGGATGATAACATTAACGTACGTGTTAGATAAATTAAAAGCTATTTGGCAGAATAAGCAACTCAGGAACTTCTTGATAATTGTTCTTGTTGCTCTATTATTCTTAAAACAATGTAATCAAATCTCTAATCTAAAAAGAGAAGTCGATCAAGTTGAAGAAACTGCAAATAGAAACTTTAATAATTACAAGGCAGCTCAAGATACAGTTAGACTTTTAGAACTTAAAAATGGTAAGCAAGCTGCTACGATTAAGAGTTATGAGTTTGATATTGCTAACCTAGAAGAAGAACAACATGGTTTAATAGCTAAGTACCGGGGTGTTTTAGATATTAATAAGGACTTGAACAAGGTTAACACTCTTCTTTCGGCAGATATTAAGATTAAAGATAGTTTGCTAGCTGCTATTTCTGTAGAAAGAATAGACTCAATTACTGATAAAGTAACGTTTGATAGATTTGATGACTTTGGTCATGGCAATACTAGGAATTTAGCCGGTAGTATGTTTGTTTATAGGGATGGAGATAATCTACTGTACAGGGACGCTATCTTTTCAATTCAACAGGAAATGAGCCTTTATGCTGCGATTGAAGATGCTGATGGAGATAGCCAAGATGAGATTAAGATTACAACGGACTATCCTGGCCTTATAATAACTGACATTGAAAATATAAACCTGATAAATAGTAAGTTGAACCAGAAGTATGAGAAGAAATCTGGCTGGTCTATAGGCTTAGGCGTTGGGTATGGAGTAAATTTAAACAATAACCAAGTAATTAGCTATGGACCTAGTCTAGGCATAGGTCTTTTCTGGTCACCTAAATGGTTAAGATTTTAATATGGCACAATCATCAAGATATTTTAGAATAGACGACGACGTACTTTTAGAGTTCATCTATCACGATCAATCTAACCCAAACGCGTATGAGATTGACGTAGACGATAATGGCTCTGAAGTTATGTTCTTGGACACGGACCAAGGCAATCCATTTGCTCAAAGACACCTGATCTCTGAATTAGGTGGCGACGTTGTCAACTTCGATGTAACTGATGATGGAGCCTACATTGCAGTTGAAGGATTTGCCGCTAGAACTCTACTATTACAGAACGGTAAGACTTATAAATTTAACGTAAGCGCTCTTGCAGTACCTACAGACTTTGATATTGAAGGTACATTAGGTATAAAGAGTTACGATGTGGTTGCCGGAGTTTTAACGTTTGTGCCGAATACAGACGGCCAAACTAGTTATACTTATCCAAATAGAGTTGGTGGTAAAATTACAGTTGACCGTAGAGCTAATCCACTGTTCTCAAACCCAGATGAAGATACTGGCAATGACGTTAACCAGACATTAGGTCGCTTTCATGCGGTACAACATCTAGATGATAAAACAAAGTATGCTCTGATTGGTTATGACTCAACTGGAGTCTACGCTAAGTATAATTACATAAACAACTCAACGGATTGGCAAGGATCAAACTCAGGCGATCTGGTGACCAACCAGGCGGCGAATACACTTGCTATCAACTATATCAAGTACGATACAATTAGACTACATTTAAGAAGTGGCTATTCTTTCGCTGCTCGAGGCTATGAGGGTTTCTTGTTTGAAGTAACTGCCGATAGAACTTCTGGCGTGAAGAACTATCTAACACAGTTAGTCTACTTGAATCAGAGTAACTACGAGTACGCTAATCCAAAGCCTTTTATTCTAGGTGAGACTCTCTACTCTAAGTTTATTGAAGTAAAGGTACCAACTCTAGTACAGCAGAATCAAGAGTTCTTAGATAGGTTCTATGGTGACGGTACTCAATTCTCATCTGACGTTTCACAGACTTCAAACTACGGTATTAGTTTTAAGCTAATCGATACTCTTTCAGCTGAAGCTGGATTTGACTATATTTACACAGGTGAAGAGAATAAGTTTACGGTTTCAAGAGAGGATGAATTCCAGGACTTTACGGTTGTAGTTGAAGACGCTGATGATGGAGATTACTTTAAGATCTACGGTGAAAAAGATAATTCAGCTTCTAATTTTGAGGGCTATATCCTGAATAGAATTCAGACTAGCCAAGATGATATTACAGTCTTCTTTGACATCGAAGTATTTGAACAAGTTGGTGTTTCTAATATTAAGACGGCAACTGCAGGCTTTACACAATATGAAGATTTTGATACTCCAGTTGTATATCGACCAGTTATTCAAAATGCAAATACAGCGGTTAATTTCTCAATTGACGTAACGATGAGAATTTACAACCAGACTGATAATACTCAAATCGTAAAGAGAGCGAGTTTAACAGTACCTCAGGCTGCGAAATACGGTAAGACTTTACAGAAGGTTACAATTAGCTCAGCTAACAAATTATCTGAGATTTATAATGTGTTGCCAAATACAGTTCCGAATAGAGTTATTCAAGATGTATTGACAAATGCACTACCGAGAAGTACAAAACAGGTAATTGCACTTGTTGAAAGACATAATGTTGTAACAGCTTCTGCTCCAGTACAAGCGGTACCTAGTCTTTCGGATCCAAATACAATTGAAATCGAAGACGTAGAAGAAGTAAGCTATGTTAGTAATAAGCAAACAGTAATAATAATACCACCTTTTACAACTTATATTAAATTTAAGTTTGCTAAAAAGAAAGGCGATGATCTGGAATATATCTCACTAAATAATATTGAAAACGTTGTCCTAACTGTTGGTAGAGGTGAAAAGGCTCTTAAGTTTAACCACTATCCACATAAAGACATTGAGATGATCGACGGTGAAGTTCTATTTAAGATTGATGAAGGAAATGCTAAGATCATTAATGGCCGTAACAGAGGTAGATTCTACATATCTCTGGATAACGGTAACGAAGAAACTATGTTAACAACAGGAAGATATAGAGCAGGCTAATGATATTAAACAGTAGAAATAACTTATTTGACTTTCGTTTTCCAAGAAAGTTTGTTCCAGAAGAAGTTGCTGAAAAGTATAAGCCTTATCTGAATAAAATTCCAGGTGGTCTTTTGGCAGAGCCAGTAGACTTTGTGAACTATTCAATCCAGGGTTTAAATATTCCTGGAATTAGTTTTGATCCAACGACTCAAGCTGATAATGATGGAACAACAAGATACCACAGAGGTGCTATTCCGATCCAAAATACAATTGATCGTCAGTTTACAGTGACCTTTCAGTTATTGGATGGATATATAAACTACTGGATTATGATGGACACCTTGCTCTATTATTATGCAAGAACCACAAAAGAGCCTTATATTCAAGGATTGACATTAAGGATCTTAGATTCAGAAGGAAGCAGTGTTGCTTATATGCAGTTTGAAAGAGTTATTATGAACTCAATTAACGAACTAAGTTTAAGCATGGCAGACAACGTGGCGGAATTTAGCACATTTGAGGTTACATTCTTCTACAATAAATTAAACTTAAGGCTAGAAATAGAATAAAGATAAAATGAAGACATTTAATAAATACTTAGTTGAAGAACATGTGACAGAAACCGACATGGAACTAATCAAAGAGGGTTTACAGGAAGAATGGACTCCGGAATTAGAAGCTAAGGTTGATGCTGCTATCGATGAATTCATGAAGCAATACGCAGATGCTGATGGAAACTTAAGTATTGAAAGGCTTAATGAAGAGATGACTAATGAAGGTTTTCTAGGTTCTATCTTAGGTGGTTTAACAGGATACGCACTTGGTAAATCAGTTGGTAAAATGGTTGCTAAGGTATTGGGTATTGAAAAAGGTGTACTTTATGACTTGTTAACTTCAAGACTAGTCGGTGCTGCTTTAGGCGCTAGTCTTGGTAAAAGATTCTAAATGAACTATATCGCAGTTGACTTCTCCTTAAACTCTCCGGGTATTTGCTTATATAACGATAAGAGTAAGAAGTATAAATTTATTGGTTACATTAAGCCGAAGACAGGCACAAAGAAAGAACAAGCCTTACAAGAAGAATTAGGCATGTTGCAAGATGTAACGATGGTGACTCAGCCAGATTTTACAAATGATGAAAACTATTCGGGCTCTGAACTTGCAAAAGTAAAGCGCTACGATCGAATGGCTGATGAAATAATTAATCTCATTCTACAAGAGTCCTTTCCAGGCGACTCATTTACTATTGCATTCGAAGGAACTTCATACGGCTCAAAGATGGGTACTAACAATATGATCGATATGGCAGCCGGCGCAGCAATCTTAAAACTAAAGATGTTGAAAGTTCTACAGCCGGAAGATTTGCTAACGGTCGCTCCGACGACAATTAAGAAATTCGCTGGTAAAGGTAATATGAATAAGTCTCAAGTGTTCGATGCTTTCGTTGCTAATTCAATAGATGACAAGTCTCTGCTTAAGAGTCCATTCTACGCTCGGATTAAAGAGCTAGACTGTGGGAAAAAGGTGCCTAAACCTGTTGATGACCTCGTCGACGCTTTCTTTCTTGCAGCCATGATCTCTGCTCCAGCTCTAACCTAACCTTATCTCTCCCCGAAAAGACATTTATTATATGCAAGCCCTGGGGATTTGTTCCAAAAAGGTTCAAAAAAACTTCAACTTTTTTCAGTTGAAACAATCTGTTAGCTAGATATATAATACATGCAAGCAGATTATACTATGACGAGTAGATGTTTATGCACGGCAGAATATTTCCAGCTTAATAGCATTCTAACAAATATGGTGTTACACGGTTCGATCTCAAACGATGATCGCGAAGAACTACTACACAAAGCGAAGTTGCTAAAGACTGAGGATGGTAAGTGGAAAGATTCAAACGGAGACATATTAACTCTCAACTCGACTGAAACAATAGTCTAATTGCAACTATAAGGTTTGAAAGTAATTTCAAGGAATTAAACATTTAAAAAGTAAATTAAAGTAAAATGAGCGACAATTTTGACATTTTCAATTTGGGCGTAGAAGACGTAGAAACGCATCAGCCCGCAGCAAACACTTCAGCAAATGAAGTCTACAAACCATCAGCCGACGACGGCAAAGATGGAACTTACAAAGCACTAATCCGCTTTGTTCCTAACCCAGAGAATCCACGCAACTCTCTTATTCAAAAGTACGTACACTGGTTGACTAATTCATCTGGTGAAGGTAAACTGGTAGACTCTCCAAGTTCAATTGGTGAGAAATGCCCGATTGCAGACGTATTCTGGAAATTGCGTAAAAGTGATTCTGCAGTTGATCGTAAAGCTTCAGAAAAATTGAAGCGTCGTCAACAGTACTACGCGTTGATTAAGATCATTAAAGATCCACAAAACCCAGACTTAGACGGTACTTACAAAGTCTTTAAGTTCGGTTACAAAATCAAAGAGAAGATCGACGCTGAGTTGAAGCCAGACTTCGGTGAGCCAACACAAGTATTTGACCTATTTGAAGGTAAGAACTTTGAGTTGATTATCACTCGTCAAGGTGAATACAACAACTACGACAAATCTAAATTCTCTTCAAGTCAGTCAGCTATTATCTTAGGCGATGCTCCGGCAGAACGTAACAAAGAGAACATGGCTACTATTAAAGAAGAGCTAGAAGACGCACCTTCGCTTGCTACGTATGACTATCAAGCGTGGGACGAAACAACTCGTGCTTTCGTAAACGACGTCCTTAGAATGTATCTAAATCCAGGTGATTCTATCTCTGAAATCTCTAGCCCAGCACCAAAGAAAAGTGCAGCTAAGGCAGAGCCTAAGAAAGAAGAACCAGTAGCAGTTGAAGCAGAAGCAGCTAGCGCAAGCAGCTCTTCTAGCGTGAACGCAGATGATGATTTAGATTCTTTCTTGAATGACCTCGACATCTAAACTTACTGATGACTTAAAGGACAGAATAAAAAGTACTCTTAAAGAAATAGCAGTACAAGAACATTCTGCACCTAATAAGCAAATGCTAAAAGACATGCCAGGACGAATAGTCTTGGCATGTCCTTATTGTGGTGACTCGCATACTGATGACACAAAGAAACGTGGCAACTTATATTGGGACACTTTACAGTATCACTGTTATAACTGTGGACATCATACGAATATCCACACAATGGCCAAGGACTTTCAGGTTCGGATGGGCCAGAGCCAAGACACATTTAACGTTATTGACTATATTCAGAGCAATAAGATGAAGGTGAAGCAGTCAGATGCTTTGCAACACAACATCTTAAAGAAGCTAAACGATATTGCAATTACAGTTGATGAGTTTAAGAAATTTGCACATGCGGAAGAGGTTCAACCTGGCGACTGGATCTGGTTTAAACTAAAAGAAAGACTCTTACATAATAGAGCCGAAGAGTTTCTCTACTCACCTAAGACCTATAAGCTCTGGATCCTAAACTTTGGCGCTAACGGTAATATCATTGGCGTACAGAGTAGAAGAATGAAAGGCTACGGTCAACGTTATTTGACCTACGATATTGGTAAGCTCTATGAAGAGATGAAGAAAGAGCATGGTCTGACTGAAGATGAACTGGCTCGAGTTAACAAGGCATCTACACTTTTCGGTATAATGCAACTTAATTTCCAAAGAGACGTTACAATGTTTGAAGGTCCTCTTGACGCCAAGTTCATGAGCAACTCACTTGCACTTGCAACTGCTGGTAGATCGACAGAAGAGTTTGATGAAATGGCAACTGTCAGATATATGTTTGACAACGATAAAACAGGTAAGAAGAAGATGATTGAGAAGCTTAAGAAGGGCAGACCAGTCTTTATGTGGCAGAAATTCTTACAAGATTTTAAGCTAGATAAATATGATATAAAGGATCTAAATGATCTGATGTTGAAATGTTACGAGCTTAAAAACGACGCACATAAGAAGATTAACGATTATTTCACATCAAGTCAATTAGACCTATGGTACATATAGATGAATTAATGATTGACAACGAATTAGACGATTTTTATAGAGACCGCGACCGATTCAAAGGTCATAAGCTCTTAATTGACTTTGAGCAAATTGAGCTTAAGTTTACACCAAAGGATTTTAGTGCCGGCAAGCCAAAGATGAAGAAGAAACAGACGGCTGCCAAGTACATAAAACCTAGTAGAGACAAAGGTTCTCTATTTTAAAGATATATTGAATGAGCAAAGAAAAGATACTAGAGCTTGACAAAAAATTAAGCACCCAACGCACCAACTGGTCTAATAAGATTAAAGAACTTGCCAAAGGCCTAAAGAACATTAATCAACTAGAAGATGTAATATCGGAAGTGTTATCTACAAGACAGATCTTGATAGACAACATGGCCTATATTAACATGAAGGTAAAAGAGCAGAAAGCCACAATTGGCTCTAGATACAGAGAGGCATATATAAGATACTACGAATACGACTATAAACTAGGCGAGAAGCAGAAAGAACGCTTTATTGAGACTGATCTCAGAGATGAGAACATGATTCTTTCACACCTAGAAAATCAACTTGAATTTTTGAAAGAGTCGGTTAAGACTCTAGATAATATGGGCTTTGCTATTAGAAATAGGCTAGCTCTAAAAGATCTATAATAAGAGTGGAACTTACACTAACGGAAAATAAACAGCTATTACGAATTGACTCGGCTACAGACATGGAGCTCGAGCAACTCAACATATCCTTAAATAAGAGGATTGAATCATGGCGTTTTAACCCGTTGGTAAAGAAAGGTCTTTGGGATGGCTACATCTCATATATTAAAGACGATACGTGGATCCCGTCAGGCCTATGGCGTGAAGTTATGTTGATTGCTAAAGATTATAACTATGATCTAAAACTGAACGGCATCACTGAACTATTTGACCGCAACATTCAACAAGAGGCTTTTGAAGAATGGGCGTTAGACTTTTTTGACGGTCACCCAGACGGTATCTCACCTAGAGACTATCAGATGGACGCAGCTTTTAACATCCTAAAATTTAGGCGCTGTTTAGCAGAGCTGGCTACATCAGCCGGTAAGACCTTAATCTCATTCTTGACTGTGGCTTATACGTTAGAGAAGCAGAAGGCCGAGAAGATACTCTTTATTGTACCTAACGTTTCGCTTGTAGTTCAAGCATCTGAAGACTTCTTAGATTATAACTGGCAAAACAGAGTTAGTATTAAAGTACAGCAGATCTACAGTGGCCAGAAGATTAGAGCTGGGCGTAATGTTGTGATCGGCACATACCAGTCGCTTGTTAAGAAGAAGGCTGAGTACTTCGATCAGTTTGATGCAGTTATCATTGACGAGACACATAAAGCTAAGTCACAGTCCATTAAAACCATTCTATCTAAGTGTAAGAATGCAGACTATAGATTCGGACTATCAGGTACGATCCCTAAACCAGGTTCATTGGACCGATTAACCTTAATGTCACATACAGGCCCTGTAATTACAGAGGTGACTGCCAATTACCTACAGAATGAAGGTCACATTGCTAAATGTAATGTAAAGGTAATTAAGATGGACTATGCTACTGAGTCTACAAAAGAGGCTTTTAGAGAGATGGCATTCAATAAATATGAAAGCAAAGATGTCTTTAAATTTGAACAAAATTACGTTATCAATTCGCCAGGTAGGCTCAACTTTATTTGTAACGTTATTTCCAGAATACCACGCAATTCCCTTGTACTTTTCCACCGCATTGAACATGGTCAGCGTATTTATGAGAAATTGCGCCAAGAGAGTGACAAACGGGTCTACTATGTCGACGGCGGTACCGATAAAGATATTCGCGAAGAATACAAGAAGAAGATGGAGGCGGGTGAAGAAGTGGTGATTGTAGCCTCTTATGGTACATTTTCGACCGGTATTTCAATTAAAAAGATCCATAACATATTCTTTACAGAGTCGTTTAAGTCTGAAGTTATCATTCGCCAGTCGATTGGTCGAGGGCTTAGACAACACTCTTCAAAAGACTCAGTTAACATTATAGATTTTGTAGATGATATTAGTCTGCCGGACTGGGATAACTACCTGATTCGACATGCTAAAGCTAGACAGAAGATCTACAAGGAACAGAAGTTCAAGTACGATATTAAAAACGTCACTTTTGAAGGTGATATATAATACTGTAATAACAAATTTAAAAACAAAGAAACATATAATGGAACGATTAGTAACATTTGAACAATTTGCTGAGCAAAAGGCAAAAAAAGATCAGGTTCAACTTGAGGAAGAGTTGAATGCAAAAAGGGAAGCTTCAGCAAATAGCTTTAAGGACTTATTATCTGAATTCGGTGTAACTTCAATGAGTGAATTATCTGAAGAAGATAAGCCTAAATTTAACGAGAGATTAGGTACTTTAACAGAATCTGCACTATTGCTAGAAGGCACAAGATCTCAAGTAGGGAAGATCGATAAGAAAGGTAGGATTACATCGGTCTATGTACACTATGATGGTTATCCAGACCACATGGTACCAATGATTAAGAACTACGACAAGAAAGGTGTTGACCAACTAGTTAAACTAGGTAAGTCTGGTATCTCATATTTAGACAAGAATATCGGTAAAAAGCAAGACTTTAATAGTCCAGTAAGGGGAACCACTCTATTCTACGGTAGAGATCGCGGAGAGAACAAAGATATGACTACTACATGGACCAACGCAGCTGACATTAAAGGTTACTTTAAAGAAGTTGCTAATGACGGTGGAGCTGAATACGTTTATCTATATGATGAACGAGATGGAAAGTGGTACATGGGAGATACTTATGGTAGCCCTGTATTACAAGTAGTTGAATCAGTAAACGAGGCTGTTATTGCAATCAGTGGTAAGAGAACAGCCAAGAAAGTAGCTTTAAGACTAACCAGATTATTTGATACCAAGTTAACAGCTCTTGCTGCGGATAAAGTAACAATGCTAGGCTTCTTGAAAGAGTTATATTTCTATGCAATGGAAGACGCTAACTTTTCACGCGAGGCCAATGTGACAATGAACATGATTAAGGGTAAGATTAGCCCGCTAGAAGTTAAAGTAGAAGGCTTGGATGGTGAAGTTATTAGAATTTCAGCTAAGACGATAAAAACTATAGCAGACAAATACTACTCAGATCTTGCAAATGCAGGTGATTGGTCAGGTATTGGTATTACTGAAGGTTTTGCAATGTACTTAGATCAAATCGGAGAGTCTAACATGGCACAAGCACTTCTTGACTCTTTTAATGCACAGTTTGAAGGTGAAGAGAAAAGAGTTTCTAGAACTGAAAAGCTTTATGAATTATCACAGAGATTAGAATCTACCAATGAGGCTAAAGAATCAGTAAACGAAGCTAAATACGATAAGAAGAAGCTTTTAAAGTTAATCAAGAATCATGATGATGCTGAAATCCTAGTTAATGGAAAATGGTACATCATCTATAATCCAGATAACGGTAATGACGAAAACACAGATATGTGGAATGACGATTCAGTATTTGCATTAGATCAAGATGGTGAAGAGTTTGAAATCAATTACAAAGATATTGAGCATTTTAAAGAGTCTGTTGAAGTAAACGAGACTGAAATTAAATCTGATGATGAATTCAAAGAATATGCATTCACAATACTTCAAAAAGCATTTGGAGCAGACTTTGATGAAGCAAAAGCGCAAGAAGTTGTCGATGGTATCTTAGGTAAAGTTGATGGCGATTATGGTAAGGCTGCAGGTATTTTGCAAAGCTCACTTGGCTAATCAATAAAAAGAACTACAACAATGAGAAAATTACTTTCATATCAAGAATTTTTAGTTGAGAAAGCATCTGCTCCGGTAGATGCAAATCTCATTCTAGAGGGCGGTGCAGCTGGTCATATGTCGCATCCGTTCGACGAAAAAGAATTGACATTTGGTGACTTTAAAAAGATCGTTGAGTTTGGCTTAAGAGGCGAACTTAACTTTGAAGAAGAAGTTACCGAAAAGACCGACGGACAAAACTTATTTGCAACTGTAATGGATGGTGAGGTTAAATTTGCCAGAGGTATTAATGATATGAGGAATCCAATGGATCTAAAAACTTTTAAACAAAAGTTTGAAGCACATAAAAGTCCACTAGTAAGAGATACTTTTCAATTCGCAGCAGAAGATTTAGCAAATTCATTAAATAAGCTACCAGCAAAAGACTTAGAGGTTTTTAATAATGGTAAGAGTTTTATGAATATGGAGCTAATCTACTCGAAGAACCCAAATGTAATTTATTACGACAGGGATGTTATTCAATTCCATGGTATTAAACATACTGATGGTGATGGTAATGAAATAGGAGATGAAACAAAATACGCAGCATCAATTGCAAAGGTTCTTAAAGACCTTAAACTTGATATGGGTAAAACATTTTCAATTATCCCACCACAAATCATTAAAATGGGTAAGGATATTGACTTCGATGCAAACAAAGCTAAATTCCTTAAACAAATTGAAGATCTACGTAAACAGTACAACTTAACAGATGCTGATGAAGTTTCTATGTATCATGAAATGTGGTGGAGAGAAACTATCGATAAGAACTTTCCGGATCTAACACAAGATCACAAAGAAGGACTTTTATTAAGATGGGCGTATGATGATAAGAAGACTCTTAATATAAGAAGTCTTGATAAAGAGTTAGGTAAAGATAAAGCTGCTCTAATTAAAAAGTTTGACAAAGAAGATGTAAAGAAAAAACAAAAAGAGAACATGAGACCTTTTGAAGATTTATTTCTTGAACTAGGTAGTGTTATCTTAAAGAACGCATCTAACTTTGTGGCTGCTAATCCAGCTGCAGAAATGCAGAGACTACAAAAGCAATTAAAAGATGAAGCGGAAGCAGTTAGAAAAAGCGGTGATGTTTCGGACATTGAAAAAGTTGCTAAAGAACTTGAAAGACTTGAAAGAATCGGAGGTATCGAATCAATTATACCAACAGAGGGTATTGTCTTTAGATACAAAGGCAAGACTATGAAGCTAACAGGAACATTCGCTGCAGTTAACCAGCTTATGGGTTTTATAAAATACGGTAGATAAAACATAACACATGGCATTACAAAACCTTAAGACATATTTTGAGTCGACTAACAGAAACGACTTCATGCAACTTCTAGAAAACACATGCGTTGTTTCTGAGAAGATTCAAGCATCCTCATTCCACGTTAGAAAAACTAACAGCGGTTTTGAGTATTATAAGAGCGGTTCTAAGGACGCAATGAACAAAGTTGATAGAACTATTGTAAAGTACTATGAAAATGCCATCAAGTACTTTAAATCAATTTCTGGTGACATTGCTGAACAGATGCCAACTGACTGGAAGTTTGGCTTTGATTATATGGTTGATAAGAAGACTGTAGACATTGAATACGACAAGCTACCAAAGAACCACCTGATCTTAACGCATATTCAGGTGATGAGTCCTAGCAATCCTACTGAAATCAAGAAGGTGGTTAGAGACCCAAACATTCTTTACAAGTGGGCAGATATTCTAAGCGTACAGAGACCTCAAGTTATTTTCCAAGGTAAATTGTCAGACTACCAGAAAGAAGATTTGGTTAAACTTTTAGAAATGAGCGAAACTCAATTCAAGAAAGAGTTTACAGACGCTTCTTTTACTAGAAAGATCTATAATATCTTTAATAAAGGCTTGAACTCAACAGGTCTTAATCTAGATTTAGAAAAAGACATTGACTCTTTAATCTTAAACTTCTTTGACGGTAAGTCAGTTAAGAACTTTAAGCTTGAGAGATTTGACAAGGCTGAAAGAGACAGCCGCAATCCATCTGACATGTATCAGATCTCAATCTTAGATCTAGTAGAATACATCTCACAATACGATATTCCTAGCATTGAACTTAAAGAAGATGATACCGACATAAGGTACATCGAACTTATTTCAATCCTATTTAACTCATATGTAGAAAAGCACGCAACAAAATATATTGGTGCTAGCTTTGACTCAGCAGACTTTGCACAAGGCGAAGAGTTTGCACTCAATACTACATTTATTAAAAACGAAAAGACACTATCACTGGTTCAGAAAGATGTTCTAGCAGAGCTTTACAAGATTGCGCTGGGTTCATTTAGAAAGAAGAGAACTAAAGAGACTGATATTATCAACGCTGCTTTAATGGAGCAGATCAACGAGATCGTTGCTAAGATTGAAGCTCTAGTGATGGGCGAAACAAACGAAGGCGACGTTATGAACTTCAACACCTATCTAAAGACACAGAATTTACAAACACAAGTAAGCCCAATTACTGAAGCATTAACTGTTAAATATGCTGAACAAGGCAAGAAGCCTGTTAACATGTTCGTGGGTAGATTTCAACCATTTACGCTTGGACATGCTAAAGTGATTGAGACGATTAGTAAGCAGAATGGATTCCCAGTAGTTATTTTTCTAGTAAAGGCAAAAGCTAAAAAGAAAGAAGATGCTTTTAAGAGACCTTATGATGAAGATCTACAGATTGAGATGCTAAACAAATTAAAGTCAAAGTACCCAATTAAGGATGTATATGTAATTGAAGGTTCTGCTGGAATTGATAAAATGTTTAACGCAATGAGAGGAGATGGATATGAACCAGTGCTTTGGGGAACAGGAACTGATAGGATGAAAAACTATGGATTTCAAGTAAACAATCAACAATACAGAGAGGATCTAGGAGTTAGAGCAGACTTTGGCCTGTTTGAGATTCCAAGAACCGGCAAGAATATTTCAGCAACGCAGGTTAGAAACGCAATGCTAGATGGTGACGAGAAGCTCTTTAAGAAGCTAACTCCGAAAGAGATACATTCTATGTATGGTGATTTAAAAGACAAACTAGAGGCCTCAATGGCAACTAATGAGTCAACCATTATGACCTTCGATCAATTTACAAAGAATATATAAAAAAACAAAAGATAAAGAAATGGCAACAGTAACAATGGACGCAATGGACCCTAAATCAAAAGGTCTAGCCAAACTACTTAAGAAGAATAAAGTAAAGATGGAGATCTTAACGATGAGAGGCCCTTCAGGCTGGCCTGAGGTTGAACTAACTGGTAAGAGAGAAGATCTTGAAACAGTTTTAGCCGACGGTGAATATGGTTGGGATGACCCAGAATTAGCTGAGTACATTGAAGAAAGTGCTGATGTTAATGAGGCAAAGATCACTCTCAAGAGACGTTACACTGAGAATCATCCAGCAGTTACAGTTGGTAAAGCAGCTCGTATCAGAAATAAAATGCTCGAAGCAATTGCTGACGGAGCCCTTACTGAAGAAGAGTTTAACAATATCTTAAGCGAATACTCTGCAAACGCAAAACAGTGGATGAAGAGAAACGCTAGATTCTTTAACGTATCTGAAGAAGGTATTGCACTTTCTAAGTTTGGTAAGAAAGCGCTTTCTGCAGTTGTAGTTAACGAAGAAGAATCAGTTACTGAATCAGAAGCTGAAAACATTTTAGACGATCTTTTAGATGAGAGAGGCGGAGATATGGGAGAATTACATGGAATGGAAATGGAAGATGCATTAGATACAGTCGAAGCATACGGACATAAAGGTTCTAAAGCAAAAAAGATTGCACAGGAATTACATTCTTTATGTAACGAATCAACAGTTACTGAAGCTAAATTCGTAAAAGATTTTAATAGAGATGTTTTAAACGCGAAAACAAAAGAAGAAGTTTTAGAGCTTTATCCAAACGCTGAATTCTTTATCGGTAAATCAGATCATTTCTTTGGAGAGTTTGATGAAAATTTATTCTTTAAAGCATACTATACAAAAGGACAAAAAGAATTTGAAATCAAATCAGTTTATTCTGAAAAAGGAAGCAACTATGTTCATTTATACAATGAATCAGTAGTTACTGAAAACTATGAAGTTATCTATAGTGATGGTGTAAGTGCTATGAAAAAATTCAGAAATGAAAAACAAGCTCTTGACTTCATGAAGCAAACCATTGCTTCTAATAAAAAACTAAGGGATATTGCAGTTTACAAACCAGGAATGTATTCAACAACTCAAACTGAATTAGTTGTCTCTTTTTGGGGAAATGGTTCTTACTTAGACAACGTTTCTAAGAAAGATCCTAAACTAGCGGCTAAAAAATTAGAGGAATCAGAGTATGTTGAAGAAGGTCGTAAGTTTGTAGCTGCTGCCAAGAAAGCTAAAGATGCTGGTGACGAAGAGTTTGAATTTAACGGCAAGAAGTTCCCGGTGACTATTAAAGAAGGAAATGCATTTGGTGCAGCAAGAGCTAAAGCAATTGCTGATGGTAAAGATGAGTTTACAGTTGACGGAGAAACTTACAAGGTAAAATCAGTTGACAAAGAAGACAAAGAGAACGCTGAAGAATTTAAAGGTGAGTCTTTTATCATCGAGTCTTTCTCTAAGTTTGTAGAAAGCCTTAACGAGTCTGAAATGCTTACAGAAGCATTCAAGTCAATGAAGCTTGCACAACTGCTAACACCTAAGAAGAAAACAAACTGGGATAAAGGTCTTGCTCAAGAGTTCTATAACTACACTCAAGTTAAACTAGATAAGGTTGAAGACCACGACCTGTTAGAAATAGATCCACAGACTGCTTACAAGCAAAAAGGTGGTACTAAAGTAAAGTTCTTCTTAATCGACAACGAAAAGCAGAGTCCTTACACTGACGATAACTCTGACGGTAGAATCCAACCAGGACTAATTGCAGTCTTAAACGGTAACAATGATTTTATGGGAGCTGTTTATAAAAGATTTAGCAATGAAAAAGGTAGAGTCTTAACTAAAACTGATAAAGCGGATTCACTTGGTGTTGACAAGAGAAGAAAGGGCTACGGCGCTACTGGACTTTCAAGTGCTAAGAGAATTGCTGACTTTGCAGATAGAGCAATCGTAATCGATATTGACATCTTAAGACAGAGATATTCAGCTCAACAACAAAAAGATTCAAGAACTGCTGCTAAGAAAGGAGCTATTGCATTTAAGACGGACAAAGAGTTTAAAGCTGAGAATATCGCAAGATACAACGAGATCTTAGCTAATAAGGCTGCAGCACTGCCACTTGATAAAATGGTTAAAGGTGCAATCGACAAACTCGCTGATCAGATTAAAGAAGGTGTAGCTAAAGGCGAAAAAGGACGTTACGGCGACATTATCATTGGTAAAAACTCAAAAGGCCGCGAAGCTAAAATGAGAGATGCTTCTAACCACATGAGCAATATCCTAGATGACTATGGCAGATATGTACAATATATTGCTGATGGTGAAAAGGAGAAAGAAGACTGGGGTGAAGAAAACTCATACTACGCTAGAGAGGCAAAAACATATGCTAAGAACATTAAAGACAAGATCAACCAGATTGATACCTTTGATTATGCTTGGTAAACTTAAAAAAGTATTCTTTGAGTATTGGATTAAACCGTGGTACTCATTGTAATATTTACTATAATAATGTGCATATAAAATTATTAAATAAATCTAACAAAAAATGAAACATGTAAAATTATTCGAACAATTTCTAAATGAGGATGTTAAAGTTAAAGGTAATATCTCAGAAGAAACAGCTAATGAATTGCTTGATTTTCTAAAACGGGCTATCGGTAAAAAATTAAACTGGAAAGAATTTTCAAAATGGCATGGTGGAGCTGCTCAATTAGGTAAAAAATCACCAGCACAAAAAAAGTTCTTAGAAGCCAATTATGAATGCGAGATTGTAGATGTTACAATGCGCTACTTACCTAAGTATAAAAATGCTCAGTATTCAGTGTCATATCTACAAAATACATCATGGCATGGCTCTCCGCATGTCAAAGAAGCGCCACTTTTATTATATAAAGATGATCCTAATTGGACACCAGAGGAAGGCGATACTAAAGATAGGGCTTTAGAAAAAAGTCTTGAAAGGTACCATGACGAAAGGCAATGGGACAGATTTTCAGATATAACTAGAATAGGTCGATTCACGCCCTATTTATAATAGGTCGATTCGATGTTCATTAATTCAATATGCCAAGTACTTCAAAAGCACAACAGAGACTAATGGGAATGGCTTACGCTTATAAAAAGGGTGAGCTTGATGCCAAAGAGGCTAGCCAGGAGGTAAAAGACCTAGCAGACTCTATGACATTAAAGCAGCTTAAGAAGTATGCTGCAACAAAACATGAAGGACTACCAGACAAAGTGGACGACAATCTTCAACCAGGAGATGTTGGTGGAATGGGACCAATCAAATTCCCAACAGCAACTGAGACCGGTTCTGGTGATGTTCCTGCAGGCCAAGGCGATGCAGAAGAAGAATATAAAAAGAAACGTAGAAAAATGAAACACTTAAAGAACTTTGAACAGTTTATCAATGAATCTCAATTCGCTGATGATAGTACTTCTAATCAAGATGCTAAGTTAAGGCTAAAAGAACGTACAGAACTAACAAAAAAATTAATTAAGGCAACCGGGATTACAACATGGGAAGTAGACTATAGCCATGGTTTTTTTACCATGAATACAAAGACTAAAGGAAATACCGGAACTGAAATATTTGGAATAAAAGATTTGGATTATAGTTTTACTTGGAGAATTCTTAACTCTGACGATTATGAACCATTGGCACCAAAAGAAATGCAGATAGTCGCACAACCAACAGACGGCAGCGGAGGTCGTACCAAACGCAATTGGTATGTAACAAAAGGTAATGTTGCTACAATTGATGATGTTATAAAAGCAATGTCAAACTTAGAGGTAGGTAAATCTGGTTGGAAACAAGCATAAAACAATAAAATAAAAAAATGAAACACTTAAAGAACTTTGAATCCTTTCTTAATCCAGGATCTGAAAACGCAGTTTATGAAAAAATAAAATTCGGATCTTACTACTTTAATAAAGGACAATTTAGTGAATTCGATCTACCTGCTAAAGGAGAAACTGCATATGCTTTGATTGCACATAATACCGTTGAGGTTAACAAACAATCCATGTATTTAAGATCTGAAGGAGATATGAACATTGGTGCTGGATTTAGACCTACGGTACTTGCCGTTGCTGAAGATGAAGCATCGATTAAAGCAGCATATGATACACAACTAAAAGTTGGAGGAACTGGTGCAAATCTTTCTTTCTCATATGGGACTATTACAGTTAAGGGTAATAATGTACCATTTACAGAGATTGGCGGCCATTTGGCAAAAGGAAATATAAAATAAAAAAATGAAACATCTAAATAACTTTGAATCTTTCGTAAACGAATCATATGACGGTAACATGTCAGACTTTAAATATGAGTTTCCAATGAAGTTTGAAGAAGTAACAGGTAATCCAGAAAAAGCTATCAAGAGAATCACTAAGAGCGGTAAAGGTTATGAAGTTAGAACCTCAACTTACATGAGTGAAGATGAAATGAAAGCTGTTGGTGCTGCAATGAACTTGGATCTAATCAGTTATAACAAAGGTAGCAACGTTGCAATTACAGTTTATGAGTCTAAAGTCAACGAAGAATACATTGAACTTCCAAGTCTTGATGTACCTGCAACTGAATTGATTGATGCATTTAGACAATGGTATAAAGACACCGCAGATAACTGGGAAGACTTTAAAGAAGACATGGCTGAAGATTCAGTTGATGAAGCAGCTAAGAACGCACAGATGGAAATCTTAGCTCACCTTTCTAATGAGATGAATGACATTATCAAAGACAGAAAATTTAAGGTTAGAGCAGACTTCAAGTAAGATTGTTAACAACTTTTACAAAATAATTAGCCTGAGATTTTTTAGTCTCGGGCTTTTTTATTATATTTACACTGTAATTAAAACAAAGAACAACATGAACTACAAGAATTTTAACCGCCACGAAGTTTTTAACTGCGAAGATTTAGACAATGTTCGAGAAGCCATTAAAAATCTGGGCGAAAAAGAGAAGGCATTTACTTCTATCGAAAACAGTCTTTGGGGACTCTATGACGGTTACCTTTACGAAGGTCTCGATGAAAAACTTTACCAAATCTTAGACTTCAAGGTTTTTTGTAACCTTACTAAGACTCTTAAGAAGATTGAAGATCATATTAAAGCTAACGGAGAATCAGTTACATTAGTCTAACCTTTAAATTATAAAATCATGCAAGTAGCAGATCAAATGCAAGCAGTACGCAAATTAGTAGAGGGCTATTATAAAGACTCATTAGTATGGGACTACACAATGCCACCAATGACATCTGACCAAGGTCAACATATAATCCAGATTGGTACATCCATACTCTGTACAAAATGGGGCATTGGTTATTCAGGAGGTAGCTTTGTACAGGCTGTGGTTGACAATGACCTAATGGCAGCTGTGGGCAGAGCAGATGGCACAAATATTAAGATGCTGCCTTTCTACTGCAAGTTAATCTATAACGTCGGTATGCCAATGGAGCTTGCTGAGCTTCAAAAGTAAACAAACCACGTAGAACCAAGCGGGGCAACATCAGAGCGCGTTGCCCCGCTTTTTAGTATAGATATACTAAACAAAGTAGTACTTCACCATATAACATCTAAACAAGAATATGAGCGATTTAATAGACAACATCTTAGAACAAGCAGACCAAATCATTAACCACAGATCAGAAGAAAAGAACCGCCAATACGGTCCTTTCGAAGAAGGCATGCGCAGAGCTGCGATGATCTGTTCTGGTATGACTGGTAAGCAATTCACAGGAGCTGACATGTACGCCGCACTTGTTGCTCTTAAACTGAGCAGACACTCTTATAACTACAAGCAAGATAATTTGCTTGATGCTGCAGCTTATATCGGTGGCCTGGATAACTACATCCAAAAGTACGGCTACAAAGAGACAGAAAAACCACTAGAAACAGGCGACGCAGATGCAGGAATTTAAGTACTTTACAGATTATGAGCAAGACCACTCAATTAAGATTGGTATTGCAGCACTAGTTGGCAAATTAAGCCCAAAGGATAGTTCACATAAGTCCGGCTGGGCTTTCATGCTTTGTAATCAACTCTGGCATGCTGGTTTTAAGAATGCTGAAGTTATTACAGAGGTCAACGTGGATTGGTCAGACTATGACGTAATCCTGATTGAACATGGTATGGAGTTTAAAGGTGCTTTCAATATCTTTGGCGGAGCCAACGATGATCTTTATCATCAGCTTAATCGCCTCTTTGTAGAAGGTGTAAGATTCTACAGTCTACACCATGATATGCCAGCTGTTAATGAACTAATTGAGAAACGATTAAAGACCGGTTCAGATCTATTCAAAACGCTTGAGACAAGGATTGACGAGGCTAAAACAATATGCAGCCAGATTCCAAGAGTGGACCATATCGAGAAGACAGATAAACTCTGTTTTGGTGATAGCCACTCTTTCAGCCAGTATACACCAGGTTATATGTGTGATCGCAACGACGGTCTAACACTCTTCGGCACTCTAAAGCGTGGCATGGAAGAATGCGTTTATCCTTGGACTAAAGAACTTAGAGTCTATCTAGGCAACATCGATATTAGACACCACTTAATGCGTCAAAAAGATCCAGAATCTGCATTAGAAGGTTTAATGCAGAACTATGAAGGCGAACTTCTAAGAATGCAGGAACGTGGTATAGAAAAGATCGAGATTGTACAGGCTTTACCAATCGAGAATGAGTCTAGAGCCTTACCGAAGACCGGTTATTATAAAGGCACTCCTTTCGCTGGATCGTGGGAAGAACGCACTCACCTAGTTAATACCTTTAACTGGTATGTTAATGAGATGGGAGAACGTAATGGCTGGCAAGTATGGAAACACCCTGACGTTTATCTAAATTCTATTGGCGAATTAGACTTTGAAGTAATGGAAAAACCTAAATCAGTCCATATCGCTAGAAAATATTATAGATGGGATTTAACTAACAATGTACCTAATTCAAACCTAGAGAGTAGAGTACAATCAAATGCACTTTTTTAATGGAAAATTTAATGGAAAATTTAATGGAAAAACGAAGTATTAATGAAAGAGTACTTATTACAGTAACGGGTACTTGGGCACCATCACATGCTAAAAATTGGATGGAATGTGAGATGACATGGGTTAGTAAACTAAGAGAAAAGGGCTTTGATGTTGTCTATCTGGTGTCAAACCCACACTTAGATAAACCTTACGAAAGAGTTGGTAATTTCTTCTTTGTAAACTGTAAAGATGATCTAGATTCAATCTACCTTAAGAATCATTACTACGTCTCACAATATGTGAATAACGATACTGATTATGATTACAGATTTCATACAGATAGTGATACTTTTATTCACCCTGAGCGGTTTGTCGACCTACTAGAAGAATATGTTGATGAAAATCCTAAAGATTGGGTAGGCTGTACAATACCTTATCCAGGCTTTAATACATGGACTTTAAATAAATGTGAAATATTACCCGGAAACTGGAACAATATCTCTTATTTTGCAAGCGGTGGTTCAGGCTTTTTATTGTCAAATAAAGCTATGCAAATACTGGTTGATGAGCTTGACTACGATTCTTATATTAATAAGACTAATCAAGAACCATGGGGTTCAGATAAATTATGGGCATGTGATCTAATAGCAGGCCACTTCCTCTATAAGAATGGTATTAACCTATGGCATGATAGCCGAATTCTTTTCGAATCAAAATACCATCCTGTAATGGCTGATCCGCATGGTGTTGGTCGACCCTTCGTGGGTGATAGAGACTCATTTATGACCGTTCAACACTATTGCAACGGCCATATGCGTGAAATCATGGAAATGCTCTATGGTAAAGACTGGGATAAAACTAAGATCTATCATGGCCATGACCGATAACAGAAAGAAGATATGACTAAAATTAAAACTAATAGATATTACGAAGACTTTCTCTATTACTATCAGAAGGCAAAGGATCAGCAGAAGAAATGTAATCTAGGCTCTATTCCGCACCCAGAAAGCGGTATGGATGATAGCTTAATGGAGCATGTTGAACTCTACGACGTAGTAGAGCGTAAGTTGGCAGGTTTTAGTCAGATCAAGAATGATGTATTCTATGGCTGGTCTAAAGAACACCCATACTGGTCAAAGATGCATGCCGGCAATGTCTCAGCTCAGCGTAAAGAAGTTGCTACCAACTGGACTGGCAAACAGAAAACATTCGGCATGGCCGAATGGTTCTACGTCTTCTTGCTACATGCTGTAACCGGCAGTGGCATTAACTATGCTAAGAAGCCATCAGGCTACCACAACTCACTGCTTTTTCATCTACATGAATGTGATACAATTGAAGCTATGTGTGAGGTTGTTAAGACACATCCTAAGCCGTTCTTTACTTCGGTTGGGTATCAATTTCCAAAGTTCCCGAAGCCGCCTAAGGCTGAACCCAGTGGCTTTGTGGGCATGGAGGATTACTCTACTCAATTCCAGTATAAAAAAGGTGGCGACTACTACCTATGTGAGTTTGCACCAAGACTGGTTAGAGAGATGGCAGACTGGATCCAGAAAGAGAACCGCAAGTTTCCACTTAGAGAACTTGGTGAATGGATGTTTGCATGGAATGAGAAGAATGGCCTGAATGCCTACAGATTCCAGTACGCAGCATTCTTGGCAGATATTGCAGACTTCTACCCAGAGTATATTGAGCTCTACAGTCCATTCTACTATGGCACAAATGCAGTTGAATGTATTAGCTATCTGGCAGATCCGGTAGGTAAGATGAACAAGATTGAATTTTTAGACGAAGTGATGCTGCAGATCAACCGAGATACAGGTGGAAGACCATACGACGCAGAAGATGTTGCATGTGATTATATCCGTTGGGTTGAGAACTACGTGCGGCCTGGTGCAGCATATGACCATCTGGACTATGATAACCTATGGAACTCATCCAATATTAAGGACCATCCATTTGGTAGACAGAAAGCAATGCTGGAACTGGGTATTATCGAAACCTTTAACGGTATGAAACACCACCCGTCAGATGATAAAGTTATTGCCGAGGCCGGTATTACAGTAGAACAATACAAAAATATGATAAAAGAGCACTATGTCGCATAATAAACACACAGGATTATTAATCAACCAGGATTTAAACTTGATGATGCCTAATCGTCAGGCTTGGCTAGATCTAGCCGGTGACTGGCAAGATCCGTTTCCAGACCCAATAGTTACAGAGCACAATGGCTTTAATGTAGTTAGAGAGGACATGATGGGCTTTGGTTCTAAGTGCCGTTTTGGTGACATCTTAGTAAGCACATGTGAAAAAGATACTCTAGTCTATGTACAACCAAGATACGGTTTTGCAGGTATCTCACTTGCATATCTGGCCAAGAAGTATAACAAGAAGTTAGTTCTATTTAGTCCAAGTCAAAAGGAGATCTCAGACCACCAGGCGATCTGTATTGAACGTGGCGCTGAGATGAAGTTTAAGCGTATTGCAGCAATGCCAGTCTTAAACGCACATGCTAAAAAATGGGCAGAAGAGAACGATGCTTTCTTTATACCGCTTGGGCTTAAACATGAACTAGTAACTGCAGCAGCTGTTAAAGTAGCTTATGATCTTGCAGAGAAGCAAGGCTATCCACAAGAGGTTTGGTCGGCTATTTCAACCGGTGTTCTACAAAGATCTTTACAGATTGCATGGCCGGATGCAGATTTTCATGGAGTTGCAGTTGCACGTAACATACAGAAAGGCGAAAGAGGTAGAGCTACATTATGGTCACATCCAAAGGCTTTTACGCAGAATGTTGATGCAGAATTTTACCCTCCCTTTCCATCTGCACTAAACTACGACGCTAAGGCTTGGGAATTCATGCAGAAGCATGCCAGCCCTGGAGCCTGGTTCTGGAACGTAGGTGGTGACCCAAAGCCAGAAGACTCGATGACCAAAGTAAACACTAATTCTTACAGAGAATGGGGTCAAGTTTTAACCGAAGACGTGTAAACAAAAGAGGATTAATCTATAATACTACAAAGAAATAATATGGCAAACACAGATAATAAATGTTCGGATCTTGACGTGGCAGATTTCCACTCAAATGCAGATGACACCTTTGGCTTAATCTTTAACAAGCAGAAAGAATTACAAGAGCGTCTTGGCTTTAATTTTGAAGGCTGGACAATCAAAGAAATCGCTGACTTTTGGATGGTTAACAAACATGCATTAAGTGACGAACTCAACGAGATGTTTGATGCCCTAGGCGGTATCAACGACGGTATTGGTAACGCAGGCTGGAAGTATTGGAAGCAAGACAATGCAAAAGCTGCTAACATGAAAATTGAAGATCTATCCGAAGCAGACAAATTAGAACTCTTTTATGAATGGATTGACGGATTACATTTTTACATGAACTTTGCAATAGCAATTGGTATGACTAGTAAAGATGTTGTTAATCTATACATGGCGAAGAACGCAGAGAATCACGACAGACAAGAAAGAGGCTACTAATTTAAAACAGGATAGAGTACATGCTATTAGACATTGAGCAGAAAGAAAATGAAGTAATCGTCAGCTACTACGATAAGAAAGGCGAAGTTTCATTTAAACGCTATCGCGTAGATAACTTTGAGAATTGGACAGTAGCTGAAGATAACGACAGATACAGAGACCAAAACTTTAAAAACTGGGACGGCAGAGCAATCAAACGCAAACGCTCAAGAACTTACAACAAATTCAGTCTACTCTATTTTATGGACTCTCTGCCTGAAGCAGATAGAGAAGAGATCTTTGCATTCAACATGCCAAGAACATACTATGTCGATATTGAGACTGAGATTGTAGATGGCTTTCCAAGACCAGAAGAGGCTAAGAGTCGTATCTTAACTTTTTCGATCATTACACCAGAACGTAAAGCAATTGTACTTGGTCTAGATGACTTGAATGCAGAACAGATCAAGAAGATTGAAGATGACACTAACGCTCACTTCAAGAACTACGATCAAGACTGGACTTTTAGCTACTACAAGTTTAAGAATGAGTATGATATGCTCTATAACTTCTTGCACAAGTTCTTGCCTAAGTTTCCAATGATGACCGGCTGGAACTTTATCAACTATGACTGGCAATATATTGTTAATCGCTGTAAGAGGCTACAGATTGATCTAACTGAAGTTGCAATCACAGGAGCACTAGACAAAAAAGACTCAAGACCATTACACATGGGTATTCTTGACTATATGCAGCTCTATGATAAGTATGATCGTTCGGTTGCGGTAAAAGAGTCTAACAAACTTGACTTTGTGTCAAGCCAAGTCTTGAATGTGGCCAAGATTAAATACACAGGTTCACTGCAAGATCTTTACGAGAACAACTTTCAAAAATATGTTTACTATAACGTAGTTGACTCTGTGTTGGTTTATTATATTGACCAACAGTTAAAGTCAATGGAAGTCCTACTGACCTTATCAACTATTACTAAAATGCCACTCTATAAAGCAGCCAGCCCCGTTGCAGTAACAGAGTCTTTAATTGCAAGAAAGCTTGCAGAAGACAACGTTAAGATCGGCGTTGAGTATGACAAAGAGGACAGTAAGAAAGACGGTCAGTATGAAGGTGCTTTTGTAAAACAACCAATTGTTGGTTATTACTCAGGAGTAAGTGCATTTGACTTTGCATCACTGTACCCATCGGTGATGAGGCAGTTTAATATCTCGCCGGATGCTTTCATTGAAATTGTACCGGAAGCTGAAATTGCCGAGCGCAGAAAAGATAATAACGTAATCGTTTGCGAGAACGGAGTTGTCTATAAAAAGGAAGATTCAATCCTAAAAAAGATCCTCAGCGATCTATATGCACAAAGAAAGGAATACAAGAAGGCTTCATATGCTTATTATGAAAAAGCACATGAACTTCAAAAAAAATTTAGGCTCTAATTTAGAAAGAACCAGCAGCCTGTTTGATATATAAAAAACAAGCAGCGCTGCTAGTGTCTTACTAATAAAAAACGATTAATCGGAACAAGGTCTACCCTAATAAGCAGGCCTTTTTTAGACTAATCTGCAATTGTAAAAAAACTAGCAAATAATGTCACTATTTAAAGAAAGAATAGAATTTAAGCCTTTTGAGTACCCGGAGTATTATACCGAGGGTTGGCTGAAACAAGCTCAAGCGTTCTGGTTACACACAGAGATCTCTATGCAAGGAGATGTAAAAGACTGGAATGAAAGAATGGAAGCACATGAAAAGAACCTGGTAGGCAATATTTTGCTAGGTTTTGCACAAACTGAATGTGCAGTTTCAGATTACTGGACTGGTATGGTAACAAAGTGGTTTCCGAAGCATGAAATCAAGCAAATGGCAATGATGTTTGGCTCACAAGAGACTATTCATGCCACTGCATACTCATATCTAAATGAAACTCTAGGACTAGAGGACTTCACTGCATTCTTACACGAACCAGCAACAGCTGAAAAGTTTGAGCATTTAACCTCAACCGAAGCTGATTGGACTCATGACGATCTTGCCGAAAACTCAAATGCAAGAAGACAAGTTGCTAGATCTTTAGCAATCTTTAGTGCCTTTGCAGAAGGCGTTTCACTCTATTCTTCATTTGCGGTACTCTACTCGTTCCAAATGAGAAACTTATTAAAAGGTATTGGTCAGCAAATGAAATGGTCAGTACGTGATGAGTCTCTACACTCTAAAATGGGTTGTCAACTCTTCAGACACATGACTGATGAATACCCAGATCTAAAAGAACAGGTTAAAGACGATGTTGTTAGAGCTGCTCAACTAATGGTTGAAATGGAGCACAAATTCATCGATAAGATGTTTGAAATGGGTAATCTTGAAAACCTTAAGAAAGAAGATCTTAAGAGCTTTATTACCAAAAGAGCCAATGAAAAAATTGCAGAACTTGGTTACACAGAAGGCCCTTTCATGGAATATGATGAAGAGAGCGCTAGTCAACTAGACTGGTTCTACCATCTAACCGGTGGCCACACACATACCGACTTCTTTGCAGTTCGACCAACTGACTATTCAAAAGCAGGCGAAGACGAAAACTGGGACGAAGATGACTTATTCGACTAATTAATTATACACGATGTTTAAAATGTTTAAAAAAGAAGATACAGACCGCACTGAAGTGGTTAATTACGCAGCAGACTTAGGCTGGGAAATCGGAGTAGATTTTCCAACATGGGCTAACACTGAAATCTACGTAAAAACAATCAGCAGAGGCTATCTGTTAGAAGGTGAAACACCGAAAGATGCTTACTGGAGAGTTGCAACTACAACTGCTAAAAGACTGCAAAAGCCAGAAATGGCAAGCAAGTTCTTTGACTACATCTGGAAAGGCTGGTTAAACCTAGCATCTCCAGTACTTTCAAACACTGGAACTGAGCGCGGTCTACCAATCTCTTGTTTTGGGATTGATGTCGCAGACTCAATTGCAGATATTGGCGGTAAGAATCTAGAGATGATGCTCTTAGCAAAACATGGCGGTGGTGTTGGTATTGGTGTTAACCAGATCAGATCTGCTGGATCTACGATCCGCGGTAATGGAACTTCAGACGGTGTTGTACCTTTTATTAAGATCTATGACTCAACTATCCTAGCTACTAATCAAGGAAGTGTAAGACGTGGCGCAGCTTCGGTTAACATTGACATTGAGCATGGTGACTTTTGGGAATGGTTAGAAATACGTGAACCAAAGGGTGACGTTAATCGCCAGTCTTTAAATATCCACCAGTGTGTGATTGTACCAGATGGTTTTATGCAAAAGGTAGAAGCCGGTGATAAAGAAGCACGTAAAAGATGGGCTGCAGTGCTTAGAAAACGTAGAGCAACAGGTGAGCCTTATATCATGTTTAAAGGTAATGTGAACAGTGCAAATCCAGATGCTTACAAGAACAATGGTCTAAAGGTTTATATGACCAACATTTGTTCTGAGATTGCACTACATACAGATGAGAACCACTCTTTTGTATGTTGTTTAAGTTCATTGAACCTGGCAAAATATGATGAGTGGAAAGACACAGATCTAATCTACACTGCAACATGGTTCTTGGATGGAGTACTTGAAGAATTTATCCAGAAAGCAAAATACATGCGTGGTTTTGAGAATAGCGTGAGATCAGCAGAAAAAGGTAGAGCTTTAGGACTTGGAGTCTTGGGCTGGCACACTTACCTGCAAGAGCACAATATTCCATTCGAAGGCCTAACAGCTCAGTTTGAAACACGTAAGATCTTCTCTCAACTAAAGACTGAAAGTGAGAAGGCAAGCCGAGATCTAGCCAAAGAATATGGTGAACCTCTATGGTGCGTTGGCACCGGCATGCGTAATACGCACCTGAGAGCCGTTGCGCCAACTGTGAGCAACTCAAAACTTGCTGGTAACTATTCACCAGGTATTGAGCCTTGGGCTGCTAACGTATTCACAGAACAAACTGCAAAGGGTACTTTTATTCGTAAGAACCCAACGTTAGAACAAGCTTTAGATCTAATCGGTAAGAATACAAAAGACACTTGGGATAAGATCCTAGAAGATGGTGGTAGTGTACAAGGTCTAGATTGGATGGATGATTATCACGTACATATCGGTGAGGCTCTAGATAAAGATTGGGGCACTCCGATCCATAAAGATAAATTGAAAGAAGCGCCAGAAGCAGCCGAAGATCAGTTTATTCCAATGAAAGATGTATACAAGACCTTTAAAGAAATTAACCAACTTGAGCTGGTAAAACAGGCTGGAGTGAGACAACAATATGTTGACCAAGCAGTCTCTTTGAACTTAGCGTTTCCAATTGAGGCAACACCTAAGTTTATCAACCAAGTGCACCTAGAAGCTTACAATCAAGGTATTAAGACGCTCTATTACATGAGAACAGAGTCAGTACTGAGAGGCGATATTGCAACAAGAGCAATGGATCCAGATTGTATCAGCTGTGATGGATAAGAAATCCGGTGGTATGAAACAGGACCACATTTAGGACCGTTATAGTTAACGGGTTGGGCAGAGAAAAGTTCGCTACTATCTCTGCCCTTTTTATTGAAACTGTTTGCTCTTTTCACATACAATAACTAAACATAAATTAAAAAAATATGAAGTTAAAAATTGATCGTATTGACCAGCACGCGTTGACCAACTTTATCAATCGCGTTAAGCTAATTGACTCTTTCATCTACATGAAAATCACTAATGGTAGAATCGAGTCTTCTGTTTATTTACCGCAGAGAGATGCAGTAAAGAGCCATGTTGTAAACATGGACCAGATTTTCCAGACCAATGAGATTGTACCTAGTGACAAAGCCCTAAAGATTGCATTCTTCGATGGTGTTAAAGTTATTGAAGCAATCAAACACTTTGAACATGATGCTATTAAAGGTGAAATTGAATTCATCGAGAATGATGAAGAATACGTAGCATCTACGTTTAGAATCTACAACGATGAGTTAGAAATTAAGCTATCTTGTTCAGAACCATCATTGGGCTTTAAAGATCTTACAAAAGAGCAACAAGAAGCTATCTTCTCAAGAGATAATAGTGCATTCAACTTTGAGATCGATACTCATATGATTAACAAAGTAAAGAACTTGTTTAATCTAGACACAGAAGAAACATTTAGTATTAAAGCTAACGGTAAAGGAGTTAACGTTGATGGTAAATCATTTAGCGTTGTGATTAATCCAGAAAGCAAAGGCTCTGGTAAGGCTACAGTCTATAAGAAGTATTTGAACCTGTTAGACAGGGAAGAACAAAACGTGTTCGTATCGAGCTCGAAAGTTGTCTTCCAGTCTAAGGATTCAGAAACACTATTAACTGTATCAACTTGCCAAACAGCTTAATAAATGGATATAAAAGAGTTAGAAAATAAACCAATAGATCAATTGACTGATGCTGACGCTAAGCTGCTTGTAGATCACTACAAGCAGCTTTCAGCAAAGTATACAGCTTATGAGCAGGCGGTTAAGTTAACTCTTAACTCGATCTACGGAGCCTTTGGTAACAAATGGTTTCACTTCTTCAATATCGACATTGCAGAGTCAATTACAAAACAGGGTAAGAATGCTATTCTCTACTCAGAGTCAATCTTGAACAAATATGTTCAAGAATTTTGGCATAAAGACACTGCAGTTCACGAGCAATTCGGTATTAAAGTAAAGGGTAAAATAGAGAAGCCAGCTGTAATCTACATCGATACTGACTCATGTTACGTTCAGTTTCAAGATGTTTATGAGTCTATCATCTGGGAAGATGAAAGTAAGAAGATGTCAATTGACGAGTTTATCTTAGCACTTTATGGCTTTAGACTTAATAATTATATTGTTAAGTGTATGGAGATGTACGCTGAGAAACGTAATACTGATAACTTCTTAATGTTTGAGCTTGAGACTATTGCATATAATGGTATCTGGATGAGCAAGAAGAAGTACATTCAGAATATTGCATGGGACGATAAACTAGAGAAGACCGATCGACATGCGCCTCTGAAAAAGATTAAGACGATTGGATATGATACTATTCAATCTTCAACACCAGCATTTGTAAGAGCAAAACTAGTTGAAGCACTTAAAATTATATTTAAGAGCGCTAAAACACCAAGTGCTGAAGAATTACAAGAACTTGTTCAATTCATGAAGCAGGTCAGAAAAGAGTTCCAGCTTGCAGATATTGACGAGATCTCATTTAACAGAAGGACAAACAATATTGAGAAATATATTGTTGACGACCAGATTGAATTTCAAGTTGGTCTAAAATGTCCGGCCAATGTTAAAGCAGCAGGTTACTACAACTACCTGCTTAATATGAACTCTAAATTTAAAACAAAGTATAAAGTAATTGGTAACGGTGAGAAGCTAAAGATCTACAACTGTAAGAGTCCAATCAGTGAAGTTTATGCCTATCTACCAGGTGAACATCCTTATGAGTTTGCACCAGAGATAGACTACGACACTCAGTTTGAAAAGGCAATGATTGACCCGTTAAACAGAGTACTTACAGCAATCGGTCTACAGACACTTGACACTAATCTACTTTATGCATCAGCACTATTTTAATTATGGACAATTTTTACGAAGTAATCAGACAAATGGCAAAAGACACTCCTAATGATTCAGAATTAGGCTGTAAAATAAGACACTTGTTTTGCCAGATTAACAAAGAGAACGCTAAAAAGCTAAATGCTCAAAAAGCAGCATCTAATCAGATCGATCTTGAGGACATGATAAACGAAGTCAACAATGGAGATTAGTATGAATAAAGAACAACATGAGTTTGTTCTAAAATATCAAAAGATCTACGATCGACTTGCTCAGTTAGAGGGCAGAATGCAGGAACTGCAGGCAGAAAGCCAGGCCTTAATCGAAGAGCTTGAAACATTACGTGAAGAAGAACGTACAAAATTTAAAACAGAAGAATAATTATGGCAAAAACTAAGAATAAAGAGTTCAGCTTTGACGATATTAACGCTGAATTAGCAAACTTAAATCCATTAGGTTCAGTAATGGAACACTCTAGTTTTAGTGAAGTTACAGAGTGGATTGACACTGGTAACTACCACTTAAATGCATGTGTTAGTGGAACTCTATTTGGTGGTTGGCCAAACAACAGATCTTGCTCAATTGCAGGACCTTCTGGAACCGGTAAGACATATCTAATTCTAAACTCAATCCATCGTGCGATTGAAATGGGCTACAACATCATATTTTATGATTCAGAAGCCGCTGTTGATAGAGACCTTATGAAGAAATTCGGTATTGACACTACTAAAGTTAACTATCAGCCGGTAAACACAGTACAAGATTTTAGAACCTCTATTACTACGATCACATCTAGAATGCAAGAGGCCAAGCGTGCTGGTGCTGAACTACCTAAGATGATGTTTATCTTAGATTCAGCAGGTAACTTAGCTACGGCCAAAGAGATTGAAGATGCTAAGTCAGGCAGTGACAAGTCTGATATGACACGCTCTAAAGTGCTTAAGTCAATCTTTAGAATTATCATGACACCAATGGCCGACTTAAAGATTCCTTTTATCTTTACTAACCATACATACCAGACACAGAGCTTTATTTCACAGCAAGTTGCCGGTGGTGGTACAGGACCTGAATATGCAGCATCAATCGTACTCTTTTTAAACAAGGCACAGCTCAAAGAAGGTGGTGAAAAGGCCGGTATTATTGTAACTGCAAAACCAAACAAGAACAGATTTGCAAAACCAAATCCAATTAAGTTTCATCTACACTTTAGTGAAGGTATGAACAGATACGTAGGTCTAGAGAACTACATTGACTGGGAAGATATTGGTATTGCACGTGGCAGTATTGAAAAAGGCCAGAAAGTGCCAAAGGCAACGGCTCGTGGCTGGATCTGTAAGCACCTAGAAGAGGTTATACCTAACAACGAATTCTTTACCGATAAGGTCTTTACCCAAGAAGTTCTTGAGAAGATTGATAAGAAAATCTACGACCTGTTCAACTACAATACAGACGTTCAGTTTGATGTAGACGATATTATGGAAAGTACGGTAGAAGATGAGGATTAATGAAGATAAGCTGCCGATTAAATATGTGATTGGTATTGAGAAAGATCTACCGGGCTGGCCAACAGGCATGGACATTGTCTATAATGAAATTACAATGTGTGTGCGTAACACAGACAGATATAAAGGTACTTTCACTCTACACGCTTTAAAAACATACCGTTTCCCAGAAGTAGAAGAAGAACATCTAGTGGCCTCATTAAACGAGGCTGTTACCGATGGTCTACTAGAACAAACTAACCAAGAAGAGGGCAAAGAGGCTTATAAGATTCTAATGAATCCATTTGAGTAAACCTCATATAACAATAAAAATATATGCAATTCGGACAAGACTTTGAGAAGATATTCTTTAGACTATCTTTGGCCAAGCCAAAATATCTACAAGCTATTAAGACTGACTATTATCAGTCTGAAGAGATTGATATTTTAAGCTATCTTGCAAACAAGTTTTATGTTAAGTTCAATGAGACACCATCAAAGGACCAACTAAAACTACTTGCACAGAACAGCAAGCGAGCTAAAGAAAAAGTCACAGACAGCATCTTAGACCTGCTCTTTGACGTTGATCTAGATCAGTATGATGATGAGTGGCTAACAGATACTGCAGAGTCTTGGATTAAATGGAAAACATTTAACACATCACTTACTGATACAATTGAGTTTATTAAGACAACTCAAGTTACACCAGAGAATACTGAGAGTATTATTCAGAAAGTTAAAGGCTTAATCAACGAACGTAACAACATTACCTTTAACTCAGATCTGGGTCTAGACTTCTTTAACCCAGAAGATCACGATCAGAAAGAGACTGATAAAGTAAGCTCTGGTTACAACTTTGTTGATAGACTACTTGGTGGTGGTTATGACAAAGGCGGTAACTTAATCGTTTATGCTGGTGAACAAAACATTGGTAAATCAATTTATCTAGCTAACGACGCAGCAAGCTTTGTTAAGATGGGCACAAACACCGTTGTAATTACAGCGGAAATGGCAGCACATAAGTTTGTAAAACGTATTGGTTCAAACTTACTATCGATTAATATAAGTGAATATGCTGACAAGTCTAAGAACAGAGACTTAATGAAGCGTAAGCTTGAGACCGTGGGTGATGGCTTTACTCCTCCTGGTCAACTCTTTGTTAAACAAATGCCAACGTCACAAGCAACAGTACTTGATATTGAGGCTTATGTTAGTCAGATTGAAGAAGAACGTCAGATTAAAATCGGTGCAGTTATAATTGACTACATAAACATTTTGGCCAACTACCGTAACTTAAATACGGAGAATACATATATGAAGATTAAGCAGATTGCAGAGGACTTAAGAGCAATGGGTCAACGCAATGACTGGTTGATCGTAACAGCAACTCAGATTACACGAAGCGGTTATAACTCAAGCGACATTACAATGTCCGACATTGCAGAATCAGCTGGTCTATCACACACTGCCGATATTATGTACGGTATTATTCAAGATGATCTAATGCGAGCAAATGAAGAATACTGGCTTAAGATCTTAAAGATAAGAGACGGTGAAGGAAAGGGCACTAAATGTAAGTTGAACATCAACTGGAACTATATGCGCCTAATAGAAACAGAAGAATTAAGCACATCAAATTTACACGGAATATAATGAATAGAGATAAAATATTTGACAATAACTTTGATTCACCGGATTTTGAGATAAATTCAAACATGTCGTTTGAACTCGATTCTAGTTTCAAAGACACCCTAGATGAAGACATCAAGATTCATTATGACATGATTGCCAATAAGATCCATAAATTGATCGAGCTTTCACGTTTTAAGCAGTTTAATGATGTTGATGACCTAGGTAGATGTAAGAAGCTGAAGAAGTCAGACATCAACGATGTATATGGTTACATTGTTGATGAGATGAAAGCTAAATTTAGCAGAATAGACATTTTTAGCGAAATGTGTGTGTACTTCGATATTAAACCTGATAAGTTTTATAGTTCATTGAGTAACGTCTACAAAGAAGACTTAATTCAAGAACTAGATTTAAGAACTGGTGTTTTAGAGAGAAAAAACATTAACAAGTTATTTTAAATGATTGAGCCTAAAGTAATTGAAGCAGGAGCGAAAAGGGTTTGGGTATTAGGCGATCTTCATTTTGGCGTTAGAGCCAATTCACAAGAGTGGTTAGCTATCCAAAAGCAGTTTTTCGAAGAATTGTTTATCCCAACATTAAAGAAGCATGTAAAGCCAGGTGATGTTTTAGTCCAGGTTGGTGATACATTTGACAACAGACAGAGTATTAATATCAAAGTATTAAACTATGCTGTTGATCTATTTGAGAGACTTGGTGAAATTCTACCAGTCTATGTTATTGTCGGAAACCACGATATTTGGGCAAAGAAAACAAATGAAGTATCATCAATCGATACTTTAAAATGGATTCCAAACGTACAGATCTATAAGGACCCTGAACTTTTAAAATGGTCCGGTAGAAATATACTACTGATGCCATGGCGTAGAGATACTACGCATGAGACTGAGACACTGGCAGAATACCCACAGTCAGATGTTGTATTCTGTCATTCAGAAGTTAAAGGCATCTACCTAAACTCTAAAGTACGTAATGAGCATGGTACCGAGACCAATGTTTACAGTAAGTATACTAGAGTCTACAGTGGCCACATCCACTACCGACAAGAGAAGGATAAACTCTTGATGGTTGGTGTGCCTTACCAGCTAACAAGATCAGACGCTAACAATCCGAAAGGCTTCGACCTGGTTGATTTAGAAGACATGTCAGAGACCTTCTTTGAAAACCATATATCACCACGTTTTGTTAAATACAACATCACACAACTCTTCGATATAACTCTAGGAAGCTTTAAGAAGCAGATTAACAATAACTTTGTAGATCTGTTTGTACCAAGCCAAATTGCAAGCACAAGTGCTCTAAGCCATCTGGTTAATAAGATCCAACATGTTAGTCGTAGATTAGAACCCAACATCTACCAAGAAGAGAACTGGATCGACAAGGATTTTCATGACATCGACAAGATTGAAGAAATGTACAAGGATTATAACATCATGAATCTATGTAACATGTACGTTGAAGGTATTCAAGAAGACGATGAGTTGAAACAAAAGCTAAAAGATAAGCTAAAACAACTGTACACGCAAGCTGCGTACAATTACGAGACTGACGAATGAGAATAGATTACATTGAGTTTAAAAACTTTGCGAGTTACGGTAATCAAAAACAGAGGCTAGAATTCAAAAAAGATGGCTCAGAGTTATTTTTAACTCTAGGTAAGAATGGTGATGGTAAAACAACTATCGCTAACGCCATTATTTTTGCACTCTACGGTAAAGTAGAGGGTGTAAAGTTAAGTGATCTGCCAAACAGAATCAACAAAGAACTTTGGGTTAAGGTTGGTATTCAGTGTGGCACGATCAATGTTGAGATTGAGCGCGGTCTTGCACCTACTAAGTTTAACGTACTAATCAACGGCGTTGAGTTTGACAAAGCAGGCAAGCGCAGCGTCCAAGAGTACTTGGAAGAAGAGGTCTATGGTATACCGTATCATGTCTTCAAGAATATTATCATTCTTTCAATCAATGACTTTAAGTCTTTCTTGACAATGAATGGCGCCGACAAACGCCAGATTATTGACAGGATGTTTGGCTTTTCAATCTTAAACGATATGCAGCGCGCAATCAAAGAAGAGCGCAAGTCGGTTAAGATGGACATTGACAACTATGAATCTGAGTTAAATCAGATCATGGAGTCAATCAAGTCAGTACGCCATAAGCTCAATACGCTGCTTGAAGAATCAAGTGAGAAGAATGCTAGTAAGATTAAAGAGCTAAAAGAGAGTCTGGTTGCCTTGAACGAAGAGGCTAAAACAATGAAGGTCGATGCAGATCAGATCAGCGAGAACATTACACTTAAGAAGGACGAATATGAAAGCCAAAGAACAGATGCCAGCTCTTTAAAGCATGAGCTTGACTATCTTAAGAAGAAGCTAGAGTTATATGAAGATGGGCACTGTCCAACTTGTGAAACTAAGCTAGACTCAGAGTGGCATATGGAGAAGAAAGATGAGTATGCTACTAAGATTGAAGAGGACACTAAGAAGATCAAGTCAATTAAACTTGAGATGGATGCAATCACTGCGAACGCAACAGAGCTAAAAGAGTCTAAGAAGAGCATCGATACAAAGATCAACGACATTAAGTATAACATGAAGTCAATGAAGGCAGAACTTGTCAAGATTAAAGAGACTTCAAGTGGTGATGAGTTTGACCATCTTAAGAGCTTGATTGAACAGTTTGAAGAATCTGAAATTGAGAAATCAAACAAGCGCGATCAGCTAAGCGGCGACTATAACTTTATGAGCATTGTTGAGCAAGTCTTAGGTGAAGATGGTGTTAAGAATCTAGCGGTAAAGACAATCTTACCAGGCTTAAATGCGAACATTGCAGCGATGGCTCAAACAATGCACTTACCTTTCCATATTCGATTTGATGAGAAGTTTAACTGTATTATCAATCACCTTGGTGAAGATATTAACCCGTTAACCTTATCAACGGGTGAGCGTAAGAAAGCAGACTTTATTATTATCATAGCTATTATTAAGATCTTGAAGCTAAGGTTCCCACAACTGAACTTACTCTTCTTAGATGAGTTATTGAGTTCAGTTGACCACGACGGCGTCTACAATATTCTAAAGATCTTAAACCAGGTTATTAAAGAGAACAAGATTAATACCTTTGTGATTAACCATACGGTTCTGCCACATGAGATCTTTGATAAGAAGATTCAGATCTACAGAGAGAACGGCTTTTCTAAGTTCGAGATCGGCAGCATAGAATAACATAATAATTCAGTAGGATATATACTAAAAAACAAACATATTCTACAATGCACTTTTTAGATTTTAATAGCTTTCTTAACGAAGCGCAAGTAATGAAAACTACGGGCATGTTTGACGCTAAGTTAGACAAGGCTGCAGATGTTATCATGGCATACTTGAACAAGAAGACTGGCGATGACTACAAGAAATTCCCATACATTTTAGTACACAGAATTGACGGTGCTGAAGATCCAGGTATCATGCTCTACTCTAATAAGTCTGACAAGGCTGTTAGAATCGGTGGTCAAAGTAAAGGACCTGGTATTGTAGGTTCTCTTGCTTTTTACTCAAAGCACTATACTGAAGTTGCTGACTTCATGGTTACTTCAGATCAGTTTCCAATCGTTAAATTAATTGATGAGTTTGTTAGACTGATGGATGCTAAATACGTTAAGCAGATTGCAGAATCATATGATGCTCTTAACGAAGCTGCTTCAGACTATGCATTTAGCCAGGCTGAAATCAATGAGATTAATAAGCTTCTAGACAAGAAGATGCCGGTAACTAAGATTGCTAAGAAGATGGATATTCCATATAGATCAGTCTTAAAGGTAAAGCGTAATATTTCTTCTGGTGAAGTTAAATCTAACATGGAAGTTAAAAACGAACAGACTCTTGATGATAAAGTGAAGTTCTTAGAGGAAACCATTGAAGACATCTATCAAATCTCAAGAAAAGTTGCAGCAGGTGCATTCAACTCACTCTTTATTTCAGGCCGAGCAGGTACTGGTAAAACATACAACGTTGAAAAAGCAATGCAAGATGAAGGTCTTGAAGAAGGTGAAGACTGGATATTGGTTTCAGGTGCAGCATCACCAATTATGATGTTCAAGAAGTTCTATCAATTTAGAAATAAGACTCTAGTCTTTGATGATTGTGACTCGGTATTTAGAGATGAGAATGGCCGTAACATGCTTAAAGCAGCTCTTGATACTAAAGCTGTTAGAAAGATTAGCTGGATGAAGAAGTCTTCAATTGTATTTGACCCAAAAGATTTTGAAAATAACCCAGAAGCAGAATTTAACGCGCTAGAATCAGGTCTTGTACCAAACAAATTTGAATTTGCAGGTCGTGTAATTTTTATCTCTAACTTAGAGAAAGAGAAAGCAGATCCAGATGGCGCAATTCGTTCTAGATCGATCCTAATTGATGTGGCACCAGATGATGCTACATTAATGGAGCGTATGAAGAAGTTACTTCCTTATCTAGAACCAACTGATATGCCAGTGAACGAGAAAGAGGAGATCTATGAGTTCATGAAGAATGCAGGTGATGTTTCAATGAGAACATTCGTAAAAGCTGCAGGCTTTAAAAGAGCAGGTCTTTCTGACTGGCAAAGAATGGCACAGAGATACTTATAATAAATGGCAAGTTACAATCTAAAATACAACAAGGATGACTCAGTTATCCGACATATTATCATTGGTCTACTTGCAGATCTTAACAATAAGTTAAGCATCTCAAGGCAGCTGACTAACGATAATAGAGTTGTAGTAGATGTGCCTTTCTATTATGCTGTTTCTGGTGATGAAAACTTCATGCGTGATAACTTTCTTTTCAGTACTTTGAATGGTGAGAATTGTGACGTAGATCCAACAAAAGCAGATGGCAACTATGACCGCGTACCAAGAGGTATTGTTAATCTAACGTCATTTGCAGTAGATCCTTCAAAGCTAGTTAACAAACGTAATCTAGGCAATTACAATAGACTTAACCCAGAAGATGGTATGCTTGAGTCTTTTGTGGCTGAATTTGAAATGATTCCAGTAGTGTTAGGCGTTGATGTTGAAATTATAGTTTCAAGTCAGTTAGACCTTTTTAAAGTAACTGAGGCTATCATCAAGAAGATGTATAAAGCCAATTCGTACCACGTTGATGCAGGCCATCTAGAGGACGGTACTTACAGAATTAGTTCTGAGTATGCAATGCCAGATGACTATACAATGGAGAGGCCGATTGAGTACGGCTTTGATGATAAAGGTAATCATAAGGTTACTTTTAGTCTAGAGATAAATTCATTCATGCCTTCATTTGACTTTGAAGAAGATGCTTATCAAACACTGACATTCACAACAACTGACGGTGGTAACTACATTGGTAATATAGAAGATCCAAATGGAGTATTAACATCTGAAACCACTTCTGTATATTACAGTGAAGACTATTTAAAATTATGGCAATATGTAGGTTCTGGATCTCCAGAATCTGGATGGACACTTACACATGAGGGTCAAGACGCTATTGACGAGGCTACTGCTACAGTTTTAACTGAAACACCAACAGACACGATAGAATATGAACGTAGAATATCTAAGCGTAGAAAAGCATCCAACAGAATGTTCACTATTGGTAATTCAAGCCTAAACACAATCAACGATAATGAAGACGGTAAATCTGCATTGGGTGATGATTATAGTGTCACTGGTAGAGACCTTCCATTTAACGAGTAAATTAGACAGATATATAATTAAACAAAAAATCAAAATACGAAATGACTAAATTAAGAAAAGGCATCATTTCGCCAACAGAAAAACAAGGCGTAGGTTACATCTTTGAGACTGCCGGCAAACTATTTAAAGTTACTGGTAATATCATTAAAGAAGCAACTGGAGCATCTGAAGAGTTTAACGCTCTATCAAAGGCTCTTGAGGCTTTCAAGGTAGATGAATCTGGCATTCAGTTTAACTATGACTTAAACAAAAAGTCACAGATCACTGATCTGAACGAGGCGAAGTCTAAAAACTACGACGAATTAGTTGGTCTACAAGATAAAGCTGAATTCCTTAAGACTGAGTTAAAAGAATCTAAGTTAGCCGGTAAGAAAGCAGCTACTACTGAATTAGAAAAAGAATTAGCAGAAGTTAATGAAACTATCTTAACTTTAACCAACAGTGGTATTCAAGTAACCTTTAAATACGATGCTAACGAGAATAAGACTTTTATTGGCAACCGTGAGGTTATCACAGAAGGTGTTACAGAACAAGCTTTTGCATCAGCATTAATTAGATATGAAGATAAAGGTCTTCTGAATCTATTTGAAACGGCTGCTAAAAACTTCGGTATGTACAACATCCTAGAATTCGTAACTGAGTCTCAACTTGGAGATGTAAAAGTTTCTACAATCCGTACTGAGAATAGAGTATATGCTTGGAGAATTAACGAGGCAACTAGAATCGGTAAGTTTATTCAAATGGAGCCACAAGAATTAATCAACTACGTTGCTGAAGAAACAGGAGCAGATATTACAGCTTCAGTTCAAGATCTATTAGATGGTATTAAAGAACAAGTTGAAGATAGAGAGAATGCAGTTGCTTTAAGAAGAGAGATGATCTCATTCTTACAGGATCAAAAAGGTAGACTTGCAGAAGCAGATAGAAATATACCAGCTATTAAAGAAGCAGATCATTTCTTAAGCTCTGAGATTAAAAGAATCGGTGAAGAGATTGAATCTTTAGAGGAAGCAAAATTAGGCAGAGATGAAGGCTATCTAGAAGCTACTCTTAAAGTTGATTTTGACGGTCTAACCAAAGGTACTAAGGTATTGATAGATGCAATGGAATATTCTTCAGCTGGAAAAACAGATCTTCTGACTGTTTTTAAAGACGACAAGCCATTGAGAATTGAGAAGAGAGCAATTGAACTTCCTAGTTCAGAATTGACATAAATCCATTAGACTTTTAATAGTCAAGGAGCCCGTTTGGAAACAAATGGGCTTTTTTGTTTATAATATACATAAAAATAAAAAGAATGATCCAGGTGGCTAAGAAAAAGAACTATCTCAACAATAAAGACCTTTACAACGAAATTGTAAAATCAAAAGAAGCAGGCAAGTTAACTAGAGACGCTGAGAAGATGTTAGTGCTTCTTGCAGAACGTACAATTAGAAAATTAACCTATGTAAATGAAGATGATAGAAATGACTGTCTACAGTTTGCTCTATTAGACTTACTTAAATACTGGCAGAACTTTAACCCAAAATATACCAACGCATTTGCATATTTTACAGAGATAGCAAAAAGAGGCTACGCAAAAGGCTGGAATAAAATTCACCCAACAAAGTATAAGAACACACTGTCAATTGACCGTATTAGTGGAAACGGCTCAGATCACGACGGTGGCATGTTTAACATCTAATGTCGATAAAGAACTTAAAGCCAAGTAATAATTCAGGCCACATTCAAGGTTATTTTAAACCTACTAATCCAGACAAATATATTGGCCCCACTCCCATCATCTACAGAAGTTCATGGGAGCGCAAGTTCATGATTATGTGTGACACTAGAGACCACGTGCTAAAATGGTCTAGCGAACCTGTTACAATTAAATATTGGTCATCTATAGATAATAAAGAGCATAAATATTATCCAGACTTCTACATGAAGACCAAAACAGAAGAAGGTGAAAAAGAGTTTTTGGTTGAGGTGAAACCAGAAGCTCAGATTAAAAAGCCAAAGCCACCAACCAAGAATTCAAAAAAGGCTCTTAACTCATATAAGTTTTTGGCAGAGCAATACATAAAAAATAGAGACAAATACGCATATGCTAAGAAGTGGGCAGAAGCCCGCGGCTGGCGTTTCATTGTGCTTACTGAAAAGACTCTAGGCTAAGATGGGTAAAATTAAGAAAGATATAAAAGAATTAAGCCGAGAAGCTGGTGGCAAAACTAAAGCACGTAGAGAGGCTGAGAAGTGGTTTGTTGAGAGCAGCAAAAACGTTAGAGAAGGTGCTGTGGCTAGATACGGCGGTAGATTTAGAACAGGCATGATTCACGTGTTTAGATATGATAAGCCTAAAAATGAAGCAACTTTACCGTGGTGGGATCGCAATCCAGTTGTTTTAGCACTAGATCCCGCTGATGGTAATGACTTCGGTATTAACCTTAATCTATTACCAGTCTCTTTTAAAGAAGATATGCTGGACTTGATTTATGATAGACTAGAAGGTCAAATTGAGTCTAAAAAAGCAGGCAAAAAAGGCGTGGCAAGAATGCAAGGTCAAATACCATTAACATATACTGGTGCTAAGGCCTTTCTAGAGCGATTTGGACTGGGTTTTGCCGTTAGACAATACATACCAGCATTAAAATCAAATCAAAAAATAGTTAACTATGAAAACTGGGCTAGAATAGCACTTTGCGACTTTATAGAGCTTAACGGTGCTTCAATCGGGAAGATCAGATACCAGTTCAGAAATCATCTTAGAAAATAGGATATATAAAATTGAAAATACTATCATAATATGGCAGGTTATACAAACAAAAGAAACGGACCTTTAAGTTACGGTAGCAAACCGTTTAACTTATCGAACACGTTAAAGTCACTTTCATCATTCGGTATGCGTTATGATGACATGGTTCTACGCCAGTCTCAAGCGATTGGTCCAATGGAGGATATGTTTGGCTACGGCCAGATGAATCCAATGGGTCTTGACAATGATGACATTTACGGTGCGTTTGCTGCACTGTCAATGACCGACATTAACCTTAAGAAGAACATTCCGTTTTTTGACCAAGAATACCAACAGAAGAGAGAAGAACTTAGAGCCTTTTCAATTAATGATGAGATTGAAGATATTCTAGACATTCTTTGCGATGAGACTGTAGTTTATGATGATAAAAACTTTTTCTGTCAACCTGAAATCTTAGGACTTGATGTCTCTGAAAAGGTTGAGAAAGACCTTAACAAATATTTTAGACAGATCTACCACTATTTTGGTTTTAACACAGACCAATCAGCTTGGTATTATTTTAGAAAGTTTCTAGTTGATGGTTATCTAGCGTTTGAGATTATATACAATCCAGATCAAACTGAGATTATTGGTTTCAAAGAGATTGACCCGATTACACTTATTCCAGGCTACAACCATGATGATGGTAAAAAAGTTTGGGTACAATTTAAAGATGATCCAACAAAAGAACGTAAACTTTACGATTCGCAGGTTCTTTACATATCTTACTCTTCAATTACAACGGCAAGCCGTGTAAGTTATCTAGAACGACTAATCAGAGCATTTAACTTATTAAGAATTATGGAACATACTAGAGTTGTATGGGCCGTGACTAATGCTTCGTTTAGAATGAAGTTTATTATTCCAGTTGGAGGTAAGTCTAAGACTCGTGCTAAGCAATCCTTGGCACAACTGATGAACTCTTATAAGGAGAATGTTGATTTTGATTGGGAAAGTGCAACACTGCACACAGATGGCCAGCCAATGCTACAGTTCAACAAAGAATACTGGTTACCAAGTAAAGAGGGTGAAAGCCCAGAGATTGAAACTCTTGGCGGTGATGGACCAGATTTATCAGATACTGAAGCACTTAAGTACTTCTCTGATAAGTTAAAGCACGTATCTAAAATTCCTTACTCAAGATTCTTATATGAAGATGGCGGTGGAGACTTTAACCTTGCAGCTGATGGTATGATTCGCGATGAGATCAAGTTCAGCAAGTTTATCAAGCGTTTAAGATCTACATTCCAAGAAATACTAGTTAAGCCACTTTTTATTCAAATGTGTCTTAAATACCCAGAATTTACCGAAGACCCACAGTTTAAAACTCAAGTTGCATTAAGATTCAACGAAGAGAATATGTTTGCTGAATTAAAGCACATGGAAATCATGGAGCGTAGACTAGAATTCATCGGTAGTATGCGAGATAGCTTAATGACAACAAACCAAGAAACAATGGAAGAAGAGTACTATTTTGACCAGGCATACCTTGTTAAGAAGTACTTAAAACTTACCGACGATGAGATTCAAGCCAACTCAGCGGCAAAAACCAGAGTAGATATGGAAGAAGCCGGTGAAGAGGGTGATGAGGATCAAATGGGCGGTCTTGGATTTTAAAAGATATATAGATTATGAAAATTTACAACACATTCGAATCATTCATAAAAGAAGCCCTAAAAGCTGGCGAAGAATCTGAAATTTACGTTGATGACTATACTCTAGATTCTGGTGAGACTATTAAGGCCGCTGAGATACTAGGTGCAATTAATGCATCACCAACCGAAAAGGAATTCAAGCAGTACTTCTTTGATGAGTATGGTGAAGGTTCTTTCGCTAGTGGTGAATTAGAAAAAATAACTGCCTTTTTTAACGAGGTTAAAGCTGAAGAGAAGGAGAAAGAAGCCGAAGAAGAAAAGGAGAAAGAAGAGGCTGATAAGGCTAAAGAAGGCGGAGACGCAGGTGAGCCTAAGCTAGACCTTGACATCTAATAAGATATTTACATAAGCAAAGCTGATATATATTAAAAATAGAAAAACACATAGAATGAAAAATAGCAAAGATTTATTGATTGTTGAGAGGTCCTCATCGGCACTTACGGTTGATAAGAATGAAAACAAAGACTATGTGCTTGAGGGTATTTTTGGTCAAATAGATCAAAAGAACAGAAACAACAGAATCTATACGGAAGATGAATATGTTCCACAGATTGAGGCTCTTCAAGCAAAAATTAAGTCTTCAAAGCTTTTGGGCGAGTTAGATCACCCAACACAATTCGATACTTCTTTAAAGAACGTGTCACACATAGTAGAAGAACTTTACTATGATAAAGATACAAAAGAAGTACGTGGTAAAATTAGACTTCTAGATACAGATGCTGGCCGTCAGGCTAAAGCACTTGTTGACGCTGGTGTACCACTTCAAATTTCTTCTAGAGCTGCAGGCGCTGTTGAATCTAACGGCAAAGTTAAGATCAAGCAACTATTTACATATGACCTAGTAGCAGATCCTGGTTTCGAGAATGCCGAACTAAAGAGAGTTAATGAGTCTTATGGATTCAGCAACGATGATGGCATTTACATTTATGAAATGGGCGGAGAATCTAACATTCTAGAAAACAATTCAGAACAAGAAAAAACAGACACACAAATAAAAGAAAATCAAAACATGGCAGAATTCGTAAAGGCTGAAGACTTTAACAAGTACTCTGAGTATCTTGCTAAAGAGATCAAGTCAATTAAGGAGGCTATCGACGCAAAGTCTGAAGTAGAAACGACCGACGTCGATGAGAAAATTACTAAAGTGATTGGTCATGGTGACCATATCGCAGAAAGCGTTAACAAAATAGGCGAGTATGTTGGTTATCTAGCTGGCAAGTTAGATGACTCTATCCAGTACACAGAACATGTTGCAGAGAAAACAGATCAAGGTATTCAGTACTCAGAAGAGTTAGCTGAAAAGTTAGACCAGTCTATTCAATACTCTGAACATGTTGCAGAAAAACTAGACGAAGGTATTCAGTATACAGAGCATGTTGCTGAAGGAGTTTCAAAACTAAAAGACTTTGCTAACTATCTTGCAGAAGCTCACAATGAAAATACAGCTTCAGGTGAAAACATCATCGAGTATGTTAACTACCTAAAAGAAAACATGCAGTCAATCTCAGAATACGCTGAGTACATCGCTGAATCAATCAACGAGAACTTAGTAACAGAAGATTCGATTGTATTAGATGTAACTGATCCAAAGGCAAAAGACCTTCTTAAATTATTGAAGAAACATAAAGTTTCTATGAAAAACTTAGGAGAAGGACCTAATGGATGGGACGAAGTTGAACTAACAGGTTCTAAGAAAGATCTTATGGCTGTAATTTCTGACGAAGATGCAGGTTGGGGAGATCCAGATCTAGAAGAGTACATTGAAGAATCTAACGGAGTTTTCACAATTAAAGTAAAATCTTTACTTGAAGGTGATGCTGGCATTGAAGGTGAAGACGTTGTTAAGAAGGACGAAGAAGAACTAGAAGAAATTGGCGACAACGGAGCTGAAGGTGGCGTTGAAGGCGAAGAAGCTGGTCAAGAAGCAGAAGAAGGTGCTGAAGGTGCTGCTGATGGAGTTGATGCTCCAGAAGAAGTACATTCTGAAGAAGACAAAGGTACTCAAGAAGAGGCTGATGATGAAATGCCAGAAGACGAAGGCGAAGATGGAGCTTCAGATCCATTAGAAGCTTACAAGAAAGAAGTTTCTTCTAAGTTAGACGCACTAGTTGAAAGCGCAACTAAAGCTGAGAATGAGAATCCATCATTCTTTAGAATTGTATCTTCAACAACTCAGTCTAAATACAACGAGCTTAACGAAGCTGCAAAAACTGAAGTTAGACAAATTGTTTCTAAGAGAGGTTTCATGACAGAATCTGAGATTGTTTCTCTAATCGAAAAATCAAACATGATTGTTGAGTCTAGACAGGCACAGCCATTCGTACTAGAGGCAATGCCAGCAGAATACGCTGATGTATGGTCAAACCTTTCAGAAGCTAAGCATAATCAAATTTTAGCTCAATCTAAGTATCATAAACTAGAAACAGAATACCAAGTAAGAAACTTCTGGCAAACTAGAGATCTAAGAGAATCTGCCTCAGTAATGGAGAAGATCGAAATGATTAAAGAGTCGAAAGAAGTTGAAGAGAACAAAGGCCTTGGATACGATGTAACTGGTTACGCTGAGCAATTCAAGAAGAGATTTAACAAATAATCTATCTGTTCATTCTATAAATTTAAGGGGAGAGTGTTAATTCACTCTCCTTTTTAACTTTTGCAAAAAAGCAAAAATTAAGAAGATATATAAACTGATCGACGAATAGGGCTAAAGAAGCAGAAAGCCCATCGAATGTCGAATAAACAAACAAAAAAAGATCATTCAAAAATGGCAAATTTAATTAACGAAGCTGAGATCAGAAACACTTGGGCTCCTATCATTGAGGAAGCTACAGGTATTACTGAATCTAACAAGCTTGCATGGATGTCTGAGTACTGCCACAATCACAAGCTGTACGAAGACGCAAACATTATGGCACTTAACCCAGGTATGAACTTAGCTGGTATGGGCGCAGTATCTTTCCCAGCTAACGGTAGCACAGCTAACGTAGGTGGTTCAGGTGCAAACGGTTCAGGTGACAAAGCTCCAACATTGCTTCCTTTAGCAATGCAGGTTGCTGCTCAAACTATCGGTCTAGACTTAGTACCAGTAGTACCAATGGCAGGTCCAATGGGATTACTTTCTTACTTAGACTACACTTACGAAGGTGGTGTTGCTAACGCTATCGCTAACGGTGCTGACGGTACTGTAGCTCCAACTTACGTAAAAGCTTCAGGTGCTGGAACTGCAGACATCGCTGCTGTACCTGATACTAACGGTGACTACGAATTCGTAGGAACTTCAAGAATTGACGGTAAGTCAATCTTTAAAGTAGGTACTATCGTAGATGCAACTGTAGCTGCTGATTTAGAAGCTGCTGGTGCTGATAGTGATTCTGTTGAACTAGTAAAAGCTATGGAAGATCACATCCCAGGATTTACTGGTGATGCTGATTCAGACGGTAACGCTCTTCCTTTCTCAAGAGAAAAAGGTGAGTCAACTAGAGACAAGCTAATGGGCTTAAGCCTATTCAGCAAGTCAGTTGCTGCTGAAACTTTCCAAGTTGCTGCTGGTGTAACTAGAGAGCAAGTACAAGACCTAAAACAATTCGGTGTTGATGCTGTTGCTCAAGTAGAAGCAGTATTAACTAACGAATTGACTCAGTCTATCAACGACTACATCTTGAAGTCAATGAGAAATCTTGCAGCTACTAACATAACTGAAAACCCATTCTCAGCTGCTATCGACCTATCTCCAACTACCAACTATGGTGGTGAGACAAGAGGTGAAGCACACAGAAGAATTTTAACTAACGTTCTTGCTGCTGCTAACTTTATCGCTAACAAAGGTAGAAGAGGTGCTGGTAACTTCGCAGTAGTTGATGCTAAAATCGCTTCAGCTCTACAAGGTATCGCAGGTTTCGTACCTAACCCAATGGCTAACACGTTCAACCAAGTTGCAGGTGCAATCTACCCAGTAGGTTCTGTAGCAGGTATCAACGTTTACACTGACCCTAGACTTCCTTTCAACGGAGGTTACCTAGGTGATTCTGCTGGTACACACAGAATCCTAGTAGGTAGAAAAGGTGACGGTAACTCAGCTGGTCTAGTATTCATGCCTTACCTAATGGCTGAATCAGTACAAACAATTGCTGAAGGAACTATGGCTCCTAAAGTAGCTGTTAAGTCTAGATTCGCATTGGTTGAAGCTGGATTCCACCCAGAAACTCAATACGTTGAGTTCAAAGTTGAAAACGTTGAACTATAATCTTTAACTAGATAACACGTTTATATAAGAGAGGCTCTCATTTGAGGGCCTCTTTTTTGTTTATAGAAGTCTGATATATAATACAAAGATACTAAAAAAAATAAGAGTATGATGAAGCTTAAGAATAAATTAATGCTTTTTGAAGAATTTGCTGAGACGAGAACTGCAGTAGATACTAAGGTTAGCAATGTTGACGTTAAACAGGGTGTTGATATTAACGTAGATGCAAAACCAGGCATTAGAACAGATATTGTAAAAGATGTTGATACCATTATTAACAAACTTGAATACCTTGCAAATAACATGGAAGATGTTGAGGAATTTGCAAATGAATCACAACTTAATGAAGGTACTGTAGATCAGATTGTGTCGGCAGAGTTATATATGATTCCAGTAATTGCAGCTGGTGTTGTTGCAGCTGCTGGTGTAGGTGTTGGAATACTAATTAAAAGAGCAGTTACTAAAGCTAAAATTAGAGCTAAACACAAAAAAGTGGTTAGAGCTAATAAGATAAAAGCTGCAAAGATGGAGATCTACGTAAAAGAACTTAGAGATTATAAGAAGCAAGACTTTGATGATAGATCAAGACAGAAAGTTAAAGAATTTAATAAAAAGATCGAAGAGTTAAGACAGGCAGCAGAAGACATGAACGGCGCTCTGATTGAAAAGTACCCAAAATATAAAGATTTTATAGGCACTCTAAATTCTGAGGTTAGAATGGAAATCGCTCAGTTTATGTTAGACTCAAAACTTCTTACAGATACAGAAAAAGAAAGATACCAAAAGACTTACCGTAATGCAGTAAGATCACTAGATAGAAGATTAAAGAAGGCTGAAGAAGAAAAGAAAGCCGCAGAAGAAAAGGTTAAGAATGCTTCTAAAGAAGACTTAGCCAGAATTGAGGCTGAAAAAGAAAAGCTTCAACAAGAATTTAAAGATAAAGAAGAAACTGAAGATAGCGAAGCTTAATCTAATTTACGCTTAGCATTCTTCTTTGCAAGATCTAGGAACTCCTGTCTCTCATTGAGCAGGAGTTCTTTACATTTACGGCGAAACTCAATTGAACTCTTAAGAATCCTGCTGTCGACCATTGGAGCCTTTAAGACATCATGGTATTCTGGGTGGACAAAGTTCTCAAGATCAAAATTCATAAACTTAGACTTGATTGGTTTGCCGCTGATGGCACATAACCAATTAACTGTGTTGACACTCTCTTTAAACTCGTTAATGTCCACAGGGCGCTCAGATTGCCAATCAAAGTATGTTTTGTATGCAGTACTATCCTTTGTGCTGACTTTCTGCATTCTAAGGACGCAGTGAATAAACTGGTCATCACCAGACCACTTCTTGATATGACGATTTTCAACCAAGAATCTACGGTGCTTTTTCTGAAGAGGCTTCAGTTTAATACCATATCGGTTGATTGGATAACTACCACCGGTTCTCTCAATTCTAATGTCAGCGTAAGATCTAGCCATATATACTATCTATCAGTGAAACTAAGAGGCCAGCTTTCATATAAGATACAAAAGTAACTTATATGCAGTCAATAAACCAGCTCTTCACAGAGAAGTATCGTCCAAAAGATTTAAGCGAGTTGATCTTACCAGATCGTGTAATGAATAAGTTTAAAGATGGCCTAGTTCAGAATATGCTGTTTGCAGGCAGTCCTGGAACTGGTAAAACATCAGCAGCTAAAGCAATCGTCAATCAATTTGAATTGCCTTATCTCTATATTAACGCATCAACAGATACTTCGGTTGACGTGATTAGAACTAGAATCACTGACTTCTGTTCAACGGTTTCAATTATGGACAAACCAGGCAGCTTTAAAGTTGTAATCCTAGATGAGGTTGACGGTGTATCGGATCAGTTCTTTAAAGCACTGCGTGCGACAATGGAGATATTTGCAAGTAACAGCCGCTTTATTGCAACATGTAACTACATCAATAAATTACCAGATCCAATCTTAAGCAGATTTGAAGTAATTAACTTTGACTTTGACAAGGAAGAAGAGGCTGAATTGACTAAGAAATATATCAAGCGTGTTTATAATATCTGTAACCAAGAAGAGATGACAATTGAAAAACCAGCATTAGTTGAGTTTGTACGTCGTAACTTCCCAGATCTAAGAAGCACCTTGAATAAGCTACAGGGCTATAAAACACAAGGTACAAACCATATTACTGAAGCAGAAGTTAAACGCTTCAACTCAGTCTATAAAGATGTTTTTGATCTAATCTTTAACGAGACAGATCCAGCTAAGAACTATCAGCTCTTGGTAAGCAATTACGCTTCAAAGACAGATGACATCTTACAGACACTAGGCGATGACTTTGTCGAATATATAAAACAAGAAAGATCTCAAAGCGTAAAACATATACCACAGATTATTATTACAGTGGCTAAGCACCAAGCACAAAGAGTCCATGTAATCGATCCTGTTGTAACCATGTTAAGCTGTGTATATGAGATCCAGACTATTGTAAGAGAATAACAAGATTTTTGTAAAATAATTTTTCAGTGTCAAATATTTTTATTATATTTGTACTGTACGTAAAAGATAACAATATGAAGGTGGGAAAACATACACTATTAATAGACGGCAACTACTTTGTCTTTAGCCGCCTTTTTGTTCTGCCTAAACCTAAGAGCGGTATGCTTCTAGGTGATGATAAACAAAAAGCACAGTTTATGCGTAAACTGTCAATTGACTTTGCATCTGAGATGCGCAAGCTTAAATGTTTTGTGGATGACGTTGTCATCGCAGTTGACTCTAAGTCTTGGCGTAAAGACCTATACCCAGAAGCAGAATACAAAGGTACTAGAAAACAAAAGAGTGATGTAGACTGGACTGCAGTTTACTCAATTTATGAAGAATTCCAAAAGATCATGCAAGAGCATGGTGTAACAGTACATCAGATCAGCGGTGCTGAAGCAGATGATGTTCTCTTTGGTTGGTCAACAATGCTGAACGATCGCGGCAAAAGCTGTATCGTTTGGACTGGTGACCGTGACTTAATCCAATTAGTTAATCATTCAACTGCAAACGACGCACATACAATCTGGTACTATAACACTAAGAGAACTCTGTATGCATATCCTGGTTTTGTTGAAGACATGGAAAAGTCTGCAGCACAGAAAATGGATAGAGACGCCATGTTATTCAACATGGGCGGTCAGCATATGCTTAGAGACGACTATCAGACTAGAATCTTAGACTGGGTAAAAGAAAATAAAGTTACAATTGAAGAAGTTGACTGTGATCGTTTTATCTTTACTAAGATGCTTGTAGGTGACAAGTCGGATAACATCCAGTCAGTTGTGACTTGGCAGAAAGAGATGAAGAATGGTAAGTTGAGAACTTACTCAATTACTGATAAAATGGCTGATAAGATCTACGATCAGTTTACAAAAGAACATGCAGATTTTACAATTGACTATCTTTTTTCTACAGAGCACAAAGACGCATTATCCGATATTATCTACAGAGTTGTCGGCCACAGTAATACAAACTTGATTAAGGCTGGCCTGACTAAGAATATTGCATTGATGTTGCTACATACTAGAACTATTCCAGATGCTATTCAGAAAGCTATCTTTGCAGCTATTGAAACTGACTGGGAAGGTGCCTTAAATAACGTTGAAACTCTACTTAAAATGGACAAGATCCTAGCAGGTACTGATTGGCTAGAGAAGAAGCATAACGCTGGCCCAGATGTATTTGCAGGTATGGATATTCCAGAAGAAGAGCCGGTAAAGCCAATGAAACTGGTTGGTAAAAAGAGCACGGACAGAGAAACAAAAACAGCACCTAAGACTAAAAACTTAAACAACTTATTCTAATGCATACTTTACAAGAAGAGATTACGATACAAGAGATTTTATCCGAAGCTAATGCTCATGGTTTAAGACTGGAAGTCAAAGAGAGTGCTGAAAAAATATGGAAAGAACGCTCATCCGACACAGAATTTACTTTACTGGATGCTTACCATTTAGCATTTTTAGACTGGATAAAATAATATGTTAGACGAAACTAAACTATTTGACTTCGTAAAGATCATGTTTACGAAGCGAGATCAATTTTATAAAATTAAGAACCACAACAAGAAGCGCCATCACTTTATGATTAATCGCTTCTTTGCTATTAAGTTCCCAAGTAACGCTAATCTCTTTAATCACAACGGGATCAACGGAGCTGCAGTTGTAGAATCATGGAGCATGGTCGCTATGCGATTTAAGTCTGTGCCCGGCTGGTGGTACACTAAAACTAAAAAGGCTAAGACCACAGCCAAGGATAAATATATTCCAAGCGAAGGTGCCGTTAGAATCTATATGGAGAAGAATGAAATTGGCAACAGAGAGTTTAAAGAACTTGAGCAGTTTGCCAAAGAAAGTCTATACGCCGACTTAAAAAAGATTGAAGAGCAGGTTGATGTTTACTCAAAATAAAGATACATTTTCAGAAGTTGTAGATATTACACTCTACAAGTATAACTCAATAGATTTAAAACTATGGGGCTTACTCAAGCGCCATTATAATTCTAAAGAGCTAGCTAAGGACTCTGTCTTGATTTCTGCAAATGATCTTAAAAATGTAGTTAACGAATACTTCTATGATGATCTAAACATAATAGACTCAGTCGGTGAAAGTCTATTACACAAAGAGGCAACCACAATCTACTTTATTAAAAAGATTTTTGAGAATATGACTAGTCTTAGATGGCTTAAAGTCAATCTCAATAAGAACATGAGCTATAAACGCATAGTTGAGATCGAGCAGATTAAAACTATCAAGTTCAGTATTAAAACACTAAGAGGTACTTTCAGAGTCTTTGACCATTTTAACAGCCATCAAACTTATGTTATTAATAAGCTTTTAAATAAGATGGATCTGTTAAACTCAGGTGAATATTTTAAAGTGGTTAAGACTAATGAGTTAATGAACAAGATTGATAACTATCTTGTTGCAAACAACACAAATGAAATCTTCACTATACTCAATGCGATGATACAATACTTTGAGGCATATGAGACTGATAACCCAGAAATACTCTTAATCACCGATATTGAGTCTGATATATAAACAAAATACAGACTTAAGCCTCAATGGTAAATAATTTTACAGCAGACCAGATCGGTGATGTAATATATGCAAAGCTAGAAAATCCATACTTAAACGTACAAAGCGTTTTAAGCTGGACATCAGTTGTTGGTGTTAGTACACCAAACACTAGTGGCACTCTTAACTTTGTGGCTGCATCTACCACAGTTACTGGCACTAACACGAACTTGAGTTTAATCTCAGGAGATCAGTTTATCGTAGGTAATGAATACTATACAGTCGACCAAGTAGTTGACGCGAATACGTTTACAGTTACACAAGCACCGACATTTACAGCAAGTGGTCTGACTTTCTATTTACCAGAAGACGCAAACAATCTTTTTACATATCAATACCGTTGGTCACAAGGTGAAGAGCCTGGTGAAATGAGCCAGCTACTACCTTTGACAACTAACAATGGACCATATGATCTACTAGGACTTAATTTTGACCCAGATCAACCGCTTTGGATTGAACTTAGGCTAGAAGTTGATAGACTAAGCAATGTTAACAAGATAACACTACTTTCATTGACTTATGAACTAAGTACTGCTGATGGTACAATTATTAGCTGTCCAGAATTCTGTGGTGAATGTGTAGACCCATATGCAATGACAGGTTGTGCAAATATCATAGCAGAATGTACAGATGAAATGTGGGACCCATATGCCTTAACTAAACCAACTTCAGTTTACCGTCAAATTACAGACGTTTCAACTGAAATGTGGGGCCATCCAGTAAAATACTTTAGAGTTGAGCCAGATGATCGTAGTCGTGACGTAATCTTAAAAGAGTATTCACTCTATAACGTAAAAGAGTCGGCTGAGTTAAAGATCATGGTGCCGGGCAACGAATTTCCAACAAGAGAGTTTAACTATGACATTTTTGGTATGGGCTTCGATGAGTTTGAAATCCACCTAACCAAGACGCAGTTTGAGACAGCATTTGGTATTGGGCCAAGCCCACGCAGCAGAGACTATCTCTACTTTCCAAAAATGAACCGTATGTATGAGGTTAGCTCAATTGCATATGCAGATGAGTTTAATCTGGACCTAACTTACTGGAAACTAATGCTGCGCAAATATGAAGAGCGTACTAGCAATATCCATGAAGATGAAACAGTAGAGCAAGAACTTGATGCACTAACAACTGGCGTAGAAGAAGTCTTTGGTGAAGAGAGACAAGAAGAATTCGAGAAGGTAACCAAACCAACACAGTACAAAACTGTATTTGCTGAGGTCGGCGATGGTGTTAGAGCTAGACTACACAAGAAACTTACAATCTCAGATGCTGAATTAAGAAATCAGTGGACTGTAGTCTCTAAGAACAATTATGATCTAGACTCAACTCCGGATAAATCAATGGAACTTGTAGCTTACAATAAGGTTTCAAGCTTAACAGAGGAAGAGAATCTTGCAGTGACTATTTGGTTTAGACCAAAGTTGGTTGATACAACAGAACAGGTTATCATCGATGGCTATTCTAATCAAAATGGTTTAAAAATAACAACCAACGGCTCTAGCATTAAAGTCTATCTTAACAACGGTACACATATATTCGGTAGTGCTTTGGCACTTGAGAATAATGTTTGGTATGGTCTAGTCTATAATCTAAGTAATAAGTACAGACAGATGTCTTGTAATTTATATCGTCTAGATCCTAACAGCAACAGACAGGCGGCAAGTAATTCTAGTAAAACTTTAGTCTTAAAACTAAATCAAACCAAGTCGTTTACGAATGCTCGTACCTGGGAACCTACTAAGAACTGGATGTTACAGCCAGCGAAACTAGATGTGACTAACATTAGAATCTTTAGTCAGACAGTAGGCCAAGATCAACAGATGAATGTCTTACAGCAGTATGTTGTTAGAGACTCGCAGTTAGCACATGTAATCGACAATGCTATTCCTTCAATTCAATTAAGAAGGTACAGTCAGTCTAGATAATCTAGATATATAGCATATAAAAGCACAACTTATGAGCGAAGATAAAAGAAGTATATCTGAGCAGGCAGACGAGATTAGACGTGAACTTGATAATCTAATCGGTGATGAAGAGTCAATTGACGTTGAATCTGATCCAAGAGACCTGCCAGCAACACAGAGAAATACACAGTTAATGGCTCCGGCTAACTACGGTGAGATGAAAGCAAGCTCAACCAAGAAGGCCAAGAAGACCATTACAAGTCTAATGAAATTCTATCTCGATGCAGATATTATCGAGAAAGATGAATATATTCAAGCCAAAAAGAAGATGGATGAGATGACAATGTCATCATTAATCTATCAGCTCCAAGCTGGTGAAAGAGCCCTGACTACATTATTACAAACAATTGACAACGGTGAATTAGCACCAAGAATGTTTGAAGTACTTGCAACTCTGCAGAAATCAATGTTAGACATCATCAAATCTCAAACCATGTACCTGATGGCAGCTGAAGAGGCTACTAAAAGAATAGCACGTGATATTGAGATCTATAAGAAGAGAGATGACAAACGTGAGATTGAAGAAGCCGGTGGTGACAGTAGCAGCAGAAACGTACAGCGTGGAACTAAAGATCTAATGCATGCCATTCAGCAAGGCATTAACCAACAAGACATTGAAGACATCGAAGACGTTGAAGATGTAGAAACAGATGAAATATAAAGATGAGAAAAGTACAATTATTTGAAGGTTTTGTTAATGAGGACCCGCGTTTAAAAAGTTTAGGTAAGTCAACTTCTAAATTCTTTAAAGCTCTTGCAAAGGAGAGTAAAGAAACTAAAGATGCCTTTTCTAAAATCTACAGATCCGTAAGACATGGAGAAGAGGTAACAGACGAAGAGCGCACAGAAATTGGCAATCAACTTAAAGATGTATTAAAGACTATTGGGTTAAGTGCAATAGCAGTTATGCCAGGTGGTTTAATTGTTGGTCTTTTACTCAAAGCTCTAAAAATACAAAAGATGGTTATCCCATCTAACTTCATGTACCTAGTTGACGAAAAAGAAGACTAAGAATGAGCGATTACGTAGGAGATAACAAATGGATCCCAAAGGGTGAATCTGACATAGAATCGGACAGAATAGTCTGGTCTACTAAGCAGATTAATGACCTTTTATTGGCACTTGACCAAGGATATAGACCTAAAGTGAAGATGCCTTTCTATGAGGGTAAGCAGTTCCTACGCCGTGGCAATATTGTTTTTGAATATACTGATGCTGAGGTTGCTGAACTAGCAAGGTGTGCCACAGATATTGTTTACTTTGCAGAGAAGTATGCTGTTGTAATGACAGATGATGGAATTAAGAACGTTAAATTACGTGAATATCAAAAACGCATGTTGCGTAATTTCCAACATGAACGTTTTAATATAGTACTCGCGTCGCGCCAGATGGGTAAGACAATTACAGCATCAATCTATAATGCATGGTACTTAATCTTTAATACAGATAAGAATACGCTAATCCTAGCAAATAAGTCAGATACTACAAAAGAAATTATTGATAAGACTAAGGTTGTTGTTGAGAACTTACCCTTCTTTATGAAGCCTG